GGTAGAACCAAATAAAAGTTGTATCTTTGTTTAAGACAAAACAAACAATCATGTATACTGAAGTAACACCACTAGCTTGCAAATCCGAGATGCTCAAATTGATGTCAGACACCTATCAGGTTGATGGTTACAATATCAACTTAATGGATTGGGGTTGGTCATTTGAATTAAACAATTCTTATTCAGCCAACGGACAATGCACACGAAAAAACGGTGATAAGATTTTAATGTTATCTGAATGGTTAATCAATAATCTTAACAGACCAATGTCAACTTGGATTGACATTATGTTACATGAGATAGCACACGCCATTGATATAGAGCTTAGAGGTCATACAGACCATAGTGACTTATGGGTTGATGTTGCACATAAAATAGGTTGTTCGGGAGAGATAAGCACAGATGGGGTGTTTAAAGAAGGTGTTCACCCAATATACATAACTGAATGTTCAACTTGTGGTAATCAAGAACTAACAAATGAACTATCACCTCACATCAAACGTGGTGAATCATCTTGTGGTAAATGTTACCCATCGGGGTTTAACCATAGGTTTATAATGACTTGGAGACCAAATCCTGAACATATTCACGATACTGCAATTAAATCTTCTTTATATACATTTGGTAGAACCAAATAAAAGTTGTATCTTTGTTTAAGACAAAATAAAATAATCATGGTAGAGAAATCATACAAGTATAACACTCCTTATTGTTATGAAGAGCCAATCTTCGAGGAATATCCAAACAGAAAGAGGCGCAAGCGTCCATCTGAGGCTGACACACGCTCAAATAACAGACGAAATAGAACCAAACGTCTTAAACCTTCAAAGAGATGAAAACACATTATTTAAAAGTATTAGGTCAGAAAATGGGTGACGGTAAAGTTGCTTTGATTATGGTAGTTGAAGAAGATACTATTATGGCTAACTTACCTACTATCTTTGAGATACAAGCGGCAATCCTACCAAAGACAATTTACACGGGTACAAACCCTACCATTAAACTTATACCTGAAACTCTAGTGAATAGAGATTCTGATAAAGGCAAGGGTCTTGCTGGGTTGTTTGTGGAGACGGGTTGGTTTAATAAGACCGTTGAAACACCTGACCCAATGGGAGTATCATTGGAATCTTAAATTAGATAAAACAAGATGGGACACTACACAGAAAAGAATGTAAGAGAATTTCAGGAGACGTTAGGTTTCCTGAACAGCTATGACGGTAACGATTCAGGGAATGATGAGGTTTTCACTGATGACGGTAAACGTCACAATATGAAGACTCAATTACTAGCTGAGTTAGGTAACATTAACAAACAGCGACAGCATTTAATTGAATTGCTCACCAAATAGTTTGGTGGTTACAATTAAAAGTTGTATCTTTGTATTAGACAAAACAAAACAATCATGTATCCAACACAATCAAACATCGCAATTAGAATAAATAACGTAAACGTAAACAAAGCCGATACTTGGTGGAGAACTATGTGCGCAAATCCTTTACTTAGAATGATAGCACAAGGTAAATTGACATCTCACTATATTAGTTCCAATAGAAAGGCATCGACATTAACAGCGCAAGAGATTTACGATATTTACATGAGAGAAACACCACTAGAACGATGAAAATAGGTGAAATAGTTTGGTTTCAAGCATATGAAGACCACAGACCAATTCAAGGACGAATTGTTAAAATAGGAAGTGCTATCGAAGTAGGTTGTGGATTTGACCATGAAGATGATAGAGTTTTCTACGCATTGGAATCTATTGGTAAAACACGTAACTTTATATTCACAAAGACAACCGAACAATGGTTATCTAAAACAGAACAATCTTGGTCAAAACCACATTGGTAAACTTAAATTAGGTAGAACCAAAATAAAGTTGTATCTTTGTATTAAGCAAAACAAAACAATCACATGAAAGAATTAAGAGGTAATCTAATCCAAGTAACAGCAAAGAAAAGAATTGATGGTATATTCGAGATAGGTGACAAACTCAATATTCAAGCAGTATTACATAATAAACCGAAATTACTTGTTAACGCATTATGTGGAGCATATAATGGTAAAGGTGAGTTACGTGGAATGGTGGGTTGTCCAACAGAGTTAATAGATAAGCCTATTGGTGCTAAGCTAATGATGGATAGTAATTATAATAATGGACAACATTATATCAAGATGTATGATGCTACATATGCTGATATTGGTACATATAATTATTCACTTATTATCTTAGCTGATGGTACTGAACATAATGATTCAATATTAGGTTTTAAAACATTAGACTACGCATTTGATAAAGTTAACTTAAATTAGATAAAACAAGATGGGACAAGTTAAAGAAGACATAGCGAAAGTAAAAGAATTTATACAACAATGTGTTGATTCATTAGAAGCTGGTGAATATGCTTATGTATGTGATGGATATTTAGGTGGTAACGATGGAGGTAAATATGATAACCTCATTCAATCACAATCAAGTAGAATAGTAACAAAGTTATTATCTTTGGGTTATATTCACACAACCAACCACGGTTATGGTTGTAAAGATTGGAAATTCTATAAAGAAATTGAATTATAAATTAGGTATAATGAAATAAAAGTTGTATCTTTGTAGTATAAGAATGGTGAACGATAATACACTTTATCTAAGGGTATTGGTAACTATCTTAGTAGTCATTCTTTAATTTAAACAAAACAAACAATCACTATGAAAAGATTTACATTATTACTTGTATTAATATTACTAACAGCTTGCACATCTCGAAGTGGACGACTAGACGAAGACCGTATAACGAAAACGGTTGTTCAATCCATTATCTCAACTGATGATGAGGTGAACAACAAACCTTATATTAAAGTAATTGCGAAGGTTCTAGTAAATGCGGTGGGTAGAGTAGCAGTCATTGAAATTGAAGGCAAACGTTACATCATTCAAAGCGGTGGTGGAATACTTGAAATAACAGAATAGTTTCGAAAACTTAAATTGAGAGCCAGACCCTTGTTTTAAAAGAGAAAGAGATTATCGAAAGATAATCTCTTTTTATTTGGTGGTTACATTAATTAATTGTATCTTTGTTTAAGATGAAACGAATCACAGCAAAATATCAATCAGCCAAATCAGCAAAAGTAGGTGACCTATGTGTATGCCCATCTTGTAACGCTGATTTCACCAAGACAAACTATCAACAAGCTTTTTGTAAGACCAAAGGTAAAACGGTTTGTAAAGATAAGTATTGGAATACAGTAACACCTGAAAAGAGAAACAATACCACACGCATTTCACCCGCATCAAGTGCATTTTTAGCAAGTAGACCTCAACGAGAGTCACAAGGTCAACGACCACAAGCGTGGGAAATTTTTGGGGTTTGGCACGATGATGATTGGAATGAAGGAATGGGTGGTAGTGGAGTAACAGAAGGTTAAATTATCTAATTTAAAACATTATATCATGAAAATAAATGCATTAAAAGTTTGTGACGTGTTAATTGCAATAAACCTACTCGTTATATTATGTATGGTTTTTATTTAAATTAGGTAGAACCAAATAAAAGTTGTATCTTTGTATTGAACAAAACAAACATATTATGACAATCAAAACACTTAGAATTTGTGCAAAAACATCAGATAATTTAGGGATTGTATTTCTAAATGAAGATGGTGAAGGAGTTGGAAGACGTGACGATTACGTACCTGACTATTTTCCCGAAGAACATTATGGAGATTACGTAGAATTTGATATTGACGTAGCTACGGGTCAAATCCTTAATTGGAAAAAACCAACTCAAAAAGAACTTAAAGATTCAATTCAAACAACTTAAGATATTTCGTTTCTTTTTTGGAAATAAGACTATCATTTATTTGGTGGTCTTATTTCTTTATTGTATCTTTGAGTAAACAAACAATCATGAAAAATCTAATACAATACGTATATTCTTGCACCAACGCTTTCTTTATTTACATTAATAAAGGTGAGGACTTGGAATTGTTAATAAAAGAGTTAAAACGAATTGAAACCCATGCTAAGGATTCAACAGTAGATAGTGAAGGTAATACACTATGGTTTAAATTTGGTGATGACGATACATTAGCCACTGATATTAAAGATATTCGTAATGATTTAACACAACACACTAATCATGTAAACCGACTTCTTATTTTATATAAAATGAAAAAATGTACAGAACTTGGAGTAAATGATGAATTAAGAGTATTTTATAGTTAATATAATTATGACACCAAAAGATTTATATAATAAACATTTGAACTTACTAACACCTAAAGGGTGGCAAAGTGAAAAACAGATTGCATTGTATACGAAAGAAGCTACAATGAATGCAATTAAAGAAGCATTAGAATTAGGTAGAACCAAATAAAAGTTGTATCTTTGCATCAAACAAAACAATCATGCAATACATAAAAATTGAACGATTCATATTATCTTATTTAGCTACGGCATCGTGGGTAACCCATAATGATGCAAATGAATTTACTGATGAAGCAAAAGAGATAGCTAAAAGAGATTGCTTAACATTTATTGCTTTAGTTGTAACTGAATTTGGAGCTAAAGAAGCTCAACCATTACTAAATGTTGAGGGAGTAGATTTAAATTATTTAGCACCTCACGATTTCTTTTTAACTAGAAATGGACATGGTGCTGGATTTTGGGATAAGCCTGAAAAATATGGCGGTCAAGAAAATGTTGATAGATTAACTGCAATTGCAGAAAAAATGGGAACTTGTGACTGTTTTTTAATTGATGGGTCTGAAACTTTATTAACATTAGAATAGGTAGAACCAAATAAAAGTTGTATCTTTGTATTAAACAAAACAATCATGAACATAATTCACACTACGGCATCAGCATTACTTTCAATTTTAGCATTTACCAACCCTGAAACCACACCAAAAATAGCGTTTGATAAAGATGAGTATGCACAACCGCTAATTGATAAATTAATAGAATGTATTGGAGGTAGAGATGGAAGTCAACGAGTTCAATTGAGGTTTAATGAAGATGAGAAGGAATTAAAAAATCAATTCAATGGAATCTGTGGTGCAATTGAGAATATTATGGGTCAATTAGGGAATGGTTCATCTTAAGTTATATAAAACAAAACAATCATGGTTAAAAAAATGAAAGAAATCGGTGGGAAGTGGTACTCAAGACACGAGTTTTCCACATATGAATATCGAGTTAAGGTTAAATTTCATCTCTTAGATGAAGATGAAAGAAGTTTAGATATTTACACAACCCAAACTGATAAAGACGAAATTAGAAAGGCAATCAATAGCACTTTAAATAGAGAAGTATGTGCAACATTTGAAATCGAATGTTATACGACAAAGGCACAGGATGATGCAACAACTGAATGGTTAAATGAATATTTTGATTTATCACCAATCAAAGATGATTTAGTAGAACTAGAAATTAATGCTGAAGATATACCTGAAGATGTTTTATCTAATATAAACTCACTTGATTTAAGAAGTGATTTAGAAAATGGAAATATCTTAGGATGTGTATTAAGATTTGAGGGTTATGTAGGAAACCGCCCACAAGGTTTTGTTGGGTTTCACGAAGATGACAGTTGGGCTATTGACGTGTTAAATGATGATGGTGAACCTGAAACGTCTTACTTATATGTAAGTGAACTTGAATATAATCAAGATTATAATTTACTAAAAGATTATAACTAAAATTAGGTAGAACCAAATAAAAGTTATATCTTTGTATTGAACAAAACAAACAATCACATGTCAATTAAAAATCAAGCAGTATTACAAATGGAATTTCAACACTCAATTATATTTTGGGGTTGTGAAAATGGTAGTGATGGTGAGGATAAATATATAAATTGTCATTTACCTTTTAGTATTGGAGATAACTTAACAAGAGGTGATAAAAATTATAAAATCACATCTAAAGATTGGGATTTTGATAATAATACAATATATTTTGTAGCAACTAAAAACTATTAATATGACACGAGAAATACATCAAGGGACTTTAGGTAACGTTGAAATGAGTGGTGATAATGGTTCAATTCAAATGATATGGAATAATATCACAGGTAAGAACTTTGACAACAGAAAAGATGTTTCAGGTTGGTATAGTTATACTATGAATGTTGTATTAAAAGAAATGTTCCCAAATAAAAAAGACTTATTTTTGGTTGAAGATGGGAAAGTGGTTGCAACGTGGGATAGATTAAGTGATTTTAGAACCCCTCTAATAAATGGGTTTAAACAGCTTAAAGATGTTGCAATCTTGGAAGGTTCTAAAATTGTGGGGCTACAACCTAAAGCACAAGATTTATTAAGTAGAGCATATTCAGGTGCTGTTTATTATAATATCTTTAAAATGGACGATGAAGGTTCGAGATTAATTGCTTCTTTCCAAAACATAATAGGTTCGAGATTAATTGCATATATTAAGAATGATTCGATTCCTGAAGAACAGCCCGAAGTTGTTTTAGATAAATTAAGTTCAGTTGACGAGGCAATCAAAAATTGTACGGTTGAAGGTAATGTAATTAAATTACCTCAAGGACAGCTAGACCCAAAATCATATAAGGATGTAAAGAAACAGCTTGAGAACATTGGAGGCAAATGGAATACCTCAGCTCAGGGGTTCAGGTTCGATAATGACCCTACTGAATTATTAGCGGGATTAGTTAAAGGAGATAAAACAAACTTAAAGCAAGACTTTCAATTCTTTGAAACTCCATCAGATTTAGCTGATGATATGATAAGACGTGCAGACATACAGCCGACAGATGTGGTGTTAGAGCCATCAGCGGGAAAGGGTGCTATTGTTAAGAAGCTGATACCTTTAGCCAGTAGAGTTGATATGTGTGAGTTTATGCCGACCAATAAAACTTACTTAGAAAACACTTTGGGTTTTGATGTTATTGGGTCGGATTTTTTAGCCCTAAACGAAGACCTGAAGTATGATAAAATAGTAGCAAACCCACCATTCAGCAAGAATCAGGATATAACACACGTTATGAAAATGTATGACCACCTTAAAACTGGTGGTAAGTTAGTCGCAATTACTTCAGTGAGTTGGGTAACTGGGAAACAAAAGAAACAGATAGCATTTCAAGAGTTCCTTAAATCAGTTGGGGCTGTTCAGGAAGAAATTAAAGAGGGGACATTCAAAAAGACTGGGACGAATGTGAAAACAATGTTACTAGAAATAGTTAAAAAAGATTAGGTAGGTACAAATAAAAGTTGTATCTTTGTAGGAGACAAAAAACATAATCATGAGTAAGAATAGTATAGGTACAATTACCAAAGAACAGCAATACAAAGCGATGAGAAAGGGTAATCACGATGCGAACTTTGAAGCTAATGATGGTTGGACAGCAAATGAAAAGGTTCACAAATCAGTTAAGAGTTACAGCCGTAAGAACAAACATAAAGAAAGATACTAATGAAAGTAATAGCAGTTAGAAAAAGAGCAATTGACCTGAAGTTAGTAAAAGAAGAATTCTCAATTAACTTTACATTTCAGCGTAAGCGTGGAATAAATACAGCTTATGACCATTGGTTCACAGCGACTGGGAAATGTAAAATATGGAGAGGCGGGTTAAATCTTCAAAGGATAGGAGATGTTGGAGCTGAGACTTCAAAAGAATTGATAACACAGCTAAAGAATAATAATACTGAGATATTCCAAGATGGTAATAGATATTATACAACCACTGGGGAAAGTGACATCTCAGAAATAGAAAATATGCACCCTATATTGAATCAAGCCCGTGAAGAATGGGAGGTAAGATTCAAAGAATAGTATTAAGACTCACCCCTCGCCAAGCACATCCGTGCAACTACAGAGGGGCGTGATTATGTTTTGTTTAGGAACTGGTCGGAGTGATTGCTGACCTAATCCGCTAAAAAACCTCACCTTTTATTAGGTGGGGTTCTTTTTTTATTGTATCTTTGAGTAAACAAAATAATCATGGAAACACGTTATAAGAAAGTACGTTATTTATATGGAAAAGATAAATTCTTTTTATACACGCCAATGCTAATTGAAGTTGTAGATGAGAAAAAGGATTCCAATCATAATTTAATTAGTTTAACTTATATTGAACAAGGTGGTCAAGAATGGACTTGGAGTCAAAGTTACCCTTATGAAATTGTTAAATCATTTACGCCAAGCGATACGAAGATGTTAGTATCTGACTATAGAGGTAAAACCATAACAGCCTATCATTTTATAGGTGGTGGATTTCCAGATGTTAAACATGAATCTGTTAATGTACTAGTTGAAAAGCGTGGTAGTTACACAATGTTGCAATGTAATCATTGTGGTAAACAATCACCAATTGCTATTAACTCGATGTATGTAAATGGTGATGTAGAACTTGAAACGTGTAAAAACGATTACAACGAATAAACTTAAATTAGGTAGAACCAAATAAAAGTTGTATATTTGCATCAAACATAAATAATCACAGTATGAAAACAGATTTAACAAATTATTTAGCAAAAAGTACAAGTTATTTTTCAGAGGGTCATTTAGAATGCTGGTTTAAAGATAAGTATATAGCTTTAAGTCAGGATGAAATTAAATATCAACTTAATGTTAATCATGATAACAGTCTTGAACTTGAGAATGCAGAAAATGAATTAGGTAGAAAACTAACTGATAAAGAGAATGATTCAGTTATAGAGAGATTTGTATTTTGTGTATTAGATGATATTGAGTTCATCAATGATAGTGCAAGAGGGTATTGGGATAGTTTAGAAGAATTAAATTAGGTAGAACCAAAATAAAGTTGTATCTTTGTATTAAGCAAAACAAACAATCACAATCATGGCAAATTCAACACACGCATACGCAAAGGAGATTACATTTGAAAAGCATTCAAAAGCTAAGTACGATAGATTATTAGACCAAGTTAAAATACTTGACATCGGAGATTATAACTTAGATACCTTAGATGGTTTCGTAGAATGTTGTGAGTATTGGGATGAAAGAAGTACTAGAGATTTCAATAGAAAATTAGAGTCAAACGATAGAAATATTGCAAACCTATAATCATGACCCTAACAGCAACACAACAAGGAGATACGTTTGTAGCTCTAGAGAATGGTAAAGAGTGGCGACCATATCCAAGACCAAGTGTCAAGGTTAAAAATAGACCATTTAAAGATATGAATGGGGAAGTATTAACTTTCAATTCAATGGAGCATTGTATAGGATGGTGTAATACTCGAAATGATTTAATGAATATAAATCACTTTTAATTAGGTAGATTGAAATAAAGGTTGTATCTTTGTATTGAACAAAACAAACAATCATGGACAAGTTAAGAAAAGAGATGAGAAAAGCTAAGGATAGTTGTATATCCAGTTGGATTGATTCAGTATCTAGAAAAATTGACCAATTTCATTTGGTAGAGTCGAAATAAAGTTGTATCTTTGTAAAATAAGAAATGGCTTCTCGCACAAAAAGAAGATTATTAAAATAAAACAAGATTATGTGTTGTGATGCAACAGATTATAAAGAAAGTGAAATTGATGGTGAATGCACAGATTGTGGAGAGCCAACAGTTGATGGAGACGCTTATAACAGTTGTAGCTATTCACCATTAGAATGTAAGACTTGTGATTGGCGACCTTGTGACCAAAGTTGTTAATAAAAATAAGTGTTAAAATATTAGGATATGCCTTGGAGATTTCATATCTTTGTACCAAACAAAAACTATATTATGTCAAAATCATTTACAGTAGTATTTATCCCGAATTGTTTCTCACATAAAGAAGACCCAAGCGATTATAAGCAATGGGAAGATGTGGAAGCTAACACAAGCAAAGAAGCCTGTGCAGAGTATTCGGATAGTGCAACAATAGTAAGTTGTAGTGAAAATTAAAAATAAGTGTTAAAATATTAGGATATGTTTTGGAGATTACATATCTTTGTATTCAGATTATAAAAGTACATTTGATTATTTGTTTGTTTATTTTTTCTTAAGGGGGTCATTCTGCTAAATGGCTCTCTTTTTTTATGTCTTTAAATTAGGTAGAACGAAATAAAAGTTGTATCTTTGTATTGAACAAAACAAACAATCACAATTATGGAAACTCTTTTTAACTTTGGTGGATTTTACGAAAGCCTTTACTCAGCTGCTATTGATGATGTAGTATATGATGAAGATGAAGAAAATACAATCGATTCGGATGCAGTTGACTTCAAAAACCTACATAACGAAGTAGCTAAGGACATTACTTTAAAATTTGCTGAATATATTGAAGATGAATTTGGAGTTGAATTAACCTTAGAGTATGTTGAGCTAAACAGTCCAAAATTCTACAACTATGGAACTGACACTATTTCAGTTAAGATATCAAAAGAAGATTTAATTCAATTAGATTTACTTGTAGCTAATGATTCCGACCTACAAAGTATATTAGAAGGTATTGTCGAAGATACTACAACGTCAAAGAGTGGTTACATACCTTTCTACAAATATGATGAAGTTATGGCTAAGATTAATGACGACAATATTAGTGTATATTACCAATCGTTATTGGATGCATTAATGGAGTATAACAAAGCTAGTTATGAAGCATTCACATTAGAACAATTGAATGAAACAATTTCTTGTCACGTATAACTTAAATTAAATAAAACAATCATATCATGGCAGAGTATAACAGTGAAATAAATGAAGACCTTTACGAATTGGAACGAGATTTCTTAGCTAAGGCTAAGAACTTAGGTTCTATGGCACGAATAGAAGAAAGTCATAGTCAAGGTCATGGAACATTCAAAGATTCCCAAGACTTCTTTAGTGAGTATGAAAAGTTAGTGGTTGAAACCTCAATTGCACTTGCAAAGTTAAAAGTAAAAGCAAAAGTCCATTATCCTAAAATAAATTAGGTAAAACCAAATAAAAGTTGTATCTTTGTAAGGAACATAAACACAATCACATATTATGGCAAAAGTTAAAAAAGAAGATTTACCAAGTAGTAGACGAATCAATGGACATACCTTCGAGTATGATGAGACTAATGAATGGTATTCTTGTCGAGGGGATATGTGTTGGGATGACGAACACGATGAGATTCCCGAAGAGAGTTTATGGGAAGCGGGTCTTCAATTAGAGAAAGAATTAATAGATGATGGTTTCAAAGCAGAGTTAGAACATTCCGAAAAGGGATGGGTTGAAGTTAACATCTTATAAAACAAGATAATATTAATGCCTCGCCAAGTAAGGTGGAGCCACTCAAGTAAATTGAATAACACAATCGACAGAGATAGCCCACTATAAACTTTAATGTAAATGGTTTTAAATTATCTTAAATAAAACCCCACCTAATATTAGGTGGGGTTCTTTTTTTGTTGTATCTTTGTAGTGGTTGACGGGCTGAGTATCTTACAAGATAGCGGAAGAGTGGACTCCACCGAACCCTATACTGAAATTAATTTAAATTATCTAAAATAAGTTTGGTGGTATGGAATATAAGTTGTATCTTTGTAAGGAACAAAATAAACAATCACATTATGACATTACAACTTTCAAACGAAGAGAAAATCGAATTTTTTCACAACGCATTATGCAATGGACTTGGATACATTCAACACTATGGTCTTACTATTGACGTAGACGAAGCTATTTACGCTAAAGCTAGAGTTAACGTGCAAACACCAAAGTTTTCATCGAAGCCATGTTATGAAGACGTGCTAATTCAAATCCTTAATGAAGGTGACTCATTTACAATTCAAGATAGTGAGAGTGAAGAAAACCACGTAATTACATTGGAACTTGTTTTATCTAATATGGATAAAGTCCCAATGGATTCTTTAATGGATATGAAAAACGAGCAAGATGACGCTGAAACCGCTGACGCTATTATTCAATCGGTTATATTCGGGGAAGTAATTTACGGATAAATTAAAATAACCCACCTTTTATTAGGTGGGTTCATTTTTTTACCTTATCTTTGTACCAACAAACAAAACAAATAATCATATTATGAATAAGCCAGTTTTTAAATTAGTAACAAACATTTTCTCAAGTACTGACTACAAACTTTTTAAAACATTTGATTTTAATCGAGATATCAAACAAACTCACGTTAACACGTTAAAAGAGTCAATGAAGGAGCGTGGATTTATTTCAACGTTAATTGTTATATTGACTGACATCTTCGATGATGATGGTCAAAAACATTACTATCTTTTAGATGGTCAACACCGTTTTACGGCCGCAGTACAATTAGGACTTGCAATTGAATTTAGAGTTGTTGAAGTTGATTCTGAAATAGAATTAGCTGAATTTATTGCAGATGTGAATAATAGTGCTAAAGGTTGGGGAACAAACCAATTCATTCACATATGGTCAACTTTAAAAATTAGAGAATATGTTAGATTAAAAGCTATCCAAGAGGAAACAGGAATACAAATTTCACCTTTGGTTATGTGTTATACAGGTCAAGGTAAAATGGTAGATTTTCGAAAAGGTAAACTTAAATTTATTGATGAAGCCAAGTCAGATACCATCATTAATCAAATCGTAGATTTAAAAGACTACTTACCAACAAAAGCATTTTGTAGACGTGCTATCATTAAATTCATGAGAAACGACAAATACAATCATGATTTAGTACGACCTTTCATTGTACGTCAAGAAAAGAAGATGAAATTTAGTGAAGATGAAAAACAATTAGCTATTGAATTAGACACATGTTTAAAGAATAGTTTAAAAATAACCTAATAAATTAGGTCAAGTCAAAAGTTTTCTTATATTTACACAAATTAAATAACAAACAAAATGAATAACGAAGTAAAAGTAGAAGTTGAGAGACAACTAATCCACAACCCAACCTTAGCAATTGATTGTGTAAATGGTACGACTTTCAAAAATCCACAAACGTATGGTGCTTTTAAAATTCAGATAAACACTAGACGAAAGTATGTAGGGTTTTATTTGAAACTTAAAGGAGTCAATCCAAAAGAAATTGCAAAAGAAATTGGAGTATCGGTTTATAATCTTAACAAGTATGTTAATAGTAAAACGGTAAAATTCGATGTTGCACACCTTATTAACGAGTATTTAATCAGAAACTACTCAACAATGTATGCAGAGGTGCTACAAGCTAAGAAACAAGCTAAAATCGATGCTATTACACCTAAAGAGGTAACTTTTGATGGTGCAAACAAAGAGCAAGTAAGAGACTTGTTTGTAAACAAAGTAAGTAAGTCTACTGTTAAAAGTGGTAAATTCTTTGTATTACCTAGTGATTCTTGTGCATTCGAGATTCAAACTAACCTTCAAGTTGATAATAACTTCCATTATGTAGCTTGTGAACATAACAAAGATGTATTCTTAAAATTGGCACAAACAATAGCTAAAAACAATTTAGTTATGTCGGCTAATTTAGGTGAGTCTAGTGACATTTTAAATGTATGTAAACCTAATACATTCAGTCACGCATTTTTAGACTATTGTGGAACGTTTCCAACGTATGAAAATGAAGTGAGAAACCTATTAGTTAATAATAGCGTAAAAGTTAATGGTTTAATCGGTTTAACGTTTTGTTGTCGTGAAGCGAACACAAAAAATCAAACTACAATCGACTTTCATAAGAGTGTAATTGAAGAAATGAATTGTGATACCGTACCTAGTGTATTAGGTGGTACTAAAATCAAATTACTTTCAATGTTAGGTAATTCGTACAAACTTGTTGAGTACGTTTCTTACAACGATGGTAGTTCAATGGTATTTGCTTTACTAAAGAGAATAGCTTAAACACTATATCATATATAAAAAAAAGCTCCTAGAAAATAGGAGCTTTTTTTTTGCTTAATATTTAAATCTTAATTTATCTAGAATAAGTTTGGTAGTTACAATTAAAAGTATTATCTTTGTAGGGAACAAAACAAACAATCACATGAGACCAAACGATGCAAAAGTACAAGAGGTGGCAAGAGAGCTAGGAATGTTAATCCAGAAGGACGGTAAAGAAACCTCAACTTGTCTAAGAACTGAAGAGTTCGAGATGAGCTTCGATTACCAAAACCCTGAAGAACACGCACACATAACAGTAACCCAAAACAAAAAGCCTTGGAGAACCAAAGCTGTTTACATGGAAGGTGAATTAGATGCTAATCTAATTCGTGAAGAGTGGGTTGTATTCTTTAAATCTTAATTTATCTAAAATAACCTCACTTTAATTAGGTGGGGTTATTTATTTTCCTTATCTTTGTAGTGGAAGACGGGCGCACTTAGGTGGAAGAGTAGACTCCAACCTACAACAAACTTAAATTTCAAATACTTTTAATTTATCTAAAATAAGTTTGGCAGTGTGGAATATAAGTTGTATCTTTGTATTGAACAAAACAATCACATTATGATAACTACTGAAAAAAGCGAGGCAATATCAATGTTAAGTGACATTTACAAGGACGCATATGGACATAGACCTAGAACGGTTTATAACTATGATGCTATGAGCATTGCAGATATTAATGCTGAAATTGACGATGTTCACGCTATTAGCATGGAGAATATGAAGAGAGAAGAGCTTCATGCACTTAAATCTGAGGTAGCTTTTAAGGAATTGGTACAAGATACTATCGGTTATGGTGCAAATGACGAGAAAACGGCTTTAAAATGGCTTTTTGACGGTCATTTAGGAGATAATGAGGTAGATAGTTTTGAAATTGACGGATTTTTGTATCATTATGGTATAATGTATACCGATTATGGTAAGAAGATACAACCAATGATATTTGCAATTTATAGCAATTAATTTGGTAGTTTGAATTATTAACACTATCTTTGTCAAACAAACAAATCAAATCATGGATACAATCAATTACAAAGGTTACGAGATTAAAATCGAACAGGACTTAAATCCTGAAAACCCTATTGCAGAATATGACGGTAACGCATTATACGCTTTATCACATAGTAGATACTCTTTGCAAAACGATACTGACTTATCTGCCGATGACTATAACAGTTGGGATGAATTCAAAGAAGCTCTTATTAAAAAGTATAAAGCACTTGCAGTCTTACCAGTTTATATGTACGACCATAGTGGTATTACTATTAATACTATTGGATATTCTTGTCGTTGGGATAGTGGGCAAATTGGCTTCGTATTTGTCAATAAAGCGTGCCTTAAAGAATGGGGATATAAATCCGTTAAGGGTTATGAAAAAGCGGCTGGAAAGACTATTCTAGAAGATTTGATTAGCAATGTGAAACTATATGACTCTTACCTTTGTGGTGAGGTGTATGGATATAACATAACCAAAGACGGTGAAGATATTGATAGTTGCTGGGGATATTATGGGGACGATGGGCAAGAAGATATGATAGCTGAAGCTAAAAGCGTTATCGACCAAGCCCTAACACAAAAGTGTACGGAGATAACTTAATTTAAACAAAACAAGATGGCAAAAGTAAATCCATTCAAACTTGTTTATCTGGATATAATGTAGTATCTTTACGCTGTAGTATCCGTTGTAAAATCTGAGAAGACGGACTAAGCAATTCCAGAACCACTGAGCAGTTATACACTAACCTGTTTGACAGAGTGAAAGACCTCGATAGTTAGAATAGTAGACTGTGGATAGAAGGGATAAACAAGGCTACCAATATAAAGTGTACCGTTAGTGAATGTATGCACTTCAAAAATACGAGCATTGCGATTAAAAGTGTACCGTTAGTGAATGTATGCACTTCAAAAATACGAGCATTGCGATTAAAAGCTACCTGTTAATTCAGGTGGCTTTTTTTATTTGGTAGAATCAAATATAAGTTGTATATTTGCATTATGTTTAATCTAAAATAACTTTATATGAAATTACAATTGAAGAAAGTTTACTTTTCAGAACAAATGTCTGAAGAGACCAATGCATTTACTGCTGATGTTTATTTCAACGGCAAGAAAATGGGTTATGCAAAAAATGATGGTCATGGTGGTTGCACTCATATTATGCCTCATGAGGGAATGAGAAGTCAATTAGCTGAAGCTGAAGCTTATGCTAAATCATTACCAAGTATCAACACGGGTTTAACCAAAGGTTCAAATGGAGAACCTTTTATTATTGAGTCTGACTTAGAGGTTCAGGTAGATGAGTTATTTCAAGTGTGGTTGGAAAAGAAAGACACTACCAAGAACTCCAACAAAGGAATTTACTTTCAAGCGTCTGATGGTAAGAAACGTATTCTTAGTTGGAATATGTCAATTGCTAAGATGAAGAAATTACCTCAAGGTCAATTGAAACTTCAAACCTCATTGGACAAGATTGTTCGGGAAGGTGGTAAGGTTTTAAACACTAACCTAGCGGGTTATAAGTTCTAGCCAAACACAATTGTGTACGAAAAAAGCCTCTAATAATTTAGAGGCTTTTTTTATATCTTATGTTTTCCTAACTTAGTATGCCATTGACTTCTTTCGAACAATTGCCACATACTTTCCATACAACTCATCGTACCAAGGTTCACTATCTTTCTTGAGTCGGTCAAATCTTTTATTCAAGTTACATTCCTGAACTGTTATTTGACCCTTCTCTAATTTCTTGAGAGTTCTCTCGATATGATTCTGATTGATTTCTGCTGATGTGTGTGGTTTGTGAGCCATATATTATTTTGTCTTATTTAAGTTAGTTAATTCCTTTGGATATTTCCAAGTGTTGGCTTGGTGTTTTGTAAGCTTCTTAATACTAAGTAATGTCAAGAGATAAGCCCTCCATAAGAGAATTCGTTGGAACTCTTTCAACTCACGGTTCAATAGAATCTCGTGCTTGAATTTATAGATGACAGTATCTCGCTTATAATTACCCAAACTGAATGGTGAATTGATTCGTTACTAGAGGTAAATCAACTGGAAGCATCTTCACATATTTCTTATGAACGCCATACATTGTGCGTTTAGATTTGAATAGGAAGACATCCACCGTGTGGGTATAACGTTTAGTAACGATTCCTAGTTTGCCTCCAACGAAGCATTTTCGATTATCAGATTTAGTTGCCATATTACAAAGATACGAATAATTAATGAATTTATTATAATAATGTTTAGTTGAATTCTTCTGATAACCTCTCGGGCCGCCATTCCAGATTCTAACAATATCTTCAACTGTTGCCTCCCGTCCATGTCTAATCTCCAGCTTATCACTCCAGATTGTAACATATAAATCGAATATTTCCTCAGAACAAGTGACATCGAAGGCATCTTCATGTGAATAACTAGTACCGCATTTCTGATTCACGTCATCAATGGCAATCTGTCTAATTTGAAGTATCCCAAATGAAGTTCCATTGTCTCCAATCACATCAGGATTGTAGTTTGTTTCAACGTGTTTTAACACTTCACGAATTTCTGGTAGTTTGACCTCAGCCATCATAGCTGTTGTAAATAATAATACTGCAATCATTAAAAAGTTTTTCATTTTATATAATTTAAAGTTAATATTCAATTTTAAAGTTCTTCCCAATTTTCAAGAGTCCAAGAGATGTTACCATCTTCCCACTCTTCATAATCGTCATACATATCTGCCATCTCGACATTAAGCTCCTTCATCATAACAGCCATCTCATTTTCGTCAGCTGTATCTTTTGGAATCTCAATGCAAACAGTTAGGGTATTTTCATACTCACCATGCATTGATAACCTCACCTCTAGTTGTAGCTCTTTCATATTAAGTGATATAAGTTAAAAAGTCCTGAACTGTAAATGTATATTCGAATTGCTCAATTGGGTATTCATCATCTCCCAATACATGGTCAAGCATTTGTGTTTTATCCTCTATATTATCGAGTTTCATTAATAACTTAGCACTTTCTACTACTGCATCCTTTTCGTGATTAAAACAAATAAGGTCTAACATTTTATCAATTCTTGTTGACATTGTGGTTTGTGGTTTTAATTAAACATATTCAAATATACAACTTTTATTTTAATCTACCAAATCTTGTTTTAGATAAACTTAAGGTAATTCAATAAGCCCGTTCTCTTTATGAAATTCACCCAGTAAGCTAACAGCCGTCTCTGAATTAGTAGCCTGTTCGAGTACATCAAACATTAGAGCTTCTGAATTTTTATCTCGTTGGATTTCAAGGGCTTGCTTTGCAGCCTCTTGTGGTGAGCTTGCTGTTATGTCAATCTCCCATTTTACTAAGTATTGTTTTTGTCCTTGTGCCATTGTGGTTTGGTTTTAATTAAACATATTGCAAAGATACAACTTTTATTTGGATTCACCAAATCTTGTTTTAGATAAAGTTAAAATAATGCCATCAACAATACCTAAATTATAATGTACCTTAACTGCTAAGTGTTTTGGGAATTTAGTGTGAGGTGATGTAGCTTTCTTATCTAGAAATCTTTTAACTAACATTAACTGCTCTTTGGTCTTACAGCTTTTAGCCCAGTTACCAATAGTGATTAGTTCGTCTATAATATTCATATTATCTAGTTTTAAATAATTCTGGTTTTATTTTGTGAATCTCCTTATCCGTTGCCAAACGAATTAAGTCAGCACAAGTATTACCAAATTGGTCGGTTCGATACTCATCTTTACCGTGACATTGAATGATAACCCCAATTTGTTCTTCACCATTTTCTTCAGTAATAACTACATCTCCTAAGATATATTTATCACCATGTGATGGGTTATTATTATATTCAAATAAACGGTATTCATTGTGATTAACTGTCATTGTGTTTTATTTAATACAAAGATACAACTTTTATTTGTAACCACCAAATATAAACAAAAAAAAGTGGTCTGGGAACCACCCCAGACCACATGTTTAACTAAAACGGTCTGTAGTTTTCAAGCTTCGACCAGCTGCTTATACCGCTGGACCCATGGCACCCTCATACCATAGGTCCTAATATTGTTAACTTTCGACTGTATCCGTAATTACGGTCCGTTCTAAAAGCTCGATAGGGTCATTCTTCAGGGCATCAATACCCTTGGTGAGACCATTTCGAATTTCATTCGTGTTAGGTGCGTCTTCAGAATCCGATTCAACTGTGAAATTGAAATTCATTACGTGATTGAAACTCTTCACTGGGGTAACTTCTATGTTATCCATGTTCATCTCAATGGTCACCCCTCTTGTTTCTGGATTAGCAGCTAGTGCAGCGTTGACGATATCTAATTTCACCTGTAGTTCAGCTTCAGCTTTAATTAAAGCTTCGTGATGGTTATTCGCTTCAACCTCACCACAGTCAAAGGAGGTCCAGATTGTATTTGTTGAGTTTGTGTATGTAAATTTCATTTTATCTAATTTAAGATGTGTGGTTTAATTTTAGTTAAATCGGTTACTAACTTAATGCTTTCACCGATACAAAGATAATACTTTTATTCTACTCTACCAAACTTTTAACCAATTCTTTTTTAGGTTTGTCAAAATCTGCAGCCCCAACTATAAACGGATTGTCTCTTAACATAATTGCATTTTGCCCCGCTGTTCCTTTACCAGTCATAAGCTTATATTTAAGCCCTACAATTACATTACCTTCATCTAAGAAACGTAAATCGCTTTCATCTCCATTTACTACTGGAAACCCTAAATATTCATTAGGTAAGTCGCTTTCATCTTTAATACCAAATACTACAGCTACATTGTAACCTCTATTTAATAAGTCTACACTTTCAACTTGGTTATCTTCACTTCTTGAAAATGTTAAGTGATAGTTACGAGATTGAATTTTGCTAAATCTCTTGTCTAATTTCGTGTAATCGTAAAACTGAATTTCAGGAAACAATTCGAAGATGTTTAACAAGTTCTTACTTGGCTTTTTATACGTCCAAATTTCACCAGTCGCAGTACGTTTGAAAATTCTTAAATTCTCAAAAGGAAAATCACTTGTACCGTTCAAACGGATTGCAAAGTTCTTATATCGCAATACTGATTTGTTGAATGATAAAACCTTCTCACCTTCAACGATTGAATGCTTATGTTCAATACCTTTAATTTCATTTGCCAATTGTGACATAAAAAGTCTACGGTTTGCTAAGAAATATTCGGTCTTATTAATTTTACCTTGTTGTACTTGGTCGAACCTTGCAGCTCCTGACTTAAATAAACAAGCTTCGGCACAGCCCTTTGTAGCCTTGGCACAAAGGTTAACCCCTTTAGAGTTTTGTTTGTGTGGTGCTAAGTACATAATGTACGTAGTGTACCCAAACTTTTCACCCTTTACAGTTTTGCTGTTTTGAGTTGATAATAAGTTTTTTGGAATTTTGTATTTCATTCGTATGATTGTTTTGTTCTCTGCAAAGATAAGAGTTATCTTCGAGACTACCAAACATTTTTAGATAATTCCCTGGATTATCTTGAAAGACTCTGTATCTGGTAACTCTACAAACCTAGAATAGCATCCCGCTGTCTCCCATGAAGAGTCCCAGAAAAACCCCTTGGATAATTCCTCACTTGGAAAGTTCATCCTATTAAGTTCATCACCTCTTGCATCAATCTCTTCATCCGTCAATTTAGCGTCCACCTCTTCTGTCTGGTATTCAGTTCTTTGCGAATCACCATCTTGTACTGTAAACACGAATATGATATTTTTTACTGGTATCTTGTGAAGTTCTTTATCCTCAAAGTGGAAACTATCTTCCATCTCATCGTCTGTTAAATCAACACCATTATCTCTAAGGAAGTCCTTAGCTTGGCGTGTATCATTAAATTCTAATGGTTGACCTTTGTCGTCCAATAAGAATTCCTTTCCATTTATACTTATGCCATTAACGGCTCTTAATACGTAAATCATTGTGGTTTGGTTTTTAGTTAAACTTGTAATCTTAATTTATCTTAGTTAAATCATAAGGCTCACCTGATAATCCATACTCAAAGGTATAACCTAAAGGTTTCAATTTTTGTAATAATTCATCACATTCTATATAACCACAAGTATCACCAAATTCTAATAAGATGTCTTGTACCTCTTGTGGTAACGTTTCGTATTGCTCGAATAAATCTACTGGTTCTTCCATAATACAAAGATACAACTAATTATTGGATTAATTCTTATTTATTTCAGCCATTTCTCTTTCACCATAAGCATGACTCATGTCTTCTGAGTTATCACAACCAACCGACATGAATTCAACTCGCTTGCCGTTAATATCATAGAAATTATCAATTAAATTGGTTATTGCGTTAAATAACGACTCACTTTCACCATCAGGCACATCACCTTCAGCAATATCAAATCCCATCTGGAATACTCTCTTATATATTATTTTTGCCATCTTAATATGATTTTTGAAATTTACCTGTTTCTTCAACAGCAACAAAATAGTCACCATCATCAATGTCTTCATAGGCACTATCAAAACATTCAACTTTGATAAACTCATACCTATAACTCGAATGCTTTAGTACCTCTTCTAAGGAATTGAAATATAATCTTTCGCTGTCCTCTCTGTGAAAGTCTTTGCTTTGGTCATCCCAACAGCTCTGAATAGCCACAATCCCATTCTGGAAAAATCCAGAATTGTCTTCATATTCTAGTTCAGCGGGTTCTTGAAGTGTCCAATAATCATCTCCCTCAGAATAAGGATATTCTGTATCATCTGTTATATCATCAGCAACTTCACAAGCGCAATTATGCTCTCTAGGATTTGTTGATTGAATGTGGTCGGCATATGCTTTATACCAAGCTAATTCTTTTTCTAATTTGGCTATATCTTCTGGCATTGGTTGGTTTTTAGTTAAACTTAATCTATCTTATTTATAACACCCCATTTGAATTAGAGTACCATATTCTTTTTGAATTTGTTTTAATCCATCATTTCCAGATGCAACAAAAATACATTCACCAGTAAATAAATACTCACCAGTTTGGTCTTCTTGAAATTTACCAGTTTCCCCTATTGGTACTATTGGTTCTAATCCCGCTGTGGATACTACACGGTATTCATTAGTTTTAGTGCGATATACTTCATAGGTAGTATCTTCACCCCAAAAATCATATATATCACCGTATTCAAATTCACCAGTCTGTAAATTTACTTCACCTACACTTGCTATTGGACTATTCATAATATCTTGTTTTAGTTAAATCTAATTGCTTTTTACAAAATTAAAATACTTACGTGGTCTTCCACCAAAATCAAAAGAACCTTTCTGTCCATCTGATTTTCGCTCCACAGCACAATAGCCATGTCCAAACCCAATTACTTTAAAGTCCTCAGTTAATTCGTCCGTAGACCATTCTGTTTTTTCTGCTGTTAATTTACTCATAGTTGTGATTGTTTTAATTGTCATAAACATTTGCGATAGCTGAGTTTTCCCACTCAAAATATAAATCATTTTTCTCCAGAATCTCAACTAATTTCTCAGAACCACTGAAGTCATCATTCCAGTAATCTAACCATTCGTTAGCTTCAGGCTCTTCTGCATCAATCCAGAAATGACCTCTGGAATCATCGTGCCACTCCTTTACAGGACAGCCTAAGTTCTTTAATTCAGTAAATGCTTTCTTTGCGTGTCTTTTCATAATGATTTGTTTTGCTTACATCAAAGATACAACTTTTATTTGGTTCTACCTAATTTAAACGTCATCATAAAAGTCATGACATCCAATCACTTCAAGATGCTCACCTCTATTATCAAAGGTGTCAATAATCAAACAAGACTCACCTTCAAATTTGATTACAAATTGATTCTCGTCACCGTCATTCAGGTAAACATATTCCTCGTCTATAACAATAGATTCAACTTCCTGTTTAACTTCATAAGCTCTATTGAAAGACTTACCCTCTAAACTGCAAGTGACGTTTATATGATTATCACCTTGGAAATCATAAATTGTAATATCGAAATTCTTGTACTTATATGTGATTGGTTTCATAATCTTGTTTTATCTAAATTAAACTGTACGTAACTTCAAGTTACATAAATATTTATAAATTCCGTGGTCATAACCGTGCTTTGATTCGTAAGTTGGTAATAGGTATTTAACGTTTAACCACTCAACTAATTGATAACCCTCTCTAGGTTCATCAGATTTAATCCCGTGAGCTTCAATTACCTTATTAACATCACCAACCGTTTGAGATTTCCAAGAATTTAAGTAAGCTGTCATTCTATCGGAAGCATCTATTCTTTTCTTAACCTCTTTAGCTGTCATTAAATGTGCAAACTCACTTTGGTAACCATCCATCAAAGGTAAGTGAATTAATTGTACTGGTGACGTTCTCATTACCATATAGATACCTTCGCCATCAGCCACAGGAAAACGAATTGTTCGTCCTACGTATTGACCTGAACCATAATTATCTCTAATGTAATTTGATAGTCGTCCAATCCATTCCTTCTCAAGCTTTTCATACTGCTCAAAGTCATTGTCATCGAAGATATTAGGAAGTGTCTTTTTAAATTTTTCTGGAATATCGTAAACTGTTGCACTCATGTGATTGTGGTTTTAATTAAACATACTGCAAATATACAACTAATATCTGGTTCTACCAAATAAAAGTTCTTTCATTTTGTTTTATTTAAAATAAGACTTCTATTTCTATTCCATCTAAATCCTCATTTAGAGATGCATCAGCCAACCTATCAGATAATTCTGAATCCTTAGCCTCTTGCTGTTCAATATACGTATGAAGTTCATCATCCGTTAAATGTTCAGGTACTTCTACTTCAGCTGTAGTAGATTTGTAATAAGTCTTAGTGATTTGTACTTGTACGGTTTTAGTTTTCATTTTATCTAATTTAAGATTAATTCCATTGAAATTCTGATTTGTTTAATCTAACATTAAACCCCTTAACTGGTAAATTTGATTGAGTTCTAATACATATTTGATTATTAACATCAACTATATCAAATTCAATATCACCTATATTAACAGTAGAAGCTCCACAATTCACACTATGATTAGGGAATTTTCTTTTTATTGCTTTTGCTAATGAACAATCATTAATATTACCATAATCACTACTAGCAAAATCTGCTGAGGTAATTTTCACTCCAAAATTATTAGGTATCGTTTTCATATTGTTTATTTATTTATACCTCAAAGATACAACTTTATTTTGGACCTGGCAAATTTATCTTCACGCTCTAGCAGCTAACCTCTGCTTAAGCCGCTATTCACGCACCTTAAGCAAGATATTTTATTTGTGAGATTGAATTATTAGTTGTATATTTGCAGTATGTTTAATTAAAACCATATAATATGAAATGTTACTATTGTGAAAACGAGGCTCAAGTCAAAGATTACAGAACTTGGGACGGGCAAACTGGAAAAGAACTTGTATGTAATGAATGTTTTGGAATTACCAATGAAGGGCTACTGGATAAACTAGCTAAGATTGATAAGGTAAAGAAGGAATTATTCAATTCTAACATACCAGACTGGGCTGAACAGTTCTTAGAGGCTGGATGGGGTGATATGTGGACAACTATCAACGGTGAAATGGATAAGCATAAAGAATATATGCTTCAGGAATTCGAGTCGCAAACTGGACAAGAACCGCACGATGATACCATGGAAGAATGGGATGATAAAATATTAAAGAAAATTGATAAATTAATTAAGAAATCATTATAACATAAAAAAAGCCCATTGAAATTAATCAATGGGCTTTTACATCTCAAATAATACCGACTGCTGGTCTTCATCTTGCGGATGGCTCCTTACTAGAGAGCACGAAGGTCTTTAACCCTTCAGTATCATTCTTCTTTTAATTTATCTTATTTAAGTTTCACCCAATGGGTGGTGCCCGTGCTAACATACCGCATAGTTTTAAAAGGTTATCAATAGTTTTTTAAAAATGTACTTTTAGCTTATTTCATAAGTTCTAAGTTTTAAGGTTAATTAAAATAATAGTATTCGTTATTGTAAAGTACTCATCTCAACCATATCCTATTATTTTGTTATCTATGTTAGTCCTTATCCAATTGCTTGGCTTAAGCTGCTCATCAGTTTTCCATAATCTGAGGGAAGGTGTCTACGTTAGTTTTAAAAGTAATCGACCTACTTCATCTTACTGTAATTGTTGAATACAAAGATACAACTTATATTCGACATAACCTAATTTATACTAATCTATTTTATGTGTTACCCACATATTATCATCAGTGTCCTTATAGTCAGTAACCTTCTTAAAGAACCAAGTCATCTCCTTCTTACCAATCTTCTTATTACTACCAACTTTTTTTAAAAGAAGTAATGCCTCTTGCTTAATTATCTTTGCTTTATCTGTATATAACATATGTAGTTATTAAGTGAAATGCAAAGATAATCATTATATATAACATACGCAAGAAAATTCTTACATATTATTAAAGTGTGTATTCCAATCCTCAAATGACAGCTCCTGAATATAATCAATATAATGGCAATCATCATCATGTAGGATGTCATCCTCATATGCCTTAAGTATGATATCATCATCTTCCATTGGCATATCAGCAATGACTGCTGTAGAAAATCCATTCTTGCCTGTTACGTGTATTTCATAATAGTAATTCATAATAGATAGTTTTAATTGTTAGCTGCAAAGATAGTATATCATAGCCGTGCCCACAACATACTATAGTTAGCACTTTTAATTTATCTAATTTAAAAATAAATGTGATTTAATTAGGTAGAACCAATTATATTCCTTATCTTTGTAGTGTACCAAGATGGTAAGGGCTGACCTAACAAGTTAGAAGAGTAGACTCCGCAGAACCCTATACTCAAATTTTTGACTCCAACTACCAACGATGACGTTATAAAGATACAACAATTATTTTTAATATCCTAACGTTATTTATTTTTTTATACGACTTATTTGTTGTATCTTTGTGAAACAGATTCGGGGACATACTCGAACACACCCTCCAACCCAAAAACGTAATTGTTCTTGGGATGACTTGTTGCATCTACTTTGTAAGAAATACCTTACAGGTGGAATGGATGAGAACTGCTCAAACCCTACATATAGAGGTGAGGATTTTTCTTACAACAAATCGAAATATATTTTATGGACCATGGCATCTACCGCTGCGCACACCGTCATGCTCTTTTTTTAAATGTGCCTTATATAACCCTCCAATTATGCCCGTAAGGGGCACTGGGCTTGCCATGAGCATTCCCAAAAATATTTGTAAAATATTAATAATTTTATTTACAGGTCGCTCTGCATTTAAGATGTAGGATATTTCGCCAATGACCGCCTACACCAAATTGTGGGTTTTAGTGGTAAAAAGTGGTAAAAGGTGGTAACATCGAAATAACCGAAACGTGTCGTATGATAACAGAAAGGGGTATATTAAAGTACCTCTCAGACGCACATATCTCCCTTCTAGTGGTTTATCACTCCCTCTTAGTTCCCCCAACACAAAAGTGTACGTAGGTGCTCTAATAGGTGTGTATATAAGGATTGATTTTTGGTCAACACAAAAGTGTATGTAAGGGTGATGTGTGTATGGATTTATATATATAATTTTTTCGGGTACACAATTGTGTCTGTGTTATGTAATAAGGAAATTGGCACTAACCTAAGAATGAATTAATGCTACTAGATATTCTTAGTTATCTGTTCTAATAAAAGACAACTTCCTTATATAATTTTTATGTGTTAGATTTTTTTATATACTTCTATTATAGCCAAGAGGTTTTATGTTTCATACAGAATCCAGTAGCTATTGTATTAGGGTCTTTATTAGCGTTACGTATTTCATCACATATACATGGATGTTCTATTATTTTTTCAATGGGTTTTTTATATGTACAACCATGTGGTACAGTTATACCTCTACATAGGTACACTCCATTATTTCTAAGGTCTACTGCTTTCTTCCCACATTTGCAGTGTACAATTCCTTTTATTATTTCGAATTGTCCTATAGGTTGAAACTGTTGTTCTTTATATTGTTGTACTATTTGTTTTGCGGTTGAATATTGTTGTTCTGTTATCATAGTTTTTGTTTTATGGTGTTATTCTGGATGTCCTCTTGGGTCTAATTCTACATTTGCGAATCCACCTACTTCCTCTAGCATTCTTTTACAATCTTTTGGGTTTCCGCAAGTATTAGAGTAAAGTACACGCATCCTATCGTCATATTTACTACGGTTTAAGAACATTGAATAGAAATACTTATTGTAATGGAATGAGATAGATATGTAATATAGCCACATATCACCAGCTCCCAACACATCTAAGTCAGGTTCACCATTTTCCTTCTTATTTACGCAATATACTTCAGGTATAATCTTTTTACCATCAGTACAATCTCCTTGCTTTAGTTTATTAAGGAAGTTCTTTATTTCACTCTTCTCTGAGTCTATACTATCTTTCATTTCTTGTGTCATCATTGCTATTGTTTTTAGGATACTGGTATTATTCCATAGCTTACGTAATGTCTTGGTTTTTGGTTTAATTCTCTTGCTAGAGACTTTGCATCCGTTTTGGATAATTCTTTTGATTCGTAAGCTTCCCATACATCATCAAAGTATCTTGCTACTTTATACATTCCATTTGGGTTAACTTCTTTATTGAAACGTTCAAGGGATTTCTTTTTGGCATCATCGATTGATTTAAAGAAACCTTTATCTTCTATTATTAGTTCTAATCCAAAATTAGATGTTCCAATTGAGTTTCTATTTTCTTCAGGGATAAGTTTATATACGTCATTTCTAATATCCGTTAGTTGTGTAATTTTGTATACTGGTTTATCGTTTTTGAATTCAATGATTTTATATTCAGATAGTCTACCTTGATATTCTACTCTATAGAATATTTTACCTGTTCCTTTTCTTGTTTTCATATTGTATTGTTTTAGAGTTGTGATATTGTCACCCTGATAGCAATTAATCGGTTAATTAGCCATTAATTGTTACTGGGGTAGCAATTAGTCTACTTCTAGTTTATATGATATTGATTGGTAATTATCGCCTTGTTTAGATAGTTTCCAACCTTCTTGTTTGCTCATCAGATAACATACGTTAAATTCATCATCATTTAATAGTGGTGCGTTGTCTGTTACAGTATTAAGGTGAAAGACGTTTTTAGATGTATCACCATCTTCTATTTTTTGATTGAACAACATTATTAGTTGTTCACATCTAATGATATCTACCCTAGGTTTTCTATCCTTTAGGATTTTGCTATTGATGAATGTTACTTTAGGTATCATTGTTTCTCTATTGTTTTGTATTGAATCATTCCTGTATACTTATTGGTTCTCTTCATCACATCGCAGATAACACTGTGTGGGGTGCTTTCGAATCCTGTGGCATGATTCACTCGTGATTTCATAAATTCTTTATCACTTTCATGAACTTCCCATTTTGTCCATCTATTAAAAATTCGGTCTAGAATATCGTTCATATTATTTAAGTTTAGATGATTCTATTTCAATTCTTTTATTCAACCAATTAATTCTTGGTTCTGAATTAAATGGGTGCCAATAATATATAGCATCTTTAGTTTTGAATACTTTGTTAACAGAAATATTGGATACATCGTAGAATACTTTTTTATTAAGGTGAGTTTCTTTAAGATAGTCCAGAAACCACCCTTCAAAGTTACTTGTAATACATAAGCTATATATATGTTTAAAAGAATGACGATGTTTATCTTCATTCACTTTTTTAATTTTCTCAAGAAAATCTTCTTTAAGAGTTTTCAAATTCTGCACTAATATTTGTTGTTCCATATTTTTATTCATAGTGAAATTATTTATATATAAACGGTTTAATATTACCTTTATAGTTTTCATTAAATTCGTGACATAAAAAATCTACCATTTTATCTATTGATTTATGGGCAGTATGATATGTAAAAATCTTTGTTGGTTCATTATCATATATAAAACTATATCTTACATTACCATCAGATACTTTTGCTGGATGAATTTTAATTCTATTTGAAATTACTAGGTTTCCATCTTCATCCAACTGATAATCACCAATCTTCAGTTTTGATACATGGGTACATATATCTGAGTGTTCATTTTGTATAGTATTAACTTCTATATCTTCAGTTTCAGAGTTACCACAAGATACTAATAGTATCAATATAATTAAGTAATATAATTTTTTCATGTTTTATTTATTTAATAGTAATTATTATTCTAATGTTCAACTGTTAAAATGTTTTCTATACCCAACTCCCCAAGGGAACGGGTAATTCTCTCTAGTGATGACCCGTTCTTTGTATAATAAACCATCATCACCGAAATAATATCCCACAGGTTCTTTTCGATGCCATTCAATACCTATTTCACTTGTACAATTAAATAATGTTTGTTTCATGGTATTAATTTATTAATTCTTGTAAACTATCTATCTTTTCTCTACATGTTCTAGCTTTTAAGTCATATTCTTCTGTGTTACTTGACCTAATCCCAGTATTCATTATACCTCTACCCGCATAATAACCTAGTTTACCTTGTAAAAGAATAATTCTTTTTGTAATTCTTTTTTTTAAAAATATTCTGTGAATGAAACTCATAGTGCTTAACTTATTTAGATTACAAAGATACAACAATTATTTCGTTTCATCTAATGTTTCTTCATTTATTTTTAAAGTGCCATAGAATTTAGGATTAACTTTTTTAATTTCATACCTAGATTTTTCCAAATGTTTAAGGTATTGTGGTTTTTTAAAGAAGTATTTTACCTTCAGGAAGAAGTTCTTCCATTTGTTTCTATGCCAAGTGTACTCACCATTTACCATGATAGCTTCTGTTACTGGGATATATGGTGCGTAATAGAATCCAGCTTTTATATTTTCAGGACCTTTCATCAACCTTAGTTTTTCATGGTGAGCCATGTCTTCATCTACAATATTCATGAGTTTAGCGTATCATTTATATTCTTATTATGTTTTCTTTTAGCATCATCAATGACTTTATTTTTCTTTTTCTGCTCATCGTACACATCGTCAATCATTTTAAGAAGTTGTCCTTGCGTGCCATATCTCTCATACATGTCAGATAGTTTAAGTGCGCCATATTCGGTTGACCAAGTTTTCGCATGTCTAAACCAATACCATCCACCAGACATGCTTAAATCTTCAACAACTTCAAGGATATTATACCATTTACCACCATTGACTGAATACTTCAGTTCCATATATCCACCACCGTACCAAGCTGGTTTAAATTTAAGTCTCACCTCTTTTCCTTTAAATGGGAAGAAGTAGTAGAATAACTTTCTTATTTTTGGTAGTTCGAATTTATTATCTTTAATCATATTAGATGTTTTGACAGTCCATTTCCACTTGTTTTTGACATTGTTGAGCATATTCATTGAATAGTTCTTCTAGTCTTTCAGCATTGAAGTCTTGTGGGTTATTGGCAATATTTTGGCTTAGTATTTTAATGTTCATGTTTAGCGATTTTATCTTTAATTTCTTGAATTACTTTGTTGCGCCTTTTTTGTTTCAATTCTTTGAGATATTTTCTTTTATACATACCTTTGCTCTGTTCTGATACATTACCATTTCTAGCTATTTCCATAGCTCTAAAGGTAACTTCTAAGATTTGAACTTTATCAAAACTTCTTGGACTGAACTTAATATTTTCTTCTGCATAATCTGCTATTACATCTAGTAATATGTCTGAGTATGTTGGTTTCATTTTGTCTTATTTAAAATTTCAATTCTTGGACTTGCATTAGGGTTACTAATTGGGTATAATAATCTATACTCATCACCATCAATTTTATATTTTTCTTCAAATATATGAAGAGAATTTGAAATATCAGTAGGTTTTAATTTTTTAAAATCAATTTCACATTCTGGAACTTCGGTCCATGTTTCTAAACCTAATATCCAATCTGTAATACTTGGTGACGTGTCTTTATCTTCGAGTCTACTTTCAAGTTCACGTTTCACTTCAATCCAATATATTGTATTACCTTTAGCGTGTTTTTCGTATTGCGTTGGGTCATATTTATTTCCCTCATAGGTAATGATTTGCGGGTCAGTTTTCAATATTCTATCCACACATAGGATTGCACAATTTATGGCTTGCTGTTCATTGAGGACATAATGTGTTTCAAAATGATTATCTCCTAAGAATTTACATCTTTGTCTAAATACGGCAATCATTTCTGTTGCTTCTTCTTTGGGTGTTTTATTCATTACCTTTCATTATTTGTCGAAGTTTATAGCTAACCATTTACCTAATAATATTGGTAGAGCTATTGGTGCTATTGCTATATTCCACAAAGGAAGGTTCATATCACCGAATTTAATACCAAGTAACACTAGGTAAGAAAATATTACGTAAAATACTATTAAAAATATTATTATCATGAGATTTGTATTGTTGGTTCATTACTCTGTTCACGAAAGCATCTTGCTTTAGTTTGTATTAGATATCTTTCAGATTGTTTAGACCCATAATTTAACCCAGTGGCTATTTGTATAGCCGTAAGGATTATCTTATCCATAGATTTATCATCTAATTTTATATCTGTCATTATTCTGATTCTAAATTATCTAAATCATCTTTTAGATGACCAATTGCATATTGTAATTGCGTGCCAGTTTTGGCTGTCAATTGAAAGTAATCCATGAATAAGTGAGCTGGTGCATCTTTACCTTCTAGTGCAACGGCTTTATTGATTTCATCAATCATATCGTAGAAACGATTTATTTGTTTCAACATTTCTTTTCTTGGTAGCATATTAAAATATGATTAGCCATCCAATGATGGTTAGTAAGAAAATAACGAATGGTTTAAATTGGTCCACTTGAGAGAACCAACCACTTGATTTCTTCTCAATTTTTCTAGCCCACATAATGTAACCCATAATAATCGCTCCTAGAATTATCCATTTAAAGGATAAAAATGTAATTAGTAATATCATAATTTTTGTTTTAGGTTAATTTGTAATATCAATTGGTATTAATCTCTTTGGTAGGTACTTCTCAGGTACGTTTATAATATAGTAACTAACCCAAGTACCACCATTTAAGATTCTTTCATTCGTTAGGTCGTCAAATCTAGACCTATATACTGCTTGTATAGATGGTGTAAGTGTAGAATCTACTATCTTAATTCTTACGTTCTCCAAATTCATGTTGATGAATTGATACATACCATCAACACTAGCAAATACCTTCAACTTATTTTGAGTTGAAGTTGACGAGTGATAACCACCCATGAATAGGAAGTAACTAGCTGATGTGTGTGGTGAAGTTTCTTCATTTTGGACTAATTGTCTAAGTGGAAATTCTTCAGTTGTTCTTGTGATTATGTTATTACAAGACGTAAGACTTGTAATTACTACGAGTAAAAGTAGAATATATTTCATCATAATTCTTAGTTATTTAAACCACCAATTTGCTAGTGGTGTGATTAGTACTGCTAATATTGTTGAGCCTATTACAACTGCTGATGTTTGAAGGAATGTGGTAAATGTTATCGCATCTCCACCTGTTAGATATTCATATAAGCAAAAACCAAGGCATACTAATAGGTTCAGTCCTTCAACAAACACACATAATTTAAATAATTCTTTCCAACTTATCATATAATAGCTTTAATGTTCTTACAAAGATACTACTTTTATTTGAGACAACCTAATTTACTCAGCTTTAATTTCCTTCACATCCCCATCATAAACTTCACGACTATATAATATTTTATAATCACTTAGGTTATCAGTATTATGTCGAGTGCCGACAGTGGTACATTCTAGGACTTGTTCAGGTGTGAACCTTCCAAAGTCGTAAGACTTACCAAATAGGTGTAATTCTTTCTTTTCGGTATCAATATTATACCAACCACCAGATACTACGTCTTCTTTAACGTTTGACATATCTACGTGTAATTCTGCTTTGCCTATTACTAGACTTGTCCCTTCAATTATAAATTTCGGATATTTCATATTGTTTATTTTCTTTTATTAATAAATCTCTTAAGTTAGTTTCATATGGGTATTCACATGTCACTCGGCTAACCTCTTCCCATGTATATAAATCTAAACTACAATTCCCACCATCATAATTCATAACAGTTTCCCCCTTTTTCTGGAGCCTTTTAAGTAGTCTAGCATAAACCTCTTTACCTGTATTGATATCAACAATGGGTCTATCATTATCATACAATCCATGTGGGTGTAATGTCATTGCAATTATTGAATGACCTACGATATCCGTAATTGATTTCATAGCTACTGCGTAGTTATCTATAATCAATGCGACAAATGGTGTGCCCTTAGTTCCTTTAAATGTTCCTAGTGTTACTTTCATGTTATAATGAATTAAATTCTTCTTCAAGAGCTTTTACTTCTGCTACCAAAACGCTCACTATTTTTGGTCCAAATTGTCTATTAACATTATCAGAAATTATAATTGTAGTAGCCCCACCATTTGATGTGCTTGTAAATGTAATAGGTGATTTTATTAATCCCTTTAGATAAGCTATTTCAGTTATAATTTGGTTACCTCTATTTAATTTTTCTATGTTCATACTTTCTGTTGTTTAGTTCTGTTTAAGATATAACCCACTTCTTCATATGTATCGATTGAGAACACATCAGGAATTTCAACGTCACCTACTGCGTAGATACTTGGAATTGCCATTGAGTAGCTTAGTGCTAGAGCGTGTGAGAATTGTACATCATCTCTCACTATAAGGGCTTTCTTACCGATTAGGTCTTTGCTTTCACAATCACTATCAATAATTAGAACATCCTCACGTTTAAGACCGAATGCGTTAGTACCGTAAAAGGACTTTCCAGTTGTGATAATTTCCTCTTTAATTATCAATTGCATCCCTCTATAATTCTCTCTTTTAGCATCACCCATGATTTTAAGTTGTACTATATATATTTCACCTGAATCGGTGATAACAAATTCTAGTTGTACATTCTTTTCAAGTTCATCACTTATCTTTACAGACAAGTCATTCAAGTAAGTTCCTTCTGATTTAGATAATTTATGATTACCTTTCTTACCTAACACAACGTCACCTCTATTTGTTGAGCAAGAGTAGTTAAATTTACTATCGAAGAAATTACAAACACCGTTTACACCTTCTATGTATTCTTGGTAGAAAAAATGTAATACATTTCCTTTAGAAACATCTTTATATTTTTCAAAGTCAGCTTTTATTTCATCGATTGAATTTTCATTTAAATCAAATTTACTATTCAATAGACCTGAGATTGAATCCTTTGGTGAAGTTCTGATACAATTTGTAACTCCTTCGATTTCCGTTTTACTAAACTTAGGTAATTTAATTTCAGGGTGAGACTTTTCTAGGAATTTCAATTTCCCATACTTAGCACCACAATTAGCTTCAACTTCGATATATTCGATGAGGTTATTAATTAAAGGGTCGCTATAGTGACCATATTCAGATAAATGCTCTAGGTTATTTATTAAGGTTTCAGCTTGTACGGGTGTGATGTCAGCTTCCTCGTGAAACATTCCCCAATTAAGTATATGATTTGACCCAGAACCATTTAGTTGACCATCAGTAATTTTGATTGTCATAGTACAGTCAAATCCCCAACCTCTATCGTTGGCTAAACCATACTTAGTTAGTATTGGGTAGTAATGTCTATGTTCTTGTGGTCCGACTTCTATAATCGTACCATCTTGTAAAATAATTCCATTGAAATATGGACCATCTATTTTATCAACAACTTTCATAGATTCCATTGCGAAGTCTCTATTGAAAGTCTTTCTGATTTCTTCTCTAGGGAATAATGAGAAGAAATACTTTAGATTCTTTGCAACCTTATCATCTACTAGAAGTAGAAAAGGTTTTTCAAGCGCACAAAGCACATCATCTCTATCAAACTCTTCTTCGTTAGAACATAGGGTTCTGATAGATGTTTTAAACCATTCAAATAAATCATCATGGGAAAGACCTTTGTCTGGAACGATACCTAAATCATGGTCACCTTCTCTAGTGTCACCTTCGAATTTAGTTTCTTGTAAGAAGAATTTTCTGATTTCTTCTTTTGGTATATCTTGTCTGGCAAATTCTTCAACGACAACCGAGAAGCTACCTTCACGAATAAAATCTCTATATAGATTCGTTAGGCATTCACCGTTTGTCCAAAAATTTAAAGTCTGAGTTTCCATATGTTTTATTTAGATTACAAATATACGTCATATATTTGACACTACCAAATTATTCTACATAATTAAACCATAACCAACGAGGGTATAAAATATATACCCCAAATAAAATTTAATTAGTTTCATATGTGATTTAATTTTTAAGTCCATAACATTCGTCTAATCTTCATCAATCTATCAAGCATTTCATCATCTTCTTTATCATTGTCAGTAAGATTGTGCTTACGTTCAATCCACCATTTATATAAGAATCTAACCTCATCTACGAAGTCTTTATGTGCTTCATAGTTACAATGAGTATCAACGTGTTCATTCTCCATACAATCTTGTAGTAATTGAAAACAAGCGTGTAACATCATGTGGTCTCTATCGACCCACATCTTGGATACTTTCGGTAAGCTATCTATCTTTAAAAACCTCATTAGTATCTTCTTAACATTCTATTACGTGCGGTCCTTTCTCTAGACTCTTTACCAATATGTATGTGGACTAACATTACCTTATTCTCAGGGCTTAATAGTTCCAAATCATAGTCATCTATCTTTACATCTAAAAGCACTCCCATTACGGTATCATAATCATCAAACCTAAATAATATTGGGTCATCGTTGATTAGAATCTCGTCTAGTAAGTCTAAACTGTTATTTAGTTGTTGTATCGTCATTGGATTCTTTTTTACCTCCATTATCGAAGTATGGTATTGCACATGTCGTACAGATTTGTTCAGTTCCTTCGATATAATCACCAGAGTCTCGGATATGTGTTTCGTGAGTGTAAAAGAACATCTCTTTCTTTTCGTTACAATACTTACAAGTTTGCCAATCAATCTTAGCCCATACGATTTGGACTGCATAGAATATTATTGTTCCTACGTATACGAATGGTCCTATTATTAGGATTCCAAGTGCCAAAGCAGTTACTGCTAATAACTTGGTTCCGAACTTTAAAAGTCTTTTAAGTATTTCCATATTATCTCTTATTAATTATCTTTAGTTTCAAGAAACCAAATAAATGAGTCTGCGTATGCTATGGCTAACGCCAAATACAATAGAGTTTCTGTTTTGGTAAAAAAAGCTACGCTCATTAGTATCAACGAAATTAGCATTAGAATTGTGTGTATTGGTTTCATAGTTGATTCATTTTGATTCGATTGCGATTTGTTTATCAAGCCATTTAAGTCTTGATTTGGTGTCACTAGGGTTCCAATGGAAACCAAAAAAATTGTAACCACCTTTTATACGTCTACCTTTCTCACCATTATTATTCCAGAAGATACGTTTTCGTTTATTAACCTCGTATAAATACGCTTTAAATATAGTATTTTTTTTGTGGTTTTCAAGGTCATTAAAACAATCCATACTTACATTACATAAACCATAATGAGAGTCGTGTGGTACACCTTCTTCAATTAAATGTAGTAGGTGTTTTTTCATTGTCTGAAGTATAGGTAACATTACTACTTTTTCATCTTCCATTTCTTCTTCTGTTTTCATATTATCTTATTTAGATTACAAATATATGACTAATATTTCACATTACCAAATATATTATAGATATTCGGCTAATTCAATCAACCATTTCTCGTTTTCCACATCTTCATGTAACTGGATAAGGTCGGTGATTAGCTCATTGAATGTATTACCTGTTACCAATTGGGATTCAGGATTCGGTATGTTAGCGTATGCTTCAAGTGCCTCATAAGCTGAATCATACAATCTCTCATCGTGTATAATAAGTTCAGGTGTACCATACTTATACTCACATAGATATAGGATTCCCCTTGTCGTCATAGGTATTTCAGTTCCTAATTTAGTTTTCAATACTTCTTCAGTTAGCGTCATAGTTTATAGATATGTTATTTTTCTTTTTTTAGGTTCAGGTTTTTTAAACCACTTTACCCTAGCTTTTTTTATTTCTAATTTATGTTCTTCAATTGCTTTTAAAGCCTTACCTTTGCTCTTATATGTGACATCGGTTGAGTAACCACCATGAGTCTCAGCACCAAACATATTTTGAGATGTGTAGCTATGATACTTTTCATTGATTGGCTTCCAAGATGGAATAAAAAACCAACCTATTATTAGGTATTTAACTTCATAATCCCAACCATTTTCAATTAATTTGTATCGTAAAGTGACAATCTCTTTTAGAGTTTCACCCATTCCAACAGTCCAGATAAAAAGTAATATAGTGGAAAATACTCTAGCAAATATTATCAAATCTCTAACTTTATATCCATCCTTATATTGAAGATTGAATGATACTATGACAGCCATAGTTAGTACTATGAACCATATTAATTTTATTAGGAATTTACTCATTTGGATAGTTTTTAGTTTTAATAAATACACCATCATGGATTATGATAATTTTAAGCCATCGCTTACCGATTAGTTTAAGAATTTCTACATAGTGTTTGTACCAATCTTTTTCCATGTGCATTTCAATAGCATTATTCACTTCATCAATACCAACGTTATTGCGTGCTTCATTTAAGCTACCATACTTGGTAGTGCTTCTATAAATTTTATATCTATCTTTAGCCATGATTCTTAGTTATAAATTCGGATGCTTCTTTAACTCCACCACCTTTGATGTAGTTTGGGTAAACTACGTCATTGAAATGCTTCAGTTGTTCCATGTACCAATAGCCATCTTCAAGGTTTAGTACGGACATTCCCTCTGCGGGGTCATATTCCATATCGTGTTGTGACTTACCATTAGCATTCATATGTTCATCAGCATAGCAAGTTGCCAGGTATCTTGCGAACAAGAACATCTTTGTATTTGCATATAGGTCTTTTTTATTCATTTTATTATATTTAACCCCAAGGATTTGGATTATATGGTTTAACTAGTGACATGTCAGTTATTAATACACCCGTTTCAGCATCAAACTGTAAGCTATGTAGAGGACATGTAATAATACCATCCACTGGTATTTCATTTGATAGGTCAAAACCTCTATGTGGGCATTTACCTTTATGAATGCACTTATGCTTTAATTTAGAATTAGTGATTAGGTCAAGTGTAGTTTTACTCATCTGAGGTTCATCATTACGGTATAACTCTATTTCTTCAAGGTACATCTTATAGTATCCACCAAAATCGACAAAGGAACCATCTTTATTAATGACTATCCTTGCACCACCAGACCTTCTCATATGCCAATCTTTAGGGATATGAGGTTGGGGTACATCGAATCTTGAATCACCATGATAATGTGACCTAGACTGTCCATTCTCCTTATCATTATGTGGGTGATTATGAAGTGCAATAAATTCTCTAGTTTTACCTTCAGGCATAACTCCAGTTCTATTAGCTTCACCTACAATACATAAGACCTTTTCTAATATCATACACCTTTTCTAAATTTCTCAATAGCTACGCCAATAAACATCACCGCAAAGAAACCAGTTAATGCCCATCTATGAAGTTCAATTGTCCCATCAAACTTAGTAGTCGTAATTGTATACCCACCTAGAGTGAAGAACCCAATTAAACCAAGTATTAGCGCACCATATGCTTTTGTTTTATCACTCATTTTTATCGTGTACTATGCCAATATAATCTTGGCGTTTTTGATATTTGTTTTTTTGTATATACAAAAGGAAAATAACCTCTTGTTTTCTCATAAGTTCTTGATTCTGTATAATAATAATCATTATCATCAGTTATGGGTTGTACAAGAATAGAGTAAGCTCTTTCAAACGATATATATTCTTTAGTATCTACAATTTTATAGTAAGGTTCATTTGGTAATAGATACCAAGGTAATAAAATTGTTAATGATATAACTATTATGATGAGTGTTTTCATATTATTCAGATATTTCATAAAACGTGTCTCTATCTTTAGGAATTGAATTCCAATGTTTCTTATATTTGGAATTCCAATTAAATATTGTTGCAGCACCCAATAATATTATATTGGTCGCTAGAATACTACCAAATGATGCGTGATATATAGATACGCACATTAGTATTGAATATACTAATAGTAATGAATAATTTGCAATACCAAGTGGTGCATCGGATTTACTTGAAAATTTCTCTAATGTAAAATACTTGGTAATTTTATTAAAGTTAGAGAAGTCATTACCTGATGAATAAATTTGTGTGACATTACTATAACTTAATATAGCCATACCATTAGCTCTTTCATTATTATGATTTTCTTTATAAAAGATAATGAAAGGTTCATTTATTCGTTTATCACTCATAGAGGCTCTAAACCACTTCCTATGTGCCATGATGTACAATCTACTAGTTGACATAATAGTAGAATCATTTTTTTTTGTGAAGTCTAGAATTGCTTTAGCGGCAACATCTGGAAATATCCCTTTGAAGGAATCGATTGATACCACTGCGAGGAAATATTTATTGCAAATTGCTTTAAGGTGTGTGCCTTTGAAAGTTTCAGCACCATTATAGAATTTAGAAACGGTATCAATTTCGATAGTATCTTTCATTTGCTCTTTAGCAAAATCACTTTGACTTCTAATATTTAGACTTTCAAATACTATATCAGTTTCTTTTGGCGCACCAAGAAGTAATAACTCTTTTTTGTTAGACACTCCAGCTGTTTGTGATTTTTTACCTAATACATTATTCTTGTGTTGGTATAATATTTTTGATGTTTTTGACATTATCTTATATGTATTGAGTTAATAATTCAACTAGGTACAATTTACTAAAGAATGTTACTTTAATAAATGGCATTATATTTTCCACAATTAACAAGGTTGCAAGTGCGTATATTGATAATTGTGTGGTTTTAAATCCTATTAGAGTTAATTTATTTCTAAAATAATTATTCATATATAGGATATAAGCTTTACCTTTCTTATACTCTATCTCTTCTTCATCTCTAATTTTATTACTTAATATTGCAATATCTTTTGGTGTAATGAAATATTTTGATACTTTACTAAATCCGACCCATAGTAAGAATAGCCCAAATAGAATTGGGATTGCAAAGCTAATCGATGTAAAGATTATGAATTGTCTTACAATGATAGTACTTTCTTTTACTAACATAGTAACTGCGTCTTCTACTATGGTTATACTAGTAGAAACCACATCTTTAGAACCTTCTACCACTTCTTTGGTATAGTGAACAAAAAGGTCTTTAATTGAGTCAATATCGGCTAAATTGGATAGCCCGATAAGGTCTTTGCTTGTGTCTAGTACTTCATCAAAAACTGAAGCACTTTGTGATAATGTTGTCAATGATACAAAAAGTATCATAATTAATGTTGTTAATTTTTTCATTTAGTTTTATTTTAGTTTTAATTTATAATATAAGTTAATCGTCAAAGTAGTTGATTTTAAAGTTACGTGGTAGTTTTATAATAAATGAATCTCTACCTACAGTATTTCTAGTAAAAGTACCTTTATTACTACTATTCACTTCAATATATGCTTTGGGTTCTGAACAATCACAAAAACTTATATCTAACACATTGCTACGTAAGTCGTGCCAAGATTCTACTTGTCCAGACATACTAGATAAAGCTGTTAAATGATACTCTGATTCATCATCAACCCTAAGTGACATAACATCTAGTGTTTCTGTTTTTTTAGTCCTAATCTCTGATTTATCTACAGATAAACCTATTAAAAAATAACATCCAGTAAATATCAAGATGAATGATAATATAGTTAAAAATGTTTTCATAATTTTCGTGATTTATTTATTTTATACAAATATACAACATTAAAATGGAATAACCAAATTTATATTAATCTTTAAACACTTCAATCACTACTTCTTTCTCAATCATATCTGTAAACTTACCATTATATCTTGTGGCTTTAACCAAATGATTATCTACCCAATGATAGTTTCCACCCCGTGGTTTACCAAGTAGTAGTGTATGGTATTTAAAACCATGTTTTTTTAACCAAGTTTCAGTTACTTCACGATGTTCTTCAGTACGAGAGGTAAAAAAACATATCATATGACCTTCATCATACCATTTATTTAATGTTACCAACGCATCTGGAAATGGTTTACATGTAGACATACGTTTTGGGTCCTCGTTTGGCACATCTTCAGTGATAGTACCATCTATATCTATTAAATAATTTTTAATGTTACCAGATAAAACGGGGCTTATATATTTTCCTTTTTCTAATTTATTAGTTAGTATTTCTTTTTTACCCATAGTCTTATATTTTACCTAATTAAATTGTTAAAACTTAAGTTATGTGGTGTTGGTTTACCTTGTTTCATTGAGACAAAGGTCATATTGGCTGAACAAATTTGTTCCATCTCACCAATTGGGCTTTCTCTTGTAACCTTAACTCTAATACTGATTGAACTTGTACCTAATGATTTGATAGTTGCCATCATAGAGATAATATCACCTAAAAACGCTGGTTTCTCAAAATTAAGTCTATCCATTGATGCTGTGACAATCATATCACAATCAACACCATAGGTTGCTCTTCTAGCTATTTTAGCTCCAGAGTAATCAATATTATACATTAACGTACCACCGAACAGAATGTCATTCTTATCGTTGTTATTTGTGTTATTATTGAAGTTACAATCCTTTGGCATTACGACAAATGAGTGTGTTGCTTCTAACGTTGAACCATTATATTTATTCATCTTCTTTTTTTAAGTGTTCTACAAAACCTAACCATATTTTATCCCAAAATTGATTGAAACTTGGAGTAATATCTTTTATTAAATCTGGTTGATGTCCTTCCATATGCAAAATGTTATCACAATTCCACATGGAGTGAGTGAATTCATCTTTATCGTATGCACTTTTAAGATTATCTAATTCTTCCAATAAAACTGATTTAAGGTCTGGATAATCTTCACTATATTCATCAATTCTATTCACTAGATTAGAGATAGTTGCATTGTGGTCAAACCAATCTGATTCACCGAATTTACCAGCTGTATAATGAATATCTAAACTACATAAAAATTTATTAAATGATTCCCCACAAGAACCCCAATAGTATGACCAATTGCCATAGTCGGAAGCTATTTGTAATCTACCACTTGACTCACCTCTATCTAATGTAATGTCTGCCCATGCACCACCCTTAAGACCACGAATTTTATATACCTCTATTTTTTCTTTTGTTATTTTCATATTATAAGGCATTTGCCATTTCTATTAATTTTTCTTTTAATTCTAGTTTAGAGGTTGTGATATTAAGACCTTTAAGTTTATTGATTGATAATTCTACATCACCCATTAACATCTTATCAGATAGTTGAATATCTTTAATTCCCTCAGTAAGTAGGAGTGGTTTTAATAGGTTATCAATGGTCTTGTGAATATCCTTAAAATCAAAGGATGATTTAGTTGTAATCCATCCATTATCATTAGCACCCGCTAGGGATAATTCAACCACTTTATTTTCTTCGTTAATATTATACCAAATTTGAACTGAACTAACAGTTAGCCCGTAAATACTTTCTCTTGTTGGTGTGAAGCAATCACGCATATGTTCACGTCTATACCCATACTCTCTTAATTTATCGTAAACGAAAAGGTCTTGTGCAAATCCTTCTCGATAATTAGGGTTGTAGTAAGAACTATCGTAATCAATTATGTTTAAATACTCTTGAATTTGCTCCAAGAGAACTTCAATTTTACTAGTTGGTATTTTATCTCCAAGTCTGAAATACCCACCATCTTTAGTGACGCTACAAATATACTTATATACGTCTCTACCAGTGGTTTGAACCTCTAGTGTACTTAAATGATATTGTTTATCATTCTTATAAACTCTATAATGTAATTTTAGGTCTTTTAATGTCATCAGTTTAAATTTTATCGTATCCGTAAGCTATCTAATATTCTATGTTCTTTTCTAGTTAACTGATTAGGCAATAAATCAATATCATCCCAATAGTCATCGTTAATTTCTAGTTCAAGTCCAACAACATCAACACCAAACAATCGTTTAGCGGTTTCCTCCGATTGAAGTATCGTTTCATCAGCATCTTCATAATCACCACCAGTCATATTTTCTGAAGCGGCTCTTACCGTTTCGGTAACCCAAGTACGGTATTGAAGTTTTAAAGAGTCTGGAATGAATGTTTGAGTCTTTAGTGTATATCTAGGGTATGGTGACTTATAAGGTTCTATACAAGAATTCATCAACATAATCGTAAGTAATAATAGGATATATTTCATGTTATAGTTTTATTTTAGTTGTTCTTAAAGTGAATACACTATGACCATCAACGATTGATTTATTGACTATTTTAATAACCTTTTCCCAATCATTGACATTTACGTAGTAAGAGTCTTTATTGACACCACCACAACCATAATGCCCTTCACAAGAGTTTAATATTTTATTAAATGTGTATGAATACATGGCGATGGGTCTGTACTTTGCACTTGTTTCGTGGGTATTTCCGTAGTATATTGTTCTCATAACATATATTGTTTTAATATTCTACAAATATACAACATATAATTGACACTACCAAATTATACTATCTAAAGTTTTGGGGATTTAAGTGTTTTACTATCAAGATGTATTGCGAATCTATAGATATCCGAACTAATTCCACCATTTTTACGTGATAGAAACTCAACCTTTCTACATGTTACTTCTTGTAATCGACTAATGTAGCTTGGTGTTACTTCCCAATCATGTGTATAACTACCACCAACACAATGCCCTCGCATTTCGACAATCAATCTTGTTTCATTCATATTAAGAAATCTGTTGAACTTTAACTTCCATTTCTTATCTTGTGGCTCAACTTTCTTAATGTTATTTAACATTATTTTAGTTTGATTATCAGCTTTGGTCACATAAAGTTTGTGGTATTTACTAAATTGGGCAGCCCCATTTTCAAAGAATTGATTATCAACTATATAACCAACTTTTAGAAGAGCATTTATAAACTCTTCAGGTATGCTTTGGTCATATGGAAGGTCCATATAATGGTCCCATTCCCTACCTTTTACAGGTTCAGGTAATGAATCAATTAGTACACTATCAATAAACATATCAAAGGTGTAATAGTATGCTGTACCAGCACTTCTAGGGTCGTTGGTTACACTGATTTCTAGTGTGAAATCATCAGGTGCTTGGAACTTGAATGATTTACCAAATCTGTATGGTATTTTAACGTTTTTCATATACTTTTCTTTGTGCTAAGTAGTTCACACTAATCTTAGCTTGTGGAATTGCTTCGTGTACGTAGTCTGTATCACCACGCTCAATCATACTGATTAAGTGTGTGATAGGGCTTAACTTGTTTCTGATATCAGGTACGGTTAAAGTCCCTTGAATCTTATCTGGAATAGTAGTTTCCAGATGTCTTAATACGTTATAAGCATCAGAACCTATTCCGTAACAAACTTTTTTTGCTTTAATATACGCTTTAATATCTTCAGCGATGTCGTTTTTAATTTCCATCTTCTCCTTCAATATAAGCTGTTATGGTTTCTTCTAACTCACATGTAGGAAAAGTATTTAGAAGTTCTAATCTACCAGCCAATTCATTGATATACTTCTCTTCAGCTTCTTCTTTTGTATCAGCTTCAACCTCGTAGATGTTTGCCATCATTACTAATTCCGTCTCTTTAATTTTAAATATTGCCATTATACTAATTCTTTAATTTCGTTAAATTGTTTAACTGATTCGTCCACTTTCTCAGCTAAGTCCTTGAGGATAAACTTATGAGTTTCTTTGTAGTAGCCTGATGATTTAAATATATCTAAATCAAACTCATATAGAAGACAATCGATAGCGTCCTCAGCTTCACTTGTCTTTATGAAATTTCCTATACCACCATGCCAAATACAATCTTTACCAGCTACGATGCAATGACCTTTATCTAACAGTTTTTCAGCGATTCCTTTCGCCCCAGCATATTTCTCATTTTGAAAGAAATTGGTTATCATAAATTCTCTTTGGTTCTCAGTTAGTTTCTTTTTCATGTAATTGTTTTTCAAGTTCAACTATTTTATTTTTAAGTCTAAGTGAACGTTCTCTACTTTCATCAACCCAACGTCTATACGTGTCACGTTCCTCTTGAAGAGGACCTAATTCATACTCACATGCTTGGTTATACCCATATAGGAACACAGAGTTAATAAAGGTACTTAACGCTTCATCATCTTCATAGACATTTGCATATCTTTGTTTGATGGTTAGAGAAGTTGAACAAATTCTATTATGACTATAATCCACACCTTTCCAATCGAAAGATTTCAATTCAGTATTCTTAGCTTGTTTAAGTAATTTATTACCAAATATTTTCTTGAACAATTTAATTGCTCCTTTTTGATAATCATCGTATGATAATTTAGTTTCCATATCTTATCGATTTTTATAGTTAACAATACTACCATAAGTGATATTTAATGTATCATCTACACAATTAGAAACAGCGTACCCATCTTCTCTTTTAATCCAATTCTTAGCCAATTCTAATTTGTCATCAACATTTCTAGCCTCCCACAATTTAATGATATCATTATCTGATAGGGTTTTTATTACTTCAATTTCTTTATTCAAATGGGAATAATGTCTATTGTTTGAATGTCTTGTTGAGACTAAAACATTTACTTTATGTTCATTAGTTTGAACTTTACCGTTGTTATCCATGTTATGATTTTTACTTATTGTTCCACAAAGATAAAACAATTAATTGGTTCTACCTAATTTAATGCGTTTCTTTTTCTACGTCATTCATCATATTACTTTCCCACCATTCATGTAGGTTATCACGCCAAGGTGTGTCAGTCATACCCCAAGTGTAGGATGAGTCTCTAAGGTCTTTTGGCATTACAAATACGAGGATTTTCTCTAATTGAGCTTGATGATAGGTCTTATCGGTTAATTGATATAACACATCACTCATTGAATTCCAATCGTCACCATGCTCACGTCTAGCCTTGTAGATTTGATATATACTCTCAGATAGGATTTCAATCTTCGTTACATCACCCATGGATACGTTAAATAGAATACTATCCATTTCTTCTATCCCTATCACTAGGTTAAGAGGTTCTTTACCCATCCATAGGACGTATGAGTTAGGTCTGTCAGCTCCATATTCGTTGATGATAATAGCCAAACTGGTTTTATCTATCAACAATGCAGTAAAATCTTTTATCGTTTTATTCATTTCTTAATCTTTTTATTTCAGCATCGACATCAATATCTTGGTCACCCCAAAATAATCTTAATCTATCTAATTTAACTTGGAGGTTGAATGGTTCACCTTTTATTTTACATACAACATTACTAAGTATGATGTCTGTCATATCATCTGCATGATGAACACCCATATCAAAGAAGTGTGTTCTAAGGTTTGAGCCAGACCATAAGCCCCAATTATTTCTAAGCCATCTACCTAATACATGATGCATTGAAACTGAATCAAGTTTATTGGTTTTAATATCCGCAATGTTTTCACTTGAAAGTCCCAATAGAACTTCAATTATAGCATCGTCTAATGTGTTTGGTATGTTCATTAATCCACTTCGTTATAATAGTTATATGGTTCATATGATTTCTCATATTCTTTGATAAAATCTCTTCTGACTCCCACCATAATATCTACGTTTCCACCATCTGAACCAGTTGCTCTACGTAATAGGAATATAGATGCTTCACAAGTAAGAATCTTAAAGATAAGGTCAGCTTGTGCAAGCGATACTTTTTTGGGGTCATTAGTTTCATCCCAATCGATTTCTCTATCCATTTGTTGGAAGTATTCTTCGCTATGTAGTATTTGTAAGGTTACGTGCATAATTGTTATTTTTTATGATGCAAATATAATGATAATAAACTTATAAACCTAATTTTGTTTAATAATTATAAACAATCCAACTGGATAGGTTATCAACCACACCTTGAAGAGTATTAATTTCAATCTTTATTCCGTTGTATTCTGAAATACTCGATAAATCTTTATTTTGTAGAGTTAAGATTCTAGCTTTATAAGTAGCTACCAAATGCATGATATTAGGTGGTTTAATATCCGATTTCTTCTTTTTTACATCTTCTTTCTGCCTAACTTTATCATCTCTATAATCAACAGCCATTGGGCTTGAGATTGATTGTGAAATAGCTAAATTAACATCGTCATTCGCAATTTTAATTAACAACTTAGCTAATTGAAATATAGACTCTGGACCATATTTCTCTAATAATTTCTCCGCAAATTCCTCAGTATCAAGCTCTTCAACTTTTAACGATGGTTCGTCAAGCTTAGCTTTAATTGCTTTTACTATATCAGCAAATTTAGCGTGTGCGGCATACTCATGGTTAACCTTTACGTCAACCAATTCTAACTCATCAATAATTCGTTTAGACGCTTTATCTAAGACATAGGCACCATGTTGTTGTAATAGTCCATCTTCTCGATTACTAGAATCAATATCTTTACCAATTGCTTTCTTTAGGACTGCTTTAAAAACAGTTCTATCTTTCCAACCAATTTCAAGTATCTCTGTAACCAAGTTACACACTTCATTTACAAACTTATCTTCTATGTTATCAGCACCCACTTCATTTCCTATTGCTGTTGAACCTTCAGGTCCGTTGTCACTATTTTCCCCGTATATTTTATTCATAATATTTTTTTAATGTAATCTTTAACCATGTATATCACGGTTCTGTAGTATAATTTAATTGTAACTAATCCAGCTCCACCACCACCTAAGATGATGAGTAAGTCGATAAGGTCGAAATGTGAGTGAGTGTCACCACATAACCCTAATAAGTGTAGAAATGCATCCATTATTTAAAACATGTTTGTTTACAAGTTATACGTCCACATAGCGCACAATGACCTTGTGTGTCATCATACATCGTAAATTCACCTTCTTTGCTAACAACCGTTGATTGTTCGGGTATTAATAAATGACTTACACCATCAATCTCTACTCTTTTTCCAGTATTATCTCCCCAATCGTTATCCATTTTTTTTAGCTTTTAAAATTTTCTTTTTAAGTTGTTCTATCACATGCTCATGGTAATCTTCATCGAATCGTTCAATGATTTCTTCCCTCATTGAATCTATTGCGCTTAGAGTTAGACTAGGATTGTAATCTTCATCAATTGTATCAATCACACCTTCTTTGACTAGAGTTTTCATAGTATCTAGTTCAATTTCATGAAAATGGATTGTGTTCATATAGGTTACAACCAATAATCTATCTTTCATTTCACCAACATATATATCAACATTATCGGCTAGATATGAGTTTCCTAACTCATCAAATAAAGTTCCTTTAATTCTCATATATACTTGTTGGTGTTTGGGTTCTATTTATTTCGTCAACCTCTTCAGGTGTTAACATTCTTTCACGTACACCTTCATGGGTAACAACCCTTGAAGTCTTTTTGTTAAGTCCGAACATCCACTTGAATAACATTGTTATTCCAAGAACGAGTATGTTCAAAAGATTGAAGGCTAAAGCGAAGAACGTGAATAAAAACGCAAAACTTCCACTTCCACCTGAACCTCTTCTTGAAGATGTTGATTTTATTGAGGTTAACCAATGTTCAGCTTCCAAGTCATATCTTAACCTTGTGGTAGACGAATTATCATTCGGTCTCCATTGGTAATTTTGTCTTTCTCCTTGTGTTGGCATAATATTAGTATTTAACTCTTATATGTAAATATACGAAATTTTATCGACATATGCAAATAAATTCGTATCTATTTTTTATCACTAAATTTTTCACTCATAATTTCGTTGTAAAGTGCTAGAGCATTTTGCTTCCTTCGCAGCTTTTCTTCTTTGCTTCTAAATATTTTGTGGTATCTAATTTTAAACCACAATCTCATTAATTTATATCTAATCATAACTTACTAATTTATCTCTAAATGCTTTCACACCATCTCTTACATAAGCTGTTGGTAATAAGTCATTGAAGGTATTATTAATGTCTTCAATCTCAATTGGTGTGTAAGATACTCTTAAGAAACATCTTTGAGTTCCAGCACTAATTTTAGGTCTTCGATGAATAACATATGGGTCAAAACCATATACGTTTTTGGCTTTCATAGTTAGCACTTCATCCGTTGTTATTCTACGTTGGAAGAAGTCATGAACGTTATGTTTAGCACTATCGAAGTTATCAGGAAAATTAAATGTTTTCTCAATATATTCAGTTGGTAGTACATCAGTCCATAGGTAATTTTGTTCGGGTAAGTGAGTAATGGTTTGTGAAAAACCATCTACGTGCCACTCATCATCGGTTACAGACTCCACAAGACCGTTTCTTACCGTAAGATATACAAATGGTTGCTTAACCCCTATTCTGTCTTGGTGAGCTTTAGTTGTATTTATAAATGGTCTAACCCATTCTAATTCTGTTGGGATTTGGAATTCACCAAATGTACGTTTGATTAGTATTCTTAAGACATATTGTCTTTCCGATGGTACAACTAAGTTAAGAGGTCCTAATTCATCAACTACATTCAATTCTGAATATTGTCTTAGATTAAGTGCATTATATGCTCTATCCCTTAAGTTAGTTGTTATCATTATCTAGCGTTTTTATAATTATAGAAAGTAATTGCACTAAAGATAGAAAAAAATATTGTAAAAACAACATCAAAACCATCCCAAATAGTTTGTGCAACTATTTTATCAATTACTCCTAACCCAAAAAATACTGTTAGACCGAAGAACATTGAAGTGAATTTATATTTCATAATTATTTATTTAAACTATTAATTAAATTATCTAATATTTTAATATTATCGTTAGCTATCCAAATATATTTAAGAATATATAATTCTTGATATATAAAACATGAATAAAACGTTATGTTAAATATTGAAGGGATTAATATTCTATTATGCCTTCTCATTAGTAATAAGGAGTTCTTATTACTTTCTTGGTTATCTTTAACTTTATTTAAAATTGCTTTCATCTTATTTAGATTTAAGTACTGGTAACAAACTCTTTTTCAACTCTCTAATAGCTGATTTGATTTTACGGTGGTCAGCATCTGAGAAGTTCACAGTTCCTTTATATCTATCAGATACACCTCTGTTAAGTAAAGTCGATGTCATAGCTTTTAAATCACCTAATAACAACATTGACTCTTGTGCTGATGTTGGTATACCACCTTGTGCTTCAACATCAACCTTGATTTGGTTTTTACCATATCGTCTAGGTGTAGTTCGAGTTCCATTTATTTTCTCATACACATCGAATTGAGCATCGTCAATCAATATGATTGATACATAAATGTCGTTAAGTGTTTTAATTGTTTCATCAGCTAACGTATTGGCTTCAGCTTCACTTAATAATTTCGTAAAGTTAAAGTTATCTGTTTTAGCATTGTATACTTTTTGAAGCATACCATCCTTTTGGATAACTTTAATCGTTTTGATTGTGTTAAATTCTAAAGAATCAGTTTTCATAATTTTAATGTTTTATTGTTATTATGGTACAAATATAAGGATAATAAACATACAAACCTAATAAAACCTGGTTTATTTTTAATCTCCTATCGAATCACCTATGGTTAGAGCCATTTGTTTGGTTTCTTCCTCCATTTGTTTGGTTTCTTCCTCCATCATTTGAAGTTTAATCTTCAACGTCTGGTTTCTACCACCTAAATAAGAAGTGTATAAATTTTCCCAAGTGTTGGGTTTTCCTGTATCGGCTATAAATCCAACAAGTAGTATAATTCCCATTGCTATTGTAAAAATAATTCCCATTGCACCAAATGCTTGTTCTGTCATAATATTTTAGTTTTCACAAAGATACGTATTAAAAACGAAAAAACCAAATAAAATTTCTTCTATTTGGCTCTTTTTATTATTTCTTTAATAATCTCGTCATGTTTATTGACGATTTCTGTAGACCGCTTCTTGGTTTTGTCCATGGGTCTTTCTAGCGCAGATACGAATGATTCTAACAACGTATGGTTAATCTTAGCTTCTCTTCGCTGGTATAAGATATCTTTTAGTTTCATGACCATTAAATGCGAGTCGGTCATATATTCTATACTAGTTCCCTCTATATTATGATAATGATTTGACAGTTCTTTATCAATTTGGGATAGTTCATTTTTAGCTTGGAGTCTAAGTTTTTTCAGTTGGTCAAAAGTCTTATGGATATTATCGATTAGACTTTTAATGTCTTGGGTATTCAAACGTTTATCCAATTATTTCCCTTCTCTACCTATTGAATGACTTATGGTTGAAGAAAAGTTCATCAGAATCTTTTGGACTTGTGATAATTCATCTTCATCAAAGTGGTATGTACCACCTTCATCATTTTGCATTCTCTTAACTTTCTTTCTGAATTTGGACCTATTAGTAGCTTCACTATTACCTCCCCATTCATCACCTTTCATTCTACGCCCAATTGCAGCGTGGTTAATCAAGTCATTATCTAATAACTTAACTATTTTCTCATATTCATTATCTGATTGAGCATCGTCATTAGTTTTAGTGCTAATGGCGTGGTTAATATGTCTATTAGGTGCTGATTTTTCTTCCAGACCTATTGTATTTTCTCGTAATACTTTCTTTATCTCGTTTTTTTTCATTTTTATAACTTTTAACTCATTGAGTCTATACTATAAATATGAAAAAAAGCGAGAAAAAGCTTATAAAATCAGAAATTTTGTGTTAATTCTAAATACTTTGGTTCATTCCAGAAAGTAGGCATACCAAACTTCCGCTTAAGGTCGCCTTGACCTTGATACCAATTAACACCCATGTTATGTAATAAGAATTTAGTGATAGTACCTTTTATTCCAGTACCCTTATATTCAACCTCTCTTCCAAGAAGTTCATTACAATTTAACGTTCTTGTGGTTGCCATATTAACTTGGGTACAACCGTTATTATACCATCGATTTGACGGATACCAATAACCATTAGGGTATAGAGTTCCACCACTAAAAGCCATATGTTCTTTAGGATACCAATTACTTTTATATAATTCTAAAGTAGTTAGGTAAAACGAGCTAAGCCCACTATCCGCTAAGAAGTAGTCAGTATCGTTAAAATAAGAATTGTCCCTATATTTAAGTAGTTCTTTCATATAGGGACAAAGATAATAAAATTTATTGAGATATACTAATTACTTAGTTTTATTTTTAATTGTCTTAAAGATATTTCTTTAACTTGTCTAACTCTCTCACTAGTAACTCCTAATAAGAACGCAATGGTTTTTAATGGTAATGGTGATTGACCATCTAAACCAAACGCTAACCTAATAACTTCTCTTTCAATGTCTTTATCCAATAGGTTTAGCATCGTATTTTTTCTATATTCACTATCTAGTTCGTCTACATAGTGTGAAGTCTTAATTACAGTATTATCTTCAATTGTATCAGCTAAAGTATTGCTACCAAAGTCATCATGTCCAACTTGTGCATCTAATGATGAGGTGTAATTATCTCTTGACATAAAAAAGTAATGTACTTCATCTTCGTTAAAATCAGGGCTAACGTACTCTACAAGTTCGTTATAGCTTGGTTCACGTTGTAACCTTTGTTCTAACGCAACATACTTACTTTTAAGTTTAGTAATGATGTTGATTTTGTTGTTAGGAATTCTGATAGTTTTACCGTTATCAGATATGTAAGCTAAGATATAACGTCTAATCCACCATACAGCGTATGATAGAAACTTAAAACCTCTTGAAGGGTCGAATTTCGTTGATGCAATCACTAAACCAACATTACCTTCATTGATTAAATCCTCAAGTTTTAGGGTTGATGTTTCGTATTGTTTTGCAACAGATACTACGAAACGTAGGTTATGTCTTACAAGGTCTTGCCTAGCTTTTTCATCACCTTCATGAGCTAGGTAAGCAATTTCGTATTCTTCTTCTGATGTTAGTATTTTGATTTGCTTGATATCATTAAAATAAGCTTTTAATGCATTGGTACCTCGACTAGTAATAGTCGATTGAATTTTAAATTGTTTCATTTGTTTATTTTTTCTTTGATTTGGGGATGTGCTAACGCACTGATTAATGGTGTACTTACGTACTGATTAATGGTGTACTTACGTACTGATTAATGACTGCTATCACTATCACGTTGAACGTGATGAATATGTACTGGTATTGGTTGCAACTTACCCCATTGTTGGAATGTCGCTTGGTGATGGTCTCTATCATCAAAGAACTCAATCATCTCTAAATTAGGGAATTGGTCTTGCAAAGATGATAAATAATTTATTTTAAATGTTAATGTATCACTAGCACCATTGTTAAACCTTTTATCACCAGTCAATACAACATCATCAAATACCAAATTATGTTTATCTAAGATGGCTTTTACTTGATTTGTTAATGGTGTAATTCTACCTGTACATAAGGCAACAAACGTATTTGCATTACCTTTGGCTTTGTTGAATTCTGCTAGGATATCATCAAAGACATTGTTAGGATAAATGTTAATATCTAAAGACTCTCGCTTAGACCACCACCCTTTGTGAGGGAAGTCTTCGCCAGTGGCTTTTTTCCACATCTCTTTACCAATTTCAGGCATTGTAGTATCTATTAAAGTTCCGTCAAAGTCGAAGACAGAAACTTTTGTAATTTCATTTTTATTCATATCTTAATATAGTATTTTTTTTGTTAAAGTAAATGTAAATTTACGATTATTTTTTGGTTAAATCTAATTTATTATGATGTTTTTTCACATTTACATCCAACTGGTACAGTATCAGATATTTCAACATATTCTAACGTACCTCTTTGAATGAATTCACTTATGAAATCGTTCCAATCTTTACAACACATATCAACATATTCGATATCATCATAGCTACCAACGATATCGTGATAGTAATCACCATCGCTGATGTCTTGTAATAATTTAACTGTTGCTTTCCTATCGGTTGGATGTGCGACTTTGAAGTGCCCATCGCTATCCATAATGACTAATAATTTCATATATTTAAAACTGTTTTTGTTGTTAATTCCCTATACTATAAATATCAAAAAATCTAGTAAAAGACCATTAAAATCAAGGTTTTTATCATTTTTATTGAAATGGATTCCAACCATTATATTGCAAATGTTTGACATTTGCAACCCTGTCGATATCTTCTTCTAATGGCTCATTTGTTATGATAACACTATCGTCCATATCCCAGAACCATTTATTTCCTTCTTGCTCAACTTCAATAAATGCTTCACCTTTATCCATTTTAAATCCAACTATTTTTAATATGTTTTCTTCTTTAAATGGAGTGTAAAATCTCTTAGCGTAATTACCCACATATTTCTTATAAAAATCTGTTTCTATTTTATCCATATCACTTTTTTTGCTTCACAAATTCACCTTTTATTAAATCAAAACCTTTAGATTCAACGTGGTCAACCCACACTTTTTTTTTCTTATTTAATGCTTTAATTTCATCTGTAATATTATCATAATGATTCTGATATTCTTCTCTTGTAAACTCACTCATGTTACCGTATTTTCACTCCTAATTCTATATTATTTTTGAGGAATTCTATTACGTCCTCAGATTTTGTTGTTTTCTTAAACAACATATTAATACCATGCTTTTCTAGGAACACAGCTTTGATATTTCTATCGTTGAAATCACCTAAATGATTCAATGTGTTTACACCACATTCTATAGAACCGCATTGAAATGGTTTCTGTGGTGTTATAGGGATTAAACTATCTTTCTTTAATGGGTTGTGAGTGTGTACAATAAAGTCATACTCTGGATTCTCACTAAGTAATAACGCTTGACTTCTAGCACCAACTGAAGCTTTTTTACTTCCTAAATACGTGAAAGATTTACACATTCCAGCAGTTGTTACATAGGTCATCCCATTTTCTCTCACATCATTATGATTGACAAGTCTTTGTGAAGATATAAAATCATTGGATTCAAATACATCACTTCTATAGCAAAAATGACCTGGTGTGAACCCATTGCCATTATTCTCTATATAACCACCATTATCAAGTAAAAATCCCATAACCTCTTTAAAGTTTTCAGGTGCATTTTCAAATGGAATATCTTTACCTACAATAAACTCACCTCTATGATACGTAAGACTCTGCCTCATTTCAATCATCTCACACAACTCTTCAATTACTGAATATCTAAGAACAGTTTCACCATAGATAGTTTCTTCTGGAGTGATAATCATATTGTTTCTAGTAACCGTATCATTTGCCAACACCAAGTTACATTTGGATGACTTCATCATCTTCAACGCAATAAGAAATTGGTCGTTTGACGTTTCATTGGTTGTTGTCTTAAAACCTACAAGGAAGATGTCAGGGCGTGCCTTTCTAATCTTACTTATGATTTTATCAGTTGGGGTTAAAGTAATCGTTAAATCACCCTCAGATGTCTTTAAACGTTTACCATGCCACCCATTCTCATTCTCATCAATCGGTAACGCTTTAAAATCACATAAAGCTACATTCATTACGATAGTTCCAACGGTTTTATCTTCAATTAATTCATCCAACGGTTTTATCTTCAATTAATTCATCAATAAACTCTTCAACGTCATCATTGGTCACCAACGGTGAACGCCAATCACACATCTTAGTCAAGTGTAATTCAGCACCCTCTAAACGTTTATGTATATGTCTAGCTGTAACACCAAATGCTGGTGCGCATAAACTTAAATGATTCCTGATGGGTTCAAATGTCCCACCACCTATTACTATAATTCTTTTTCCCATTTATTCCAATCTTTACAAAGTTCTTTTAATTGTTCAAACGTATAAACATCTGATAATCCACTAAATCCATCTAACATTTCTAATTCAGTAAAACCTAATGGCTCTAAAACTTTAATTTGTTCTAAAATAATATATTTTTCAAAGTCAGTATGTTTATCTAAAGGTAATACATATGGAAATGGTTTCATGTCTATCATTGTACTGCTTTTAAAACGTTATTAAATAATTCTTCAATAGTTCCATTATTTTCAATAATTACATCACACCAACTATGGTCACCCATTGAAGTTTCTGATTCATGCATTAAGTTTTTATATAACTCAGGATTAACTACCCCCAATTCTTCAGGGATATCATAACCCTCCGCATCGTTTAATTCTGTATATTCTGGAAATCTTAAATTAAATAATCTCTTAATTCCAATCAGCAAACCACCTCTACTTGATACGGCTTTACCTTCATTCTCTGGAAACCTAATATCCGTTATAATCCAATGTGATTTCTCAAATTCATATTCACTACCTCTAGCCGAATAAGAATTATAATCAGCAAATAATGCGTTGACCCATATGTTAGGATGAACTACCATTCTACCACCTTGAGTACCAAATATTTGTAGTATTTTTCTAGGTGTTAATTTAACTAGATATCGTTCTTCACACATATCATTATCGGGTTTATTGGGGTAGTACCCTCTTGGTAGTAGCGTACCATCACCTAATTGGTAGCACCACCATTCTTCACTCAATTCCTTTTCCTTATAATCTCTATCTTCAAGCTGTGCTCTTGTGCATCCTAATATCACACATATGGCATCTTTAAGTTTATCCGCACACTTCTTAATTGTATATCTTGGGTCCAAATTAACATACAGTTCAAACCCTTCGTATGTTGGCTCACCAACATTATCACCTATATATAGAAGCATTTCTCCTACAAGGTCTTTTCCATCCTTTATTTTACCACTAACACCTATTAAATTATTCATTTGTTTGTTTGTTTTCTGTACTCCAAATTTTTTAGCCATTTTTTTCTGCACAAGTTCAGCTTCAATAGCTTCAATTCCTTTATAATTGTTTAATACTTTTTCAGATACATCAATCATATCTAATTGCAGCTTTGAAAGATGTGGGTTACCCCTAGCTTTTCTAATAGAGAATTCTAATTCTTGTATTAATTTATTTCTCCTACTCATTTGTTTGTACTAATTTTACTGTTAACTTATTGAAATTATCGATTCTTCGCCACCAAAGGTACTCCAAGTTTCGGTAGTGTATTCTGTACCATCAAAAGCATCACGACAATTCGTTTGACGCTTCTCACCAGTTTTACTTTCATGAACACCACTAGCTTTAACACTAGCACCATTCAATTCAAAATTAGATGATGTTCTTATGACCGTTGCGTGAGGGTCACATTTTTGTAATTTTGCAATCAATTCATGTACTTCCATATCGTTTAATTTGTGTCCATATCATCATCTTCAATACTTTCTATAATAGTATATTGTGATGGGTATGAAGCTATTACACATTGTGATTCGTTATCCCAAAATTCTAAATGTGTGTCATGATAACGCACATTCGTAGCATAAATGCTCTCAGTGTATGACTTACCAGTTTTATACTTATTCGATGATGGGAATAAAATTCTTAAATTAAATGTTTTCATAGTGTAAATATTATTATTACCATTGTTATTATTGCTATCACTAATGCAAGTCTTGATTCTCTAAAAGTATAATAACTACGGCTTCTTCCACCATATTTTGGATTTGGGTCTGGATGATAATTATACCAAAAATCTGTCCAAATTTTATTTATTCTCCACCTCCACATTTTTGGTATTTTCCACATCATATTTTATCGGTTTATACTTCCATCAACATTGATACTAACAATAGCATTTGCTAAGTCAGTTGCAGTTGATATTACTTTCATTTTTCCGTCCATATCAGAACCTACACCCCTATGGGTAAGTGAATCTGAACATATAAATTGTTCTATTATTGATGCACCCAAGTTAAGACTTGCGTCACCACTTAATATTGCGTGAGTTACTAGTACTTTTACTGAAGTTGCCCCAGCGTTTATCAAAGCCTCAGCACCCTTAATCAAAGTACCACCAGTATCACACATATCATCAATCATGATAACATTTTTACCTTTAACCTCACCTAATATTTCAACACTATCAGTCTTATTGGCTTGTGTTCTAGTTTTGTCTATTGAAACGAATGACATTTTGTTATCATACTTCTCATATATACGGTCTCTAATCTTTTTAACACGTTTTAACCCACCAGCATCGGGTGAACATAAAACGGTGTTAACATCGCTAATTTCGTGTATAAATTCACAGAACAAATACTTACCTCTTAAATGAATTACAGGTATTTTGAAGAAACCTTCTATTTGGTCTGAATGTAAATCAAATGTGATGATTGACGTTGCGCCAACATCTTGTAATGAATCAGCGTAAACCCTAGCACCTATTGGTCCTCTACGTTGGTCACGTTTATCTTGTCTAGCATATGGAAAATATGGTAAGATAGGAATTATTTCAACCGCACTTGCTCTTCTAGCAGCATCAATTGCAAAATTCAATTGTTCACGTTTTAAAGGTGAATTAGGTGATGTCACTAAGAAAACTCTTTTACCACGAACTGGTGTTGAGAAATCAACGCAAGTTTCACCATCAGAAAATACCTGAATGTTGGCTTTACCCATTGGTACTTTATGTCTCATTGCAGCTAATCGTTCATAGACTTTATTGATAAGACTATCGCTTTGGTTCAAATTAATAATTACTGAATCTATTTTCATATATCTTATTTAAAATTAATTTCTACCTCTTTCAAAATCTTGTTTGTCTCTATAATCGTGTCCATTATCATAAAAATCTTGTTGTCTTTCAGACTCTTGTGGGTCAGGTTGTTCACACCACCCATCAGCTCGATTATTAGCCCCACATCTTTCACAATAAAACTCGTCAACATCTACTAGTTGTTGCTCTGTTCCACAATTCATACAATTATTTATTTTCATATCTTTTTCCAATTTTTAAGGTTCCACTTTCTTTTGTAAACCCCAACTTCAAATGTCTGAAGAAATAAAACTATCTCCAATGCCATCGGTAATTCTGAAAATAACCTTCCAATCTCACGCTCTTGTTCGTCAGAGTATTGAGTTCCATATTCATTAATTGGGTCAAAGTCACCCTCTGGTTTACCAAAAATCATAACACCAATATCTTCAACCAAGCTAATTCCACCAAATGGTGTTGTTGCCCCTTCTTCAATTACTGTACTTAGTTTATTATTATCATCTTTGATGAGTTCCCAATCTAAAAACTTTAGTAAGATTAGATGTTTAGCTTCAAGGTTAAATTTAATTATTGCCATTTGTGTATTTTTTATTGTACCATTGTAATTTAGTTAAATCTAATTTACTGTTAGGTGCTCTCATTTTACCACCAGATAAAAACAAGTTAATTGCTTTGTCCATTGGAATTATATTATTAGTTTTGTCGTCTTGACTTGGTGACCATCCAAGTCGTAATACGTAGTTTAATAATGCATCAGGGATGTATTGTGATAAATCCATTGAATCACTATCTCTCTTTGATACCTTCTTTCCTGATGGATGACAAACCAAACCTACGTGTGTAAATAATGGTAATGGCTTTCCAAATAAGTTAAAGAAGATTACTTGCTTATAGGTATTAACTATATGGTCAGTACCTCTAACAATCCAAGTTACACCATAATCCATATCATCAACCGCACTTGCGAAATTATATGTTGGCGAACCATCACTTTTGATAATCACTTGGTTTCTTATTAAGAAACCCAAATCTGGTGATATCTTAGTTTTAGGTCCTGTGATGGTATCAGTCCATTTTAAATCTGCATCATCAGCATCTAAACTATATGCGTGTACATTATTTAACATAACGGCACCATCACTTCTAATAGCTTTACCACTGTTGATTAAGTCTTGTGCCAAATCTTGGTATCGACTAAATCTACTTGATTGTCTGAATGTTAAATCCCATTTTAAACCATAACTGGTTAAGGAATCAAATATTGGTTGAATGAGGTCATCTTGAGAACGAGATAAATCTGTGTCATCGATTCGCACAATGAATGTGCTGTCGGGATTTTGATTGGCTATCAACCAATTAAAATACGCAGTCCTTAATGTTCCTATATGTAATTGTCCAGTCGGTGACGGAGCAATTCTTACGATGTGTTTCATACGACAAAGATACTAAACATAATTGATATAACCTAACGAATCGTTAAGTATTTTTCATTAATTTATCTACTGTTGCTGGCACTCCTTTAGTCGCCTTAGCATATATCAACTCAACATCATCACTACCAGCATGGTGAATACCTAAATCTGGTTTAGGGTCAATGTAAATCACTTTACAATCAGACTTACAAGCACCTAATATGAACATTGTGTAACCTATTGAGAATGATGTTCCTATAATCAAAAATACGTCAGCATCGTTGATTGCATTCAAAGCCTCAAACCAATGAAATGGTTCTTCACCGAATAAAACGGTATGTGGTCGGATTTGTTCACCATATTCATCTTTGTCACCTATATTCAAATCACCTTCAAGGTCTAATATTTTATCAAAGCTATCTCTACCTTTCATTATCTCACCATGAATATGTAATACGTTGGTTGAACCACCTTTCTCGTGTAAGTCATCAACGTTTTGGGTTACAATCGTAACCTCGTGTTTCTCTTCAAGTTTAGCTAGAGCTTCGTGGGCTATATTAGCTTCTACATTACGACACTTTCCACGCATAACATTATGAAATTCTAATACCTTTTCAGGTGTATTCTTCCAAGCTTCTGCGCTTGCAACTTCCTCAGTATGATACTCATACCACATACCATCTTCATGGTCTCTATAAGTGGCTATCCCACTTTCTTGGCTGATTCCAGCTCCAGTAAATACGGCTATTTTCATTTTCTTTAATTTATATCTCCACTCATTGTTTCTACGTCACCAGCAATCGATTTGCATTCTACGTCACCACTCATAGTTTTAACGTTTCCATCAACATTACCATAAACCTCTACATCACCTGAAGTTGTTTTAAGTGATTTAACATCACCATTAACTCTAATTTGATTAGCTACGTCAACATCTAATTTATCTATGTTTCCATCAACAATAATAGTGATTTCTTTAGACTCTTCACCGTCCGATAATTTACCATCGATGTAGACCTTATTACCAGCAACGGTAACGTTATTTCCAACATAGGATTTACCATTTATTGAGATAGTACTTTTACCACTTCCTTTAAATTTAGACTTAGTTAATCCAAAGTTATTCTTAAATATATTTTTCATCCAAATTTCTTTTTTAAACGTTCATACTCTACCTTTTCAGCCTTATTTTGTTCAGCAACTAATGCTTTACATTCCTCAGTTACTAACGCTGCATAAACACCAGCAGTGTCAATTTTTTTAGTATCAATAACCTCATGTATAACAGCACTTTCTAATGAATTTTCATCATAATAACCACCATAATCTTTAGTCCAAGATACGTCATCATCCTCAAAACATCTCATCATTGAAATGAATCTCTGACCAGCTTGTTCGATATCCTTAGCCTCTATTTCAACTGTCTTTTGACCGCAAGCTATCATATAGCCACAACCTTCACCATGTTGTTTAATTACTACTATAAATTTTTTCATATCTTATTTTATCTAAATTGAAAGTGTTTGCTTACCACTTCTAAAAGCTCTTTTTTAGCTTTATCGTTTAAAGGTTTCAAATCAGTTGGCTTAACTTTTAGGGTATATTGAAACGTTTCCTCATTGCATTTCCAGATTGGTTTACCTATCAACATTACTGTATAAACTGGAAAACCTATTGGTCTAACTGAATGACAAGTAACCTGTTTTAACATCTCGTAATACATCTCACCATGAACCTCCATTTCACAATGAATATGTTTATCACCAAACATATTCATAACACCAACACTATGTCCATATCCACCACCAACTGGTAGTACGTGAACCGCTGATTTCCAAGGGTGTGGGTGAAATAACGCTTCCTCTTTGGTACATGGATGAATCTTATGTATCAATAATCGATGTTCATCGTCATATTGCATCCATAATCTCTCAACACGAGGTGGTGTATAGTCCACATCTAACGTATTCCAGTTATCAGAGTCCAATAAAAGGTCACGTAATTCTTTACTCTCTATTTGTTTTAATTTATCTAACATAAGATTTATTCTAGTTCTTGTGGTGCATGAATATCTTCCAATCCAAATCCTACTGATTTTCTCGCATATTCTGGATTCTTTTTCATCCAATCTTGAACAAACCATAATTGCCCACAACCACCACCAATATCATCTTGACCAGCTGGGTCAAATGTTCTTGTTGAGAACCCTCTATCGGTTAGTTTTTGGTTGAAGTCATTGGCTAGGGTTTGTTGCCTTATATTTGATGCCGAAACACTTTCATCTTTTTCACAAATTACTGAAATGGTCGCCTCAAAAACATCAGGGTTAAACAATTCGGTAATTCTATCAGCATCTTCATCTGACGAATTGTCATCATGAGCGCAGTAATTATAAAATGGTTTACGACCTGTACGAGCTAAAAACACTTCACCAACCATTGATATTTCTTCAAGGGTAAGTTTACTCTTGAATGGGATTAAAGCATCTCTTTTTTCATCGGTGCTTTCATGTACAGAAAATTGTAATCCAATGGTATCTATTTCTTCAGCAAGAGCCATAAGAGGTTCGTAATTCACCTTTGGACCTACTGTACTGATTAATAATTTAGCTTGTGGATACTTTTCATTTAAAATACGAAAAGCTTTCTCTAACTCCTTATAGTTAAGCATTGGTTCACCCATTGACATAACCATAATTTGGAAATTCTGAATCTTACTAGCATCAACACTTTGACTCTCTAAACAATGGTCAACTTGATAAACAATTTCATCGGCTTTCAATGACCTAACAAAGAAGTCACCTGTACCACAAAATCGACAACCTACTGGACAACCACTTTGGGTTGAGCAACAGATTACCGTTCTTTTTTCATAGGTCGGGTATTTATACAACACTGCTTCAGCAACAGCGTTTTTGGTTGTGAAAACGAATTTCATTACGTTCTCATCAGTACTTTGAATTGCTTTAACGGCTTCGAATTTTTTCATAGATTTAATTTTTTCATGGCAGATTCTAATGCTTCTTGCATACTAGCACCGCCATTATAGTATTTAAGTTCAAAATCAATAGAACCATCTTCGTTGAATGAAGCACTGATAATATCATCATTTGGGTCTAGTTCCTCTTTTTTTATTATATATAGTTTATAATTGAATAGGAAGTAATTTTCTGCATATGCGCATAGTGTTCTTACCCAATCACCCCTATAAAATTCTTTGGAATAATCACTTACTTTATGACCTCCCTCATTGAATAATCTCTCAGCCGTTTCTTGAATGGTCTCGTTGTTTTGAGGGTGAACCTCATATAGAATACCTCTATAATGTACTATATCACTCATTTTTTAAATGGATGTATTTTACCGCCAATGATATTTAAATTCTCATCAACTTCAATGGTAATATGTCCATATTCCCCGTATTCGAAAATGTCTCTAGCATCTTCGTTTGAATACCCTAAATCGTTGGCTAATCCAGTCCAACCATCAGAACATTTAATATTTTCTAATTCAATTCTAGCTGTTTTACTCATTATATATTTCTTTTATTGTAAAATCTCTTAAACTCTGTTTATCTGGACCTAAAAATATATATAAGTCATCACCATAATCATATACCTTAAAATAACCAGAATGTTCCACTATTAAAACACCGTCACCACCTTTAATTTCATTCATATATTCCAAATTGTTTGTAAGTTTTCAAGTAAATTAGTTTTTATTATTGGGTGAACATGTGGGTTATACTTTATCATATATTCCATTTGTTCTTTTGTATACTTGGATTCTTCTTCACCTTTCATAATCTCTTTACACATCCATCCATCCATTCTCTTAATACCAAGTTTAAGATAAACTGAACCAACGTAAGCACCATTCCAACCTGACATATCTCGATAGACATCATCCCAATCAGTATCTTTAGTTGGGTATTCATGGAAAAATAATGTTGGGTTTTTCAATTCTAAAACTGACCTCCAATCACATTCGTATTCCTCTAACACCTCATTAATATCATAAACTATTTTCTCCATATATACCTTTAAAATGATTGTATATTGGTTCCCAATCGGTTTCACCGAAGAACCCAGCCTTATCTTCAAACATTACATTCATATAAGGTTTAATGTCGTAATTACCATATCCATTACTTTGTACATCAGGATTCTCATTCACATACTTGAAGTGAATACCATCCAATTTAAAAAGTCTTTGATACTCAACTATTTCATGTTGATGTGAGCAAGTATAGATGTTTAAATCTAGGTCAGCTCTACCAGTTAATAATTGAAGAGTTTCCTTAGCATAGGGATAATAGTTCAATTCCACATTACCCTCTTCATAATTAGGTTTGATTACAGTTCCATGTAAATCAAAGAATAAAAATATTCTATCCCAACCTTTCTTTCTCATGTGCATATATTCTCTATCAATTGTCTTGATAAGGTCATGCTTGGTGTTGGAGTAACGATTAATAACTTGCCAATTCTTAAGGTCGCCAATAGTATTTAAAATACCACATACTTTATTCATAGTGGTATTCATTTTTGTGAATCCTTTACTCGTTTCTAATATCAGTATTATTTCTTCCATAATTATTCATTTATATATGACCACTTAGTGATAATGAAATCTTTAAAATCATTTACATCATCGTTTAGTACGTCATCTTTAAGCCATTTATAGTCACCACTCATTATATACCAAGCAACGTCATGACGTTTACCATCACTTACTAACACATCAACACCTTCTTCGGGATATGTACTGGAATCATCTTCTATAAACTTAATCCAATTCATTATTCCCACTCAATCCATCCACTACCACCACCATCATTATATCCTTCACCCCATTCATCACCATATTTATCAGCCAATATATATGGGTCTTTAATACTTTCATCAAATTCAATATCTGAATTATATAACATACCTTGAACCTGTTCTAATGACGTACAGATTTCGGTTTTTGTCCCATCTTTTAAAAGTTCATAACCACCAATATGACAAAAACTGATTTTAATTTGATTTTCTGATTCTGATTTAATTAGTTTAACTAACTCTTTTGATTCCCAATTAACTTTTCTGTTAATGATTTTAATAATTTCGTTATGTTCCATCTTAATAGTTTTTAGCTTGTTTCTTAGGAGCATGAATTTTAAGTAATCTTCTACGCTCATTTAGAATAGCCTCTGAAGCTGGATAATTATGATTTGTAGCAGTTGTAAGGTTCAATGGCATTGAATCCCATTGTGTTCTTATTCTGTCTCTAGTGACCAAGAAGTTATCATCTTGTCCTACTCCAAATGGTTTCCAAATGTTACTACCATCGAAGTAAACCACCATTGCATCGTCACCATCTTCATGTTCAAATACGATTGTTTCCTTATTTTCTAAAGCCCAAGGTGTTCTTAGGATTTTAAAAGGTCCTGGAAGTGTTGTCTTTCCTAGGGTATCTGAGAATTTAACAACTCCTTCGTTGTCATCTCCTTTTGCACATAAAGCATATTTTGCTGAAGTGTTATCACGTTTAAGTGGGTTTCTTAATCCACCACCTACTCCGAATAATCCCCAAGCGTCAGGTGCAAATCCAGCTTCTAATAAAGCTTCAATGATTTCCCACATATCAGCCCACGTCATTCCATCACCTTCAATAAATCTAAGTGATGTGGCGAATTTCCATTCAACACCATCGATAACTTGAGTTGTGTATAAACCATTTCTTACAGCTAATCTACATAACCAAAGTACTTGTTCTTTCGCATTACCTGAATCAGGTCTTGAAACAACTACCTTATTGTTACCTTCCGCAATACTTCTTTTAGCAAGAGGTAGTATGTATTTTTCATTCGCAGTGTAGAAATCGTAACAGTCAGAAACCATTGAAATGAATTCTCCGTTTTGACAGAAATCATAAATCGCTTCATAACAGTCATTCTCTACGTCATACGCTTGTATATTTCTATGTGCTAGTGCATTAACTGAACTTCCGATTGGAACTCTTCCCGCATTTTCCCATGCTTGATATGCTCCTTGGCAGTTATCAGTTCCTGGAAATGTATACAAGTGAGCCATACCTAATACTTCACTTTCTTCGTTTGTCATTCCAGCTCTATCACCGAAATCTGTTAGCATAAGAGATGCTTTGAAGTGAATATCTTCTTCGCTCATGGTAGTACCATAAACCTTTCTAAGCATATTTTTCAACTTAGATAACCAATGTTCGTTTTGGGTAACACGTTCAGAAGGTGCCCACACTTTAAGAAGTGTTGACTCAAACCAAGCGGCTAGTTCACCCATACCGTTAACCATTGATTCTATTTGTATGATTGGTTCGTTAGGATAAACCACAGAACCGTTAGGCATTGCCTTAATTTTGATTGGTGGTCTACCATTGAATTCGTCTACTACTCTACGCCACATAGCTTCAGGAAAAGCATACTCAGCTAATCCTAATGAAGTCGCTTTGAACGTTTTCAAGAATTCTTTAGCGGTATCAATTTCTTCGTGAGTAACTGGTTTGTAGAATAATTTTTCTAAATAAGTTCCTAGACCTTCAAATATCATTCTATCGTCACCCTTATTATATAAGGTTGGGTTTACTGTTGATAGTTGTCTACGGAAGACAATATAATAAGTTGATTTCTCTTTAGCTTTCACAGATTGAAAACCATCTGAACCTACAGTGTAAGCATCAGCTTGTAATAGTCTTGGTGTGTCAAAGACTTTTCTTTGTGGTAATACCACTTCATTTACAGAACTAATTGTGATTCCTCTTTCTTTCTCCATTATGTTATACGTTATTGTTAATAATTTGTCTAGTTATTAGTGTTTTCATAGCTAGTTCACCTAGCCCTTCAAAAACATTTTTAAGTCCAATTTTTTGTTCCACCTTATAAATTTCTTTATCTTTAAAGTCATCTATGTTAATTGTAGTAGGCTTATAAGCTACTGTTGATGTGGTGTCAGTGTATTCAACTCTATTATGATATGCGTTCTCACTACGAAACGTTTTAATGGTTTCGACTGTATAACCCATACCTTCCAATATATTCTTCTTTTCTTCTTTTGAGTAATAAGGTAATTTCATAGTATTTGTTTGTTAATGCAAAGATACAACTTTTTATTTTAATTACCTCAGTTTTTTTAATAATTCTTCAGCAACTTCCATTGTCACATCTTCGTTATTTAAATCATCCACCATTTGAGTGATTTTATTATACACGTCCTTTTTAAATTTATCAATTGAATATAAATTCAATTTTTTATAGTTTTGCATTCCCCACCAAAGATAATCTTTCGCTGTAAATTGCAATGAATATGTATTATGTACTTTACAGATATTACTCATTGAACCTAAATTATCACATAATTCAACACTGAGGTTATCAATGACGAATTTATGAAATTTTCTAAATTCATTCCACTTACTTTTTTTGTTTGCAAATACCCTTGTAAATAATTTATCTAATATTTTAATATTGTTGTCAAAATCCATTGTTTATTTTTCTATTTCACGTCTTTCTATTTTGTAGCCAGAACGCTTTAATTTATTCATAAAAGGTCTTCTAATTTTAAATTGAATTACCTTCTTATGTGCTACACTTATAAATTGATTACCATCATCATGGTTATCATCATATATTATTATATCCTTTTTATCAAAGGCTTTTAATTTACCTTGTATTTGTTCCCAAGTTAATGCCATATTATAATGTGTTTAAATCAACTGATACCCATTCGTTATCTTCTACCCTAAAAGCCTCAACCACTTTACCATTTTCATATGAAACTTTTGATATATATTTTGAATTAAATGGGTTCATTATCATCACATCTTTTTCATTATAATCATCCATAGTACTTTCATCAAACCTAGTCCCTTCAAAAGTAGATGCGTTAAACATAACCATATCACTATCTTTAGGTATATTAAATGGATTGTAGTAAGACCCCGCAATACAAGCTCTAATATGTCTTTCTTCATCAGGATACTGATTCCATGAAAGGTCTTTAGTTTTAAAAACAAAATCTCTGTCGATTAAACTTTCACCAAATTCAGCAAAAGAATCAAAGTTTTGTTTTTTATTAAATACTTGCATCATCACCTCTCTAAATGAGTCACTATTAATATCGGGCATTGAGGCTTCAAGCCCTTCGTTAAGTTCAACTCCAGTTAGTAATTTGAATTGGTTAACCGCATATTCATGTGCAGCCGCTTCTTCAATCAATACATTATTAAAATAAACCTCAAAATCATCAGTTTCTAATATATTTAAAAGGTCTTCATTTTCTTTAATACGTAGGGTATGTCCTATCTCGTGAAGTAATGTATATAAGGTTAAATGTCCATTCCACCTATCTTTATAATAAATTTCTAACAAATCAAGATATACCTTTTTATGTGTAAAACCTAAACCAAAACGAAGTTTAACAGCTTCAACATCGGCATCAAGATTATCAAGATAATCTTTAATTGGTTCGTAATTGAAATCTGATATCTTGTGTAAGATAAAACCTATTGCCGCTCTAGCATTAAAAAACGTGTCCTTATTTTTCATATTATTTAGGTATAAATTCGGTGTTTTCTACTACAGCATCAGGGTCACGTTCCTCTATAAATGGTACGTGGAATCTACCCAAGTTAGGAACCATTTTATCAGTATAGATTTTCTCAATTAATTGAGTCATCAAACTTTGGTGTTCAGGCATAATTTCATTTTCAATACGTCTAGCTTCTGTGAAGTAAGATATATCGTGCCATTGCAAATCACCACCATTTGCAAGGTCATCAGTTGCTTTAGGATTACCAAAAACATATGATGTAAGGAATAAACGTGTCATAATACCATCTGCTTCTCTTCGATATCTCCAATCATCAACTTTTTGTGATAATATGTATCTTATATTACCTATGTGACAACCATTGGTTTCTTCCGAAGCCTCTCTAATAACGGCTTGTTCATCACTCTCATCTTCTCTATCTACAAACCCACCAACGAATCGCCAATGCTTCTCGTGTGGTTTTTTAGCCAATAAGAATTGACCCTTGTCGTTATGTATTGCTACGTCAACGGTTGAATAAGTGACTGGTCTACGTGCATAATTTGCATATATAACACCCGCTCTAAAACTAGAGTTAGGAAGAATTTCACTTGCTACCTTATCTCTTAGTTCAGTTCCACTTACGTTTGGAATATCAGTTAATATTGTTGTGGTATGTTTACCTTCGTAATGTGGTATGAATGAATCTCTACTACCGTATAGTAAAGCTTTTCCATCTCCGAATGGCGTTGATATTTGAGCGTCTAATGCTCTTGACCAAACTTCATCAGAACGTTGGTCATGTTGTGGTAGGATTACCACATTAGGGTATAATTTTTGAATCATTAACCTACGAGTTGCAAAGTCCAATGGATTTCTTCTCGTATTACTAATTTTAGGTACCCCTAAGAAGATAATCACTTTATTATGATTACTAGTTATAAGGTCAAGCATTTGTTTATGTCCTTCGTGTAATCTCTTCCCTTGAAATCTAGCTACTGCAACTCCGATTTCATAATCTTTTGGGTCAATCATTTTTTGTATTTCCACCATAATTACTCGTGATTAAATTGATTAATATTTTTGAATAAATCTTTGTTTTCAATAACAGATATAATTCTCTTTAGATGTTTTGCATAATAGCACTCTGAGTTGTTGGCTTCTTTTCCCATTATTTTATAGGTTGTAAAGAGTCAATTCTATCGTCAATATATATATCATAAAACCATGATTTATTTTGAACCTTCTCAACTGCGATAAGTTTATTAAAATCAACGATGTCCTGACCTATAGCTAAGGTCTCAAAATCTTGACCTATTGCCCTCAATCCATCTAGTGATAATTGATAAGAATCTCGTTCTGCAACTAAAACTTCATAATCATACTCAGATGTTGAAAGTTCAATCGTATTAAAAAATACGACAAATACCGAAATACTTATTAAAACCCATCCACCAAGTGATTCATAATCAGATGTAGCAATTAAAAAGATGCCGATAATAAGGAATATTATAAAAGTGATTTCTAAAAACATAATTTTCTATTTTTTGATTATTACTATGCAAAGATACTTAATATAATTGATATAACCTAATATTTTTATAAAAAAATATACAAGCCTGATACCTAACAGCTTTCTCACCTACCACACATATTAAAGGCTTGGTGTATTGGGGATATGTGCCCCGCAAGGTTACTGGGTTGTATCAAGACCTACTGTTAACCCTTTTTCAGTTTACGACTTGCATATTTATATATAAAATAACCCGTATGTCCCTATTAAACAGAGCAGATGAATTAATTGGTCAAACCCTATCATAACAAAAAAATTATGATAATTAGGTTCTATTTTTTTACTTTCTTTTAAGTATAATCTAGTAGTTTCTTTACTAGTAAAATAATCAGTCACCCAATGTAACCCCATATTCAATAAAACATATCCTATTATCAATGGTATTAAATGAAATAAATTTGTGCCAAATATGAACATAACTAACACAAAGATAAAACCAATAAAGAGCATCGTTTTACCGTATGCTAAGATATGTCTAGTCAACCAATAGGTGCTAGAGCTTTTATTGACAGCCATTTCACGAGATTGCATAACAAAATCAGCAATAAAATGACCAAATATAATGTACATTACTATTAATAGTTCTATCATGTCAATAAATTTTTAACAATACCACTTAAAGCCTTACCATCATACGTTCCCGCAAATGCTTGACTAAAGTAGCCCATAACTCGTCCCATTTCTTTTGGAGAGCTAAGATTATTTGATTCGATGAACACTCTAGCGTGACCTATCATCTCATCGTTTGTTAATTGTTGAGGTAAATACCCTTCTAACAATTCAATTTCACCATTATCACCAGATTCTTTAACACTTTCAATTAACTTCTTAACCATCTTTTGAATGGCTTCATCAGTTACTTCAACTTTACCACCTTTAATGGTATTTTCGTCCCTTTGGATTTCACCCATAAGCACTCTAAGAATGTCTCTAGCGACAACATTCTTATCTTTCATGGCTTGTACCATGTCGTTTTTAATTTGTGTTTTCATCTTTATTATTTATTAAATATTCTAATTGTTTGAATGCTTCCTCAAACCCAACTTTATAGGCTTCATCTCTAGTTCTAAAGCTATTAATGATTCCAACTCTGGTCATTTGCCAGTTCACGTCTAAGTTAGAATTTGGATTTAGTTTTTTAAACTCCTTAGAAGTTCTCTTACGATAAACTTCAACACTAGTTCCACCACTGGCTCCGTAACCTAAATAAACCCTAACACCATTTGAGTCAAAGAATTTTATTAACTTATTTGGTGTATTAATCAAAGCCCCTAACAAAATAGTTGCTTTAGGGAATTCTTTATTTAACTTCTTATAGTCTAGTCTCATTAGAAAGTTTGTTTTATCTTATTTAACGTCTTTTTCTTTAATGAGTCCTCCAACTTGTCAATGGTACCAAACGATTTGTATAATTTCATACATTGCGCAAATCTTATTTCATCTGATAATGATTCAATTATCACATATTCATCCCTATTTGAACCATAGCTTACTCTCTTGTTTCCTCTCATTTCTTCAATTTATATTTGTTTTTAGTATCATCAGCTTTGCTATATACCACGTCATTACATTCAACAGTAATTGCGTCTTCGCTTGATAGGGTTTGAATGTATTTCTTACCTGTTCCAGCTTTAACATATGCAATAGTTGCATGTGGGTGATAGTCTGGGAAGTCAGTTGTATGAGGTAATTCAGCGAACTTAGCATTCATTTTACCTAATCTACCTTCACTCACTCCAATTACATCAAATTTAACCACATCAAACTTATCGTTCTCAAATAATGAGATTTTCTTAAGCGTCAATTTAGTCGGTTTAATTTCATCAATCAAAGCTTCAATTGTAGAGTCTTCAATATCATCATGTAAACCATATAAAATGGTTACGTGAGGTTCATTCTCTCTCCCATAACTTTGGTCACCTTCCTCAGTGTAAATGTCATCATCATCAATCAATGATTGAATCTTTTTCCAGTTACCTTTTCCAATATCAAAAAATAACATCACACACCCGTAGCTATGTGAATCTCCTTTTTTCTCTAATAATAATTTTTTTCTTAATTCTTCTTTAATTATTTCTTTGTTATTCATAATAATTTTGTGGGTGTCTAAGGTCCCACTTACAGACGGTAATTTAACTAATCATACTTAAATGATTCAGTTATTTCTGGTGTTTGTAACACCTTATATAGCAATTCAATAGCAGATTTAACATCTTTTTTATGAACTGTCTCTACAGTTGTATGCATATATCTCATTGCCATTTTAAGCAACGCTGTTGGGATTCCATGTGGATATGCATAAGCGTCTGCATTTGTACCTGATGAACCACCACTTGCGATTCTTTGATACTTAATTTTATTCTCAATCGCTGTATCAACCAATAATTCCACAACTTTTTTATGTAATGATGGTGCTGTCATTATAACAATACCATTACCAGCAGTTAAAGAACCTTGTTTATTTGGGTTATAACATGGACTTGTTGTGTCATGCGTAACATCAATTGCGATTGCAACGTCAGGTTTAACCCTTTGCGCTGCCATTTTAGCACCATATAATCCAACTTCTTCTTGAACTGCATTAACGATAACCAATTCAAAAGACAATTCTATCTCATTCTCACTTAAACTTCGTAATACTTGAGAAGTTATATAACCACCTATTTTGTCATCTAACGCTCTACCACAGTGATAATCACCTAATTCCATATAACCGTCAACCATTGTGATTGGGTCACCAACTACAATACCTAATTTACTCACTTTTTTCTTAGATGACACTCCGATATCAACAAACATATCTTCTTTTTTAGCCTCAAATTTACGTCCATGTACATGAATAGCTGGGTGTCCAAAAACACCTTTAACTGGACCGTTTTTAGTCCATATATTCACTCTAGATGATGGTGCTATTGTAATATCACTTCCACCTAGACAACCGATTTTAAGGAACCCTTTAGACGTAATATCAAATACAAAAAATCCAATTTCGTCAGCATGTGCGTCTAGCAATACGGTGTGGGGTTTTCTTTTTTTAGTAACAACACCATCTTCAACAATTCTACTTCCGTAATAAGCATAAGCATTTCCATAGTTATCAACCTCGACCCTATTAGCATATTGTGATACATAATCAATCCACACCTTTTGTCCACCTAATTGCATTTCATACCCACTCGGTGATGGGGTTTTAATATAATCCTTAAGGAATTCTTTTTCTTTACTCATATTGTTTTTTATTTATTTCTTAAATTATGTTCATCGTCTGGATACAGACTAGGTACGTTATCTGATTGCCAATATTTATTGGTATCAATATCCATTATCGTCAATTTACCACCACCACCAGCACCAGTATCTACATTCCAAATCTTATCAGCATAAATTGGTTTATCGGTCTTCCAATTTAATGTTGCGGTATGACCTAAATATATTTGATTGAACTCTTCAACAAATGTTAATTTTGTACCAGTTGATTTAGCTGACATTGCTTGAGTGATTAAATGTCTATCCCACATAAAAGTATAATCCATTTGCTCTCTTAATGGGTAACTACGAGCAAAACCACCATGGATGAATAGATTGTTATCATTATCCTTATAGTACTTGTGTTGACCTCTAAAGAAACTCTTATGAGAATCAGGAATATCACCAGAATTCAAATTCAAAGTAAACTTATCACTTGGTTCAAAGTATTCATTTGTTTGCTTTTGAACTAACAACTCAATACCAGCAGCCTTTGCGTAAGACTTTGCGGTAGATAAACCACCGTTACCCCAATTCGTATCGTGAACTCCTGAGTCAATAAATGACCTAAACCAATTATCGTGATTACCTATAATATCAATTCTATTTGGTATCTTAAGTAATTCTTCAACGCACATAAATGAATCTTCCCAACCATCAACAATATCACCAATGGTTATCAATAAATCCTTTTCATAGTCGAATTCGCAACGCTCTAACACTTGTTTAAGTGCTAAGCCAGCTCCATGAATATCACCTATAACTAATGTTCTCATACTAATAATCTACTAATTTCTCTATCTGGGATTAATTCATTTAAATAATCCTTATCTTGTGTAAATGTTGGTGGTGCGTTACTCACATACCTAGTTCTAATAACGTCAGGTTCCTTCTCATATATCTCTTTTGTAATCATTCTACCCCTCTTTAACTTAGGGTCAAAACCATCCCAATTCGTACCATCTTTTTGAAACATCATTTCTTGCTTCTGGTTTCCATTCTTACCATTCAATTCTTTGTGTGAAAACATTGATTGTGCAACACTAGAAATACTATTCTTAACAGTATCTTGTTGCCTCCAAATCATATAGTTTTCAACCTCATACTTTGCTGGTAATTGGTAAACTCTTGAATCAAATATAGCTAATACAATATTATCAAATTCAGTTAGTATTTTTCCAGCACTTATAACTCTTGAAGTTCTTAATTGATTAAATTTAGCTGTTGCCAATGATGCTGAAACACTACACATTTTTTGTAATGAATTATCATACCATGCGCTTGTATTTCTATTTTCAAAATCACATAACAAAATACTAATCTCATCAGATTGAACGAATGCACATACAGCACCTTGAATCTCTTTACAAAGATACTTAGCAGTAGCATCCATATCTTCAACCAACCCCATATCAAATGGACGTATAAGACCTTTTGTATAGGTGTGAAAAGCCTTACCATCAATTCTAATCATAGTATAACCTCTTCTAAGCAACTTGTACTTAGTAACGGCTTCATAACCTTTCATTCTATCCCCTAAATCATCTTTTTTCATTTATTTATCTGTTTGTTATTCTTCATAAATTGAAAAAATGTTGGACTTATTGAATATGATTTTGTCATCACATTCAATCCCATGAACATCTGTACAAAGTAAATCATTATTAACAACTCCTTCAATTATTTCATCTGTTATAAGTTTTCCAACACATACCCAAAATCTTTCACCACCAATACTCACTTTTACAAAATCATTAAGTTGAATATTATTTAATTCATCTAATGTTGGTGCCTCAAAAGTATTTGGATTTTGTTCCATCATTTCTTGTGCGTTAACAAAATCTAATTTATTATTTTTCATTCTATTTAATTTAAAATAATTTGTCTGGGAATATTGTTGGGTCAATTTCCTTAAGCCTTGTTGTTAATTCTTCTTGCAATTTACCATATTTAACCCAATATTCCCTATTTTTAATAGGGTATTCTTTTTCTAAGTTTATGAGTTGTTGTTTAAAACTCATTACTCTTTGATTTTGATGTACTTACTTGGTACATTGTCTACTAACCAAACACCGTTCTTTGATTGGGTGAATTTAAATCCATCCGCATACATAGCACCTGTTTCAATAGTTAATATAATTTCTTTACCTCTACGTGAGCCAACTTTTTCAGCAGTCTTGATATCGTCACTTAGATGTACCGCATGACGTTTCATTTTCTTTAGACCACCTTTCCTAATGTCAGGTAGGAATCTAGGCACTGTACCATGAAATAACTCCATTGGTGGACGTTTTGTTTTCAGTTGTAAATCAACCTTCACGCTATGTCCTTGTGCCGCTCTAATCATGGTCATTTCATCGTTAAACTCGAAACGCTTCTTATCATTGGTGGTGACAACCTCAGTTAATTCTAACATCGTCATTTCACGGTCATGTTCTTTTAATTGAGTTAACAACACATCAACATCAACCCAACCGTTCTTATCTAATTTAAGACCGATGGTTTCAGGTTTATGTCTCAAAACCAAACTCAAAAATCTACTGTTATTCTTAACACTCATCTACTAATTCTTTACATTTGTCGTTATCTAAGTATTCACTGTTTAAACAAATAGATTTAAAATCATCTAAATCCATTGATTGGAACAATGCTTCTTCTAAACCTATATCTTCATCAGCAAAGTATTCAACAGTATTATTTGCTATATCAAAGTCTCTAGTGATAAACACTATCAGAGCTAGGAATTCTTCTTGGAAATGCCACATATCGGTTAAACCTTTTAATATGGCACTTAACATTCTATCGTTTTCTATAATTTCTTGTGGGTTCATTATTATTTTCTTGCTTTATTTATATCACTGTATAGTAATTGTTGTGTATCAAACGCTTCATACCAAGTTTTTGGTGACGTACCTTTACCTAACCATACTTCATCATATGCCAACTTCATTTGTTGAGCACAAATTTCAAAAGGTACTTGTCCAACTCCCGTACCTAATCCACTAATTGTAACAGTTTTAATCATGGTTTGAAACGTATTTTCTAGATTTTTTAATACACCAAAAATTGCTTTAGCGGCTAAATAAACATTTGGTGTATTCGTTAGTTTCGTTGCTGGTAGTCTCATTGTTGGTGCTGAAATGCACCATGGAATCTCATCATTCCCAGTTTCAACTAACATCGCTTCACCGACCAACAATTCTTTCATTGTTGTTTTCGCAATTCTAGATTGAACATTAAATTGAATGTTAGGTCCTAAGTGTTTGGTAATTACACCATCTAAACCACCATCCATAAATCCGAATGAATTTGCTGGTGATACGATGCAGTCTGTTTGTGGAGCGAAGAAATCATCGTGATAGATGATAACATCTTTACAATCAAAAAATTCACTTGTCCAAGCATCAACCATACCTTCATTTCTATCTACTAATTGTATTATCATAATATTCTTTTTTAAGATACTACAAATATACACATAATAATTGATAAAAACAAGGTTTATTTACTTAAAGTGAAATCAACATCTAATTCTAATAAGAAATCTTTAGAGTTTAGTTGTAATTCTTCTTCTTGTTTATCCCATTGTCTTAGGTCGGTGCTTTGAAAGAATTCACATAGCTTATCCCATACCAATTCACAAATATCACCCTTATAATCGAAAATCTTACCTAAACTTACACTACCTGTCTCATTACCATTGGTTTGTGAACATCTCCAACCCAACCTAGTTAATCCTTGCGTTTGGTCTGCCGCACCAGGGCTACCAAATGGTAGTGAATCGTAGTCGAACTCTCTATCAATAAAAACGTATTGTGGTTTTTGCCACCATACCCGACACCGCTCCAACCCACCAGATTGTAAACTCCATACAGTATTAAATGTTATCCAAATTTTCATATTACTTTATTTTAAATATCCCAACACCAAATTGGTGTTTTATCTCCAACCCAAGCACCAGATGTATTGAACGTGAAATAGTCCATAGCATCTTCATAACTAGTTGTACCATCACTCATTAAGATTTCAATACATTTGTTTACTGAATAGATTAGTCTTGGTTCTGTGAAGTCCGTTGCTATACCAATAACCGCATCATCAAAACCATCGGCAATCAATAATTCTTCATCTTCATATGTTTCTAAAATTTCTTCTAACATTACATTAATTTTGCTCCAGATACATAATTACTTGGATTAACTTGTAACCCACCACCAATTTCTTCACCAACCATAATCATTACCTCACTGGTAACACCCTTGATAACACTTGGTTCAAGGTTAACAATGAATGGACATTGAAGACCAATTAGGTCTTCAGGTTCGTGTGTCTTACCTAAGTTAGTGAACGCTGTCTTGGTAACATGATTATCATCACCACATGCGAATTGAACCGTTAATTTAAGTCCGAAACTCTTAGGTATTTTTTCAGCATCATTTATGATACCAACTCTAATATCTAGTTGTTTTGACAACTCCATATATTTTGTAAAATCTATTTTATCTTTAATATCCATATTTGTTTTTTTATTTGATTCTTCACAGTTTAATAGGTCTCTTTTCTCCATTAGAATATTCCCTAAATGGTTATGACCTTTACGAGTGTAATTGTCAACACCCCAGAATAAATCATTCCAGGTATTACCTTCTTCAATACCAACATCGCCAGTAGCTAACAATTGACTTCTAAAGGGTTCTAGTGAAAATTTAATATCTATCACCTCACTCATTACGAAGAACTTAAAGAGTTCCCAATTATCTATTAGAATGATATCTTTACTTTCTCGTTTTATTACCTTTGCTGGTACTTGTTTGTCAGCACATCTTGATTTCCATTCCATATCATCAGACTTTGCCGACATGTATGCATGTTCACTTGTAGCATATTCAATACCCTTGTATGTCATTATACAAGGGGTCATATTACTTAACCAAGCGTATTCGTCTCTGAATTGCTTTATCATCTTAACCCCAATGAATTATTGGACAATTTTGCTTATATACATTTTTAATCATATCAAACACAATTAAAAACCCATTTCCTATTACTTTAAAGAAATCACCGATGTGTTTCCAGAATACAATTCTACTTATGAAAGAGTTGCAAGCGTACTTTTCATTAATCCATATAACTAAGGCTATAATAAGTGCCAATCCACCAATACCTAAAACTACCCATCCAAGACCAATTAAAAATGTTACAAATTGACTCCAAGTAAATAAATGTACAAATCCATGTACTCCCCAACCAAGTAAAGTTAATGCACTTAAACCAATAATATAACCTATAGACTTACCGAAAAATCCATATTTGAACTTATCTAATGTTTGTTTAGCTTGCGCTTTTCTACTATTTAATAATCTTAAATAATTCTCATAAGATTCTTCAATCTTATCATACATACCAGTTTTATATCCTTCACTCTCCATAAACTTATATTGGTTTCCTTTATAACATTTAGACTTACGAATTTTGTATAAATCATAATCGGTATAAGCGTTTGAATCTAATTTAAAACATAGACCATTGATGTAGTCATCAATTTGCTTCTGAGAGTAAGTTGTGTAATAAGTAGCAATAGGTTTAATTAACCAAATTACCAATTTAACAGCTAGAATAATCGGCAATATTAAGATACTACCTACAAATGCCCAAAAGTACGGACACATGGTTTTATATTTAATGCTTGGGTCAACGCCCCAAAGCCATTTAAAAAGTTTAACGTGATTTGAGTTTGCGCTTAAGTCATACAAGTGTTCCATAATTTTTGTTTATTTATTGTGCAATACAACACAATATAATTGACATAAACAAGTTTTAAACAAAAAAAATGGTATAAATTTCTTTATACCATTTAATTTAATTATCTATAAAATTTTCTACACTATCATTAATGAAACTTTTTTTGTGGTCATAATCTCTAGTACCTCTATTTAAAAGTCTATCAGTTAGTTTATCAACCAACTTTTCTTTACGCTTCCAAATCTTTATTTCAAAATCACCATCATGTGGAGTACCCATAGTAAGCTCCTTCTCCATCATATCATGTGCAATCTCAAATGCTTTTAAGAAGCCACGAGTTTGTATATGTCCCCAACTATGTTTATCAGCTAATTTAGAAGCATCCAAACCCATTTTAAATTGAGTTCTTATCGCTTGTACCTTAAATCCTACTCGTTTTTGAACTTCTTTTTCTATTAACTTTTCTGTTAAATTTTCTCTAAATTTCATTTAATGCATTATTAAACCTTGTTAACGTATCTAGTTGAAAATCATCTAGATGACTGTTAACATACTCGACATCTTCTTTCGAAATATCGTCATAAAATGTTGCTGATAATTCAGCAGCAATTGACGCATTTGTATCTGTATCACCACCATAACCAATCGCCATTTCAATACAAGCGTGTGTTGATGTAGTGGATAAGAAACAATGTAACACGTAAGGTAAAGTACCTTGTGAGGTTGCATCTATCTCTACAAACTTATTAAATCGTTTAGGTAATGGATAATTCTCTTTAACCCAATCCCAAATCTCAACTTTTGTTTTACCTTCATAAATCATATTATAAATGTAATTCAATATAATAACAGCCTTTCTTGAATATGCATGATTATGAGAAGTTGTACAACTACCAACTGATTCTATGATTGAAGAATAGTCATTGTTACGGAAGTAATGAGGTATTGGTGACATTCTCATAAGACATCCGTTACCATATGAATCCATCTTCATAGCTGGGTCTTTCAACCATAGCTTGAACGATTTACCATAGTAATCACTAAAGTATTTATTACCCCAATAGCGATATGCTGTTTGGTAATCAATGTTGCTTAAAATAGCATCCATTGTAGCTAATGTCATTACTGAATCATCAGTAATGTTTGTATCTTCAGCGTAAACCTTGATATCCTTTTTCTTAATACTAAACTTCTTTTCAAAGGGTTTCCCCGCTAAATCACCTAATATTGCTCCGTAACCTCTATTCATAATTTAATTTCTCGTATTTGTTCTTTTGATAATTGAGCCTTTAATTGATTTCTAAGACTATTACATAACTGATACATTTCAACACGCCTTGGCGCACCTTCATCGTAAGAATTTTCAATAGAATTTTCAGCGTTATTAATAAACCATCTTACCGTTTTAGCGAAATCAATTCGTTCACCCTTATTGTTATGTTTTATTGCAACAGGGTCGAAATGATTATCAGGTCCAAATGTTAATTCAATCGGTTTCTTAATAACTTCACATTCATAGTCTTCTACTAAGTCTATTAGAACTGTATAAGCTGCTTGCCCACTGGCAAACGAACCATCTTCATGTCGTATTTCAAATGGTGATTCACATTCAATGGTCCAACCATAGTGTTCTAAAATTGTATTATCATTCATATTGTATTTTTATTTTAATTAAAGTAAGTTGAGCTTACCCGAAATCCTGTTTTAATCTAACATTTACCTATTTGCTTCATACCCGACCTCATAGAGCAGTTCATCCTCTCAGTCTGTTTGAATTGCACCCTCGGTAGTGCGTGCGACTTTCGTCTCCTACCTTAAACTGTGGTGTCTCGAAGTTCCTCACCGTAGTGCGTTAGAATCTCTGACTTACTTTAATTAATTTGTTATCTCTTCATTATATAAATCTAATTCAGGTACTTTAATAGTGTAACAATCACCTCTAAAACTCCAATTAGTATTTAATGTTGGGTCTACTTCACCCTTTCTTCTAAAGATTGCTTTTTTATAAAAATCATCTTTAGTTAACCATCCCATAATCCATCCAAAATTTAATGATTGATGTATAAATACGAAACAATACCAATCACATTTTTGTTTTGTATTATATGAGAATATGTTACAAGAATGATGTTTAGCTGGTCTTAAATTTTGTTTCTTAGTTTTAACATCAACCTTCTTACCTTTTATTATTAAATCATAATCATAATCCCCAACGTATTCAGCTGAATCACCATAGTAATCTAATACTATTATTTCTCCAAGAGCACCAACTTCATTCCCTTCTCCTTTTGTTACCGAACCTTTTAAAACGTTAAATTCATATAGTTCACTAGCTCTTTGTCTTTGTTCATCATTTATTCTAATCTCAATCATTTAATTAATTTGTTTTCTCTAAATCCCTTATAGTTTACTTCATGATGCCATCTTTCATATCTCCAAACAACTTTTACCACATCTGGGTGTTGTTGTTTTAAACTTTCAGCGAATTCTTTCCTATTATCAGTATCTCCATATACTGTATTGGTGTTACCACCCTTCATACTTAACGTTCCAGCCTTGTTGCAATAGCACCAAGTGAACAACATCGTACAATCTCCATCCTTCAATACCCTTAAACTTAAATCGGTATCTTCATTATACTTCCCTCTCCATCTATGTTGTATGGTGTTATCCATCAAGATACAAGAGTAAATACGAGTGTTCAAATAATAAGGTGATTTCACATAATTGTGATTAAACCTATATCTTATTCCAGCAATTTTGATATTCTTATATCTATCTACAAAGTCTTCACACTCCCTAAACAAATCACCATTAGTCTTTGTAGTAATTCTCCGACCTCCTTTTTGATAACCAAACCCATTTAGATTGTCATCTAATATCCAATGCCTTTTATCTCCATTAGCTATTGAATGGTCTAATACCCAATTTCTTGCTGGTATTGAACCTTGACCTAAGTCACTGAAAGGTAGTATTAATATTCGTTCTTTATCTATTACCGCAGAATAGTCATCATACTCAGTTGGTTCAATAACTATCTTGTATTCAATTCCAAGACCTTCTAAAGCTCTTGCTGTCTGTGGGTATTTGAATCTACCTTTTGATATTATATAAATTGGATACTTTGGTTGCTTGCTTGTGTTAAGGTCTGCAATCTTTTGAACATCCGTAATATCAATTTGATTCCTCTTTTCAGTATCTCTAGTTGGAATAACAAAATGAGGCATATTCACCCATTCCTTAATCCAATTATTCATCTTTTTCTAATAGAAAACAAAAATTACCTTCTTCTAAATGTGTAATTGTTACACTTGTGGTATAAGAAAAATGTTGAGCCGTTACACTTTTAACTATCCAATCATTATCAAGATAATCGTTGATAAGTGTTTCGTCTTTTGTTATTATTATTTTATTTCTTTTCATATTAATTGTTTATTTGTTTATTTGTTTATTTATCAAAACTAATCTCTGAGTAATATTTATTATAAAAATCTCTTTGTTCTTCAACTTTATTGGATAACCCAAATGGTTGGTAACTATATTTGTATATTGAAAAGATTCTTAAATACCAAGGTCTAAGTTTCCATTTTAAAATAGCACCCCATTCACGACCATTAATTTCTATAATAACAAATACAAATTCTTTCATAATTTTAATTGTTTATTACATTTAAAATATAGGCGGCAATGTTATCTTGCCTCTTTTCACCTCTTGGTGATTTTAACTTTTGTAACCTTCCCCATCCTCTTACACAACCAATTACTTTATTAATTGAAGGGTCAAGATAATCACCATCTTTCAATTTAAGATAACCTTCAGCGGTTGTAAATTCTTTATAGTTACCAAGTAATTTTGCAAATGGGTGAATTATAACTGCGGGGTCTTCAAATGTATCTAAATCGACTTGTGCTATCATATTCATATCAGCGTCAAAAACGTACATCTTATACTCTTCACTACCCCATTGTAATGGGAACTTCACATCTTCATGAAGTAGTTTCTTGTTGTATGGTAATGTATCTTCCATATTAATATAATAGATATGTTACACTCATTAATACTAAATTCTCCATAATACCTTTGTAATATACATTAATATCATCGTTATCGTCTTCTTTTCGCAGTTCAATCATTTCAGGAGTATTCCAATTGTATACTACAATAAACCCCATAAACAATCTGTAACCAAAATAAACTAATAATATTATTAAGCAAAATTCTTTCATATGTGATATTTTATTTTACAATTATACTATAAAAATTTGACTTAACCAAATCAAACTTTCAAATTATCATATTTTTCTTTAATAACTGTCATTTGTTTACTTAAGTTATTTAATTCTTTACTTAATTCTTTCTTTTTTTCAAGTTCAGCAAGATATCTATCGATAAGTTCTTGCGGTGCCAATTCAACCTTAAATCCAGAGAACTCATAACCGTGATGGTCACCATGATGTGATATTTGCATATGTGTTGCACCTTTCTTTTTGAATTTGGTTATTAACTTTTCTAAATCATCGATTTTTATAGGTGTGGTATCAACATACCAAGCATTCTTCATATCTTTATCAATTATTCTATCAATTTCATGGTATTCACCTTCATCCCAATCAAAACCATAGTCATCTCTAATTGAAAAATCTAATCCTGATAGTTCTTCATTAGCTACTAACCCCTTTTGAATATATAAATCTTTGCTCATATTATTTTTCGTTTAGTTTCTTTAATTCAGTTTCAATACTAGATAATAATTGAATGTTCTTAGGTGTTCTGAATGTTAAATCTGTAACATCGTCAGCCTTATCTTTAATTCTATTCATTATTTTAACCACAATGAATAGGACCAGACCTATTACAAAGAAATCGATGAAGGCTTCTATAAGTGCCCCATACTGGATTGAAATCTCTTCCATACCTTCTTGTGCGTTTTGAAGAATTACACGCTTCTCGCTTAGGTTAACACCGCTAGATATGTAACTCAATGGTGGAAGTAATACCTTCTTTACCATTATGTTTAAAACCTTGTTGAAAGATGCCCCAATGATAATACCGATAGCCATATCCATCATATTACCCTTGACCGCAAAATTCTTAAATTCTTTAAATATTTTCATTATATATTATCTAAAGTCATTGCAGCCATTTCATAAGGCACTTTTTTTAATACCCTATCAGCAATTACTACATAATGGCTCCTACATTGTCTTAATTTACCATCCCAATTTTCATATTCCCAACTACAACCATCCGTATGATTCCAACTACAAGTTTTACTGTGAATTTTTTCAGCCAATTTATAGTTCTCTGGTAAAGATTCGAATTTATTTTGATTAGTCAAAAGACTCTCAATTTTTAATTTACGTTCTTCAACTTCTCGTTTAAGTTTTTCAATTTCCTTTGAGTTATTCATCGTTATTTATTTTTAGTTTCCATATTACTCATCTTCTTCTAATTCCTCAGCGCATGTTTCACAATTACCATTGAAGACCTCCAACATTGTTTCTGAAGTTTCTACTTCACAATTTGGACACCTTATCGTATTAGCTTCAATAATTTTCGCTTCGTTTAAATTATAAAGAATATCTCCCATACTATCTTGTGATAGAATGTACTTCTTAATTTCCTCGATACTAAATCTCATATCACTCATATTATTTTTTTTTATGTTCAGGTATGAAATATTTATGTTTATTTTCACCCCACTGTTCAACTCTTGATTTTCTTTCTAAGATATGTGGAAGTATCGCAATCCAATTTTCACTGTGCGCATAAAATCTCCACTTACCTTCAATTTTGTGCCATTTCTTATGACCTTTAGGGAAATCACTACGTATGTTCCACATATAACCATATTGGCTACGACCTTTATGGTCACCTAGTCTAATAGACCCCATTCTACAATCTTGAAAACGAATGTATGCACTAGCGGTTGAATGCCAAAGGTAGCATACTACACCTTCTTTTTTTAAACGTTTTATAACCTTGTTTGCTAATTTTTCAAAATTCATAACTCTATTTTTCCTATTATTTTAAATTGATGTTTGGATTTACGATTTATAATGTTTTCTTGTTTTATTCTTTTAATATACTTAGGTTTAATGTCATTACCATTTCTACCAATATGATATTTAAAACAAATATTACACTTATATGTTACCAACTTTTTAATTTGTTGTTCCTTAAGATTATAAATTTTACAAGCTTTAACAGCCAATTCATGACTTGCGAATTGATGTTTATTTTTATATACAGGTCTTCCTAATTCATCGTAATAATTAAGAGCCTGGCAATTGTTTTTATAAACCATAATTAATATGTTATTGCAAATATAAGAAATTAATTTGAGGTGTGCAAGTGTATGAATAATTATTTTTCATATTTCCAATCATTATACAAACATATTTCCCAATACGTTGAAACAAACCAAACCCAACGTTGTCTTTTGGACCAAATTCTAAAAACAACCATATCTTCAGCATTATCAATCATACTATCCATAGGAGAGTAGCATGGACTAGGATAAACCTTATCAATGTGAATTTTACCAGATTTGAAATTGTGTGTATGTGAAGTCTTAATGTTGTAAGACTTACCTTCTTCTAATTGAAGTGGTTCAAGTGTGCCTCTCATAGTTTGTATTTAGATTACAAAGATAATGAAAAAAATTGGATTACACAAGAAAATTGTATTTTTTATGAGCCTACGGAGGGATTCGAACCCACGATGATGTTTCCATTCTAGATTACAAATCTAGTCCAATCGACCTCTATGGGACGTAGGCATAATGTTTGAGTTATGTCTGAAACCATGTTTAAAATACATGTTTCAGATGAAACTCGTGTTGAGCAGTAGACTGGATTCGAACCAGCGATGTGATATTATCTTACCAGATTGGAAATCTGGGGCAATCGACCTCTATGCGACTACTGCATTGTATTGGGCGGGAAATGGGATTCGAACCCACAACCTTTAAATTGGTAATCTAACGCTCTACCGTTGAGCTATTCCCGCATTTGTAGAGGTTATCAACCTGACCATTAAGGTACTCTACTCCAGTAATCATTCTTAATGGTTATCCAACAATACCACCTAATCTACTTAATTGCTCTCTAAAATTATTATTTTTATAACCTAATTCACGGATACATTCGTTGAGGACATCAACAATATTTTCATCCGTTGGACTTGATTTTTCTGCACAATCATCTTGTAGTTCGCAACCAACCATTTTATCTACCTTATTAAGTAATTCATAATTATTTTCACTTAATTTACTTAATTCTACTTTAAAGTTAGAAATTATATTTTCTAATTCTGACAACTTTTTAACTGTCATAGGGTTATTTCCCATACTTACTTTTTCATCATACATAATATTTAATTTTTATAAACAAATATACTAAAAAATTAAATATAAGTAAATAGTTTTTAGTGGGTATAGAAGGTTTCAAACCTAGATACCGATTGGAAGTCGTGTATCCACTTACTTGCCTACTAACATAATTCAGACCCAGTATTCGTACATCTATACTTTAGTTTATGTTCTCAACGTTTTCAATACTTAGCTAGTTAAAGCACCTCCATTCTCGGAGGGTCGGTTCATCACACCAAAAGTATACCCTTAATTGTTTCCTATATGGGATTCGAACCCACATCCGAGGGTTTAGCACCCCCAGTTTTATCCAGTTAAACTAATAGGACAACTACCTTATATCATCGACAAAAATCAATTTGGTAGAAAGTTCAGCAATTTATAACGCTATTGTCATTGGTTATATTAAAGCACCCCTTTTTTGAGCGAGTAGACGGTATCGAACCGACTCTATTCCAGCTTGGAAGGCTGGCGCACCACCACTTATGCGTTACTCGCTTTTGATAGTTTTAATTTATTGTTATCCCAGACTATCAGCTGGTCGTGGAGCCATCAATCGCAATCGAAGCGACACCCCTAATATACCACACTAGGATTCTAACCACTTAAACTATGACGGCATGTTTAAAATTTTTAATTATGTCTTGTAATGTGTACCATTGAGTACAATTAATACCTTTACTACTTCTAGCTGTATGATATAAATTAATTGAATTTATCGTCTTTCCAATCACCTTACCATTAATTCCTTGTTTGTTCCTTAATACATCTCCGATTGAATAATTCTCAATATCCATAACATAATTTTATAGGTTTTTAAATTCATCGTCAAACTTACCAGAGTCATAATCATCTTGTAGGTTTTTCAATGTTGTTTCTTTTCTTAACTTTAATTTATCTAATTTAACCTTAGCTTCTTCAGATAATTCACCAGTATATCTAAATTTCATTTCTTTCATATCAATCATTTTTAGAGCGGCATAAAGGAATCGAACCTCTATCTCAACCTGAATGGTTGCGTGTTTTCATCTAGAATATTTGTCCATTACACTAACACCGCATTTGTCGATGAGAAAGGAATTGAACCTCTTCTAAGTCCCCCAATGGAACTCGTGCTAACATTACACCACACATCGTTTATTGTCCCCCCAGTAGGATTCGAACCTACGACCCTCCGTTTAAAAGACGGATGCTCTAAGGCTTTCGCCAAACCAACTGAGCTATGAGGGGATAAACCTATTTTTAAAGATGTTAGGTGAACATCTCCCTTTGAAGCCCTAGTGGGACTCGAACCCACACTCACGAGAGCCAAAATCTCGTATGTTAACCAATTACACCATAGGGCAATATTTGTTACTCCAGCGGGTCTCGAACCCACACTCTTCTGCACCAAAAACAGACGTGTTACCAATTACACCATGGAGCAATATTTGTTCTAACACTTGGATGATTAGTGGTATACATAATCATCCAAATTAACATACTTTTCGGTATGAGTTAGTAGTTTTGGAGCTACCTCACGGAATCGAACCGAGATTTCTGCGTTACAAATGCAGAGTAATCGCCTTTATACTAAGGTAGCAGTTATGCTTTTTCTGTGTTAAGGGAGCATAGAACCCTCTCAGTACCCCCGAAGGGACTCGAACCCCCAACCCCCTGATTAAAAGTCAGGTGCTCTAGCCAGTTGAGCTACGAAGGTATATTATTAATGTACAAAAACATACATCTGGTGGCTACCTAGGGATTCGAACCCAACCGAAGATGTGATGTAACACTCACACATCCACTCTCATTCAACTCAATATATTCATCGAATGGTACACCGTAGTACTATAGCCATAGTTAAGAGTATAGGGTATTCTCCTACATTTTCACCGTTCAGGCGATGCCTTTTAGCTTAGACGAACTCTAGTGGGAATAGAGGGATTCGAACCCACAATGCCCGAAGGCGACAGATTTACAATCTGCTGAGCGACCAGTTGCTCAATACTCCCAAATTACGTTTTTTCTTGTCGAAGAGAACGTAATAACTCTCTCAGTTCCCCCAGCGGGCTTCGAACCCGCAATCTCCCCGTTAAAAGCGGGGTGCCCGTCCACTTGAGCTTCGAGGGAATATATATACTGGTGGGGGTGATAGGAATCGAACCTACTCAGCTTACGCAACGGTTTTACAGACCGCCCCAACTCTCCAACTTTGGCGCACCCCCAGTAATAAAATAGACAATATGTTATCTATTTTGCCAATATATCGACTAAATAGACAATATATTGGTAGTTAGGATAGAGGGATTCGAACCCTCGCTCTTCTGGTTCAAAACCAGATGACTTGGACCGCTAGTCGATATCCCAAGATTTAATTCTATGCTTATACACTGTATCTGACAGTCCTATGAATTAATAACAGTCTCCAACTCGTCTACCAAGTAGGATTCGAACCTACGGACAGCAACCTCATGAAGCTGTCACTGGGGTCCAAGCCCAGCCACTTAAACCGACTCGTGCATTGGTAGATATAAAAATAACTTTGGTGAGATTTGAACTCACATCTTGCGGTCCTCTACCACACATTCTAATTCTGCAACCCCTTTCTATACACCTTTCACTGACGGTACCTGTTCAGCTAATTATCATACATACTTGTTGTTGCCATTTTAAACTACAAGTTTATTTTTTGTCGGGGCAAAGGGATTCGAACCCTCGAACCTCCTGTTTCCAAAACAGGCGTGTATCGCCTACTGCACCACACCCCGATACATTTAATTCTATGATTACCACAATTGGTCCTATGAATTAATAACAGTCTCCCTAAGTCGGAAAGAGAGGACTCGAACCTCCAACCTCGTACTCCCAAAGCACGTAATCTACCAATTGATATACTTCCCGATAAAAAAATACAATATTTCAAAGATTCATCTTTTTTATCAGGTGATGAAAAACCTATAGAACGCAAAAAACCCAGTTGAAGATTTCAACTGGGTTTAGCTATATTGTTTATTATGATTAAGAACTTATCCTTCTTCTTCATCGTTATAACAACGCATACTCAGTTGACCTTGTGGCTTCCCGCCCTTCGGTTGATACTGTTTCGTATATGTCGTTACTGTTGTCATAATTTCTATTTTTTAATCGTTTTGCACTTAGTGCGTTTATAATAAGTATGCAAAAATACATAAAAGTATTCAAACATCCTAATTTATTTTCATTTATTTTTAAAAAACACTGATTGAGGATTCAATACCTCACACTACCTCTTATAATTTCGGGTTGCTCTTTACTAAGCTATCCCAGTGTCAATTGGGCGTTTACGATGGGGTTTAACACCCCACCAGTTTTTTATTTAATTGAGAACTTAACCGCAAAACTAAACTCAATTTGTGGAGGTAGCAACATTCACAGTTACATTCTCAGCATAGTTACCACTTCACCATCTTCACGACAGGTGTGGGCTATACCCCCATTTAATAGATTACCTAACTATTTGTTATTGAACCAGCTTTCGCAAGTCTTAGGATTTACTATTATTTTTTCTTTCTTGTTGCTTACCTTTATACGGTATTTACACCCACTACTCAAAAAATCTATTTTGGAAAACCTATTTCAGTTACTCCTTGTACAGTTCCTCCGATTTGAAAGGTATCGCTTAACTGCATTCGTGCATATCCTTTAGTGGGAATGGTAGATTTGATACTACATTTTCCAGCTTCACGCCAGCTGCCTTCTATTAGACGACATTCCCTTTTCGCTACACGACTAACTTGTAGGTTTTTACGACACTCCCCTTGTAGTATCAACCAACATTAAAGTTGGGTCATACCCATTGAATTGAATAGCCAATGAGAACTATTTTAGTATAAAGGTTGTCGTTAAACTATCGTTTGTACTTCACTATCGGACTACCGAACCTAAACTTCTTTAGAGACTATGGTGTTTCCAACCACATCTGTCAACTTACGCTGACCATCTTTAATTAGACGAGACCTCTTTAATTTTAGTGGGTATAGAAGGATTTGAACCTATGATACAACCTTAAAGGTTGGTGAGAACCTTAATTGTATACCCATACTATACTTAATTACGTTCCAATAAGGAAGAGGCTTTATCAAGTCTATTGGTGGGGATGGTAGAATCGATACTACATCCTCTTGGATTTGAAACCAAGCCGCTCTCTATTAAGCTACATCCCCGATTAAACGCTTGAGTGTTTGGGCGTTTATAATACCTTTCGTTTTCGGTTTCCCTATATCACACACTTTCACTTTCGTGTCCGTAGGTATCACTAAGACAGTTTTAAATTAGCAACTGCAAACTCTTTTATTCTCCGAAGAGAACGATTAGGCTTTCACCTTTCTCACCATGAATTGATATAAACAACTTTCATTACCTAGTTCCCTTGGAAGGGATGCAAAGGTTCCCACCTCTTACTAACGATACTTCTCTCGTTTTAACTTCAGCCTTGAGAGCCTCCATCATCTACATTTTTCAGTAGAATAACTTAATTTTTTATCCATGTCCACAAGAACTTTCTCTTTACAATTTTTATCAAATTAAAAATTAAGGCTATTAACCTTAGTTGTATAGCGATGCTCTCTCTTACAGGATGTGTCTTGCGATTGACTAGCGTGTTGCCTTTTGAGCACTTTAGCTATCAACATCCCGTTGCAACTTTTTACAGTCACGTCATTTCTTCATTAATTAGATTTACATTTAAAGAATCACCCGAAGGTTCATCTCCTATCAATCTACGACTCTGTTAGGTGCCGCATTTCAAGGTAACATTCCATAACAAATTATGATGAATTCAGCCTATCCACTTTTTACATGTTTCAACCAAAAACTAATTAATCATCTTTTGCTATTTCTAACTCAACCCCCCGAAGCTAGGAGGTGAACTCAATTCATCTATGACAGTAGCCCCTCGATGTATGGTTCGTGATTAATTGCTTACATAGATTGTTAAAACTCCCGAAGAAGTCTTCTCAACGCAATGCACTTTGAATACATCGCTTTATCCCTATTACTAGGTTTATCTTATCCCCCGAAGAGGAAGGAGTATAAGCACCCCATTATTTTCAATATTTTTAAGAACGTGTCGTCTATTTCTAAACGACTTTGCAAATATACAACTTATTATTTTAATAAACAAGTCTTTTTGCTTTTAATTTAAAAAAGTTTTTATTGTGATAACTTACCACTATAATAACTTTCTTTCGACTCTGCAAATATACTACATTATATTGTAATAAACAAGTCTTTTTGAATTTATTTTCAAAAGTTTTATGTTAACCATAATAACTTTCTTTCGACTCTGCAAATGTACTATATATATATTTAATAAACAAGCAAAAATCACATTTTTTTTAATCTTTTTTTAAATGGTTGATTATTAACCATTTAGTTGTTCAGGAAGTAGGACTTGAACCTACAATACTACCATAGTCGTTTAGCTTTCACTATACTTAAGGATTCGAACCTACATCCCACAGTTCCCCCATGGTGCTTTACCAATTTACCATTCCTGAATTTTGACTCTGCAAATATACTACAAATATATTTAACAAACAAGTTTTTATCGTTTTATTAATCTCTTAGTAAAAACGCCTTTATCGGTTTCAATTGTTATGTAATATATACCACCTATTAAACTCTCAACATTGAAAGTCTTAGTGTTATATTTAGCAACTACTTGTCCAATATTGTTTATTACACTAACTTTATTAAACATCACATCATTAGGAACACTAACGTTAACTATTGAGCTTGATGGATTTGGAAACAAAATAATAGATTTTTTCAATTGTTCAACGTCTACAACATCAAGTATCATCGTACCATCTTGATTTGACCTAATCGCCTCTGACATAAATGGTGTTCCGATACAACCAGCGACATCAATTGAAACATAATATGCGTATGAGTTTATTGATAAGTCCACTTCAATGTCATTATATGTTAAATTCGTAGACGCTATTGAAGTAAATAATTCAAAAGTCCCACCGTTAATCTGTTTGAAAATATTATACGTTGTATAATCAGTACCAACATATGGTGTCCAACTAAGATTTATTGTATTATTTGCCGCAATACTACTTTGCAATAAAATCGTTTTATGATAAGGTGATTCTTCTGACAAAGTACCACAGATATCTAAAGTTTGAACTTTGTAACGATATGCTTGAGTAGAGTTATTTGATGTATTATCCAAAAATGAATTTGCTGGTGGTACTATAAAACCAATAGTTTCATAAACACCACCCGTAGTTGTTTCTCTTAACACTTCATAATTATCAACATTAAGCCCATCTATATTAAAAAGAAAGACTCTATTTTTAGTTACTTCAATATCATCACTACTTACATAACATAGTTCTGCAATATCGACATCTATTATTACTGATACGGTTTGTAAATCTGTTGATTCCACACCATTTTCATCGACAACTGTCCAAATAATATCGGTATCACCTATTTGGTATTCAGATGGCGCATCATTAGTAACTGTTGTAGTTCCACATGCATTAGTAATCGTAGGTGTACCAAGGTCTACATTTGTAGCTATACAAGTGCCACTATCTGGTGCAACACCCACATTATTTGGTGCTTCGATAATAGTTTGAGAATAAGTATCCCCTGAAATCGTCCAACCTTTATTATTTACTAAATCTTCCCAAGCGGTTATATTACAATAAGTTAAATTATCTGAATTTAATGTTTTGTTAGTTAGATTTTGAGTTGAAAAAGCATTTAACAAGGAGTTATAATTATTTATATCCAAACCAGAATTACTGACAAAACTATCAAATTCAACATTAGAGTTGAATTGCCAAATCTCTATATCTTGATTAAATAAAGAAGCCATTGTAAACATATTGGTCATGTTAGTAACATTACCTACATCCCAACTATTTATATCTTGATTAAAAACTGATGCAACTGCAAATAATCCTTCCATGTTAACCACAGAACTCGTATCCCAAGAACTAATATCTTGATTAAATAAAGAAGCTCCAGCAAATAATGCTTTCATATTTGTAACAGAACTCACATCCCAAAACCCTATATTTTGATTAAATACTTGTGTATCTGCTAATGTAAATTCCATGTTAACCACAGAACTCGTATCCCAAGAACTAATATCACCATTAAAATCAGTGTGACCCCAAAACAATTCTGACATATCTGTAATGTCACTCGTACAAGTAGTATCCGCATTTACATCTGTAATATCTTCTCTTGTTCTTTTGGTATAAGTAATTCCATTTACATCCCCTGTATCACCAACACTTGCTGTTGGACATAGACAAGTAACACCATTAGGTGCTAATATAAAATCTTGCGCTGATAAGTTTGAAAATCCCGTTAAGAATACTAGGATTGTGAAAATTTTTAAATACATTGTTTTCATAATATTTTTATTTTTAACACCTAATGGTGTATGTTACTGCAAATATAAAACAATTTTATTTAATATACAAATTGTTTTATACTTTTTTTAAAAAGGACCTGAAGTTTCTCTCTTCGTCTGGAAAACCAGGTGATTTATATGGTCCCTTAAAAACCCCTTTTGTTCAAAGTCGAAATCTAGGAATTCAACCTTTGGATTGAGGGCACTCTTCCAAGTACAATTTTTTGGTCGCAGACGTAACAATTACCTAGGCAGTTACGTCCCCCTTACTCAAGTACCATTGAGTCACTTCTTTATTCCTCTTCTTCTTTCTCTTCTTCTTTCTCTTCTAATAACGTCTCTAATACAGAAACATTACTTTTAATAGTACTTTTCATCTTCTTAGCAAAATTTGCCCATTCTTCAAAATCTCCATATCGCCAACCACTTTTGGCAGAATCCTTTAGATTTTTAATTACAGATTTTAAGATGTTGATTTCTAGGTTTTTCATTACTCTGAATCTTTTTCATCTTCAGTTGAAACTGAATTTATACCCATATCTAAGATACCTTCAAATACCTTTCTCAATTTACTGTAAATTGCACTGAAGAACTCTTTTAGTAAATCAGATAATACCCAATTTATAAATGATATTGGAAATAAGAACCACCATCTAAATACATTCTTTTTTAATTTAGATTTTAACGCTTCTCTTTTTAATTCTCTTACTTTTTCAGCACTATCCTCTTTATTAACAAAAGGTGGTTTATATGGTTTTCTACCATAAAAGTAGGTTCTAATCATTGCGTATATCATTCCAATTCCTAAGTATATGAAAGGTGTATACCAATATAATTGAATAAAACTTAGTAAATCTAAATTACTCTTGAAATGTAAAAATCCAAGAAATATTAGAAATGACACGAATGCATAATAACCGTTTTCATAAATGTCGGATAAAAATAATACTAATAAGAATGCTGATGTGAATACCCAAAACCATAACACACTTCCGAACAGGATAAACCCTGTTAAATTTTCAAGAATCTGTTCCATAATTAGTTACATTTAGTTTCAGTAATTATATAATTTCCTTCCATCACACCCCAAGAAGACTCTTCTGAAAATGTGTGTACTCGTGGCGTATAACCAGCTTCCATTGGTACAGTACTGTACCATAGTTCATTATCTTTCCAAGTGATGTTTAGAACTTTCTGCCCGCAAGGAACTGCTAATTTAGCCGTTCCACCAAAGGTTTTAGCTCTTGAATTTTCCGTACAAGAAAACATAAATAGGGATAGTATCCCGATAATCATTAATTTTTTCATTATTCTGTTGTTTTAGTATTAATTTTTTTTAAAAATGTACTCGCTTTGACTCTAAGAGAGTCAGCGTATTTTTCAGCATCAGCTCTTAAGATATCCGCTTCTTCTTTTAATCCTTCTGCGATTTCATCACCGTATTTGAGTGTGAAATCTTCAAGTACTTTATTGAAGTCATCGATTTTAACATCTACTTCACCGACTACTTTAGTTACTTGAACTTTCATATCATCGTACCTGTTAACTACTTGGTGTAGTTTATAGCTGGTAACTAAACTAGCTGCAATTAATATCGCAAGCATTATATTAGTTGTTGTCCATTTCATAAAATTATAATTTATTGTGGTACAAATATACACATTTAATGTGACACTACCAAATTTTTATTGTCTAATTACAAGATTAATTTCATCAATCCATTCTTGTGGCAAGTGTTGTGGGTTAGCATGTTTAATAAAATGCTTTCTCCACATGATTACAAAATCCTCATAGTCAGTAATATTCTTCATTAATAAATAAGTTGTTGACTCGAACTCATAATCATCAACAGCTAGAATTTCTTCAATTGTTGACTCGAAATAAGTTTCAAGGCATTCAACCATTTCACTTCGTCTATCATCTGAAAGATATTGTGAATGATTACTTAACGTATTATGATATGATTTAATCTTAATCATTTGTTTAGAATGATTTTCCAGACCATATTTAGTTAGTATCTCTAATTTTAGCACATCAGCGATTGCTTCATATTCATGATGACAGTCAGAACATATAACAAGCACATCAAATGAGCTTTTAGATTTATAATTCATTGGTAAGTACTTACGATATTGAGTTGGAACTACGTGATGTTTTGTTAGTTCATCTTCATTTCCACAAACCACACACTTATTTTGTAATTCTAATTTATAGTAAGCTGTTTCAGCGTCACGCCTATCACCTTTACTCTTGAATGTTAGTCTAAAGTCCTTCTCATTCAGCATAATTGCTAAATCTCTATCTAAGTACCAATTCATTCTTTTGGTATCTACGTGGGCTAAAAACTCTTCTTTAATTGAATACATTTTATGATTTCCGTAAGGTTTTTTGTCTAAGTGATAACTTTCTTTTGCTCCCAATTATTTTGTATTTTTAGTTAAAACTCCCTTAAAAAAAACCCACACTTTTTGCATGGGTTTTATTTCTATTTATCTACTATCTATTAGTTGAATTCAACCGCTAACGTTAGCGTTGGAGTCCAATCACCATCACTGTAATCGTCAGCAACATCATTATACATTGTAAATCCTACATAGACATTACTTGTATCACTTAAAGATTGTCTTACACTAACTGTTGGTCCTAATCCGTAATAAGTCATAAAACGTCCACCGACATATACTGAGTTTTTAGTTTTTGATATTAAAGCAAATCGTGCCATAACATCGTACCATTCACTATCTTTAGTATCGCTTGCAAATGGGTCACCATTTCGTTGATAGAATCCATATGCTCTAAAGTCATCTCCAGTTGTGTAGTATAACATATATCCAAATCTAACGTCATTAGAAATACTTTCTTTACCAGCCATTACATAAGCAGTAAAGTTACCAAAGTTATAATACCCACCTAATAAGACTTGACCGTAGCTATACGCATCATTTCCTTCAATTGAAGCATAATCCGTGAAACCGAAACTTTCAGTTATTTGGAATTGACCAAAATGAGTAAGTGTTACCACTGGGTCACCCAACATTTCTTTGTCATCATAAAATCTCACATCGTTGTCGAAATAAGAATAATTTTGGGCAGAAACTGCCACTGTAATAAATAAGGCAAAAAAGCCTAAGATTAAATTTCTCATAAGTTATTGTTTTAATTATTGTGCCTAATTTTTTAGGACTTAGTTATTTTGCCTGAAGTTTTCAGGACTTACTTATTGGATGATAAACATCCGATATAATTGTTAGAAAAAACTAACAATTAAATGCGTTAAACTTCCCATAATAATTGATACGATACCATTAAGAACCAATACAATTAGTACTGGAATCCATAAGTACCCTTTAAAAATACCTAACATGTTATTTAAAAAAATGACACTTCTTTTATAAACGTTATGTTTATCAGCACCACTAAAATTTGCCACACCACTTACCACCTCTTGGTAATCTCTTAAATCTGACCTTTTCCAAAGGTAGAATAGATACTGCGCCAAAGATAACACTAAAAAATATATTAAACTATACATATTTCATTTTTTAATTAATAGACATCATCGTGTCTTCAATTTGTTCTACAATTTTCATAAATTTTGGGTCTCTTTTAATACCCTTTCTATTAAATGGTAACGCAATATCATAATGCATTACAAATTTACTAGGTGCCGTACCCATAATGTATATGTCATCTGACAAGTATACAGCTTCTTGGATATCATGCGTTACAAAGATGATAGTTGGATTTAATGTCTCATAGATAGTAACCAACAAATCTTGCATCTGCAACCTTGTCTTAACATCTAATGCACCAAATGGTTCATCCATTAACAATATGTTTGGACTCGCTACAAGGCTTCTTGCAATCGCTACACGTTGCAGTTGACCACCTGATAAGGTTGGGTATTGAGCGAACTTATCTTCATGTCCTTCAAGACCTACCAATTTAACCATTTCCATTGCTCTCTCTTGACGTTCTTTCTTATTAATACCTTGAAATTTTAATCCAAGTGCAACATTTTCAAGAACTGTTAACCATGGAAAATTAGAGTATTTTTGAAACACCATCCCTATCTTAGGGCTTTCAGTTATTGGCACTTCGTCAATTAGAACACTACCACTAGTCGGTTTTGTTAATCCCGCAATCATTCTTAGGACAGTTGATTTTCCACAACCTGAAGGTCCTAGAATCGTTTTAAATTGTCCTTGTCTTTTACCGTTAACAATATTTTCATTTCGTTCAATTAAGAAGTTGAAACCTTCTATGATTGTTTTCTTTTTATCACCTAGACCGTAGGATTTTTCAATCCCTCTTAATTCAATTATGTCTGGCTTTGCTAAATCGTTTATAAATTCCATATTACGCTTTGGTTAAGTGTTTATATGGGAAGATTAATTTATCAGCCCATGTGAATAATTTATCTTGGATGATTCCGATTACAACTATAACAATTAAGAGTGCGAATACTTCTTCGGTCCTACTTTGTCTTGCTGATTTGAATATCATTGCTCCAATACCACCTGTACTATTCACCATTTCTGCAATGATAATGTACGTCCATGAAATTGCTACGATAACTTTAATGTCATCAAATAACTTACTCAAAACTGCTGGTAAGAATACATGTTTAATTATTTGCCATTTAGTACCGCCTAACGTTTGAGCCGCTTGTACATATACTTCTGAAACTTGTGATATTCGTTGCACTACGATTGGTAATAAGTAAACCATAATACCAAATGCTAAGAATTGTACTTTCATGTTATCTTGAATCCCGAACCAAACAATGAATAAACCTGTTAAAGCCGTTAAGGGGATGAATCTACTTGAATCTACATACTTAGATAGTAATGCTCTAAAGAATGGAAATAAACCTATTATAAACCCTAATGGGATTGCTATAAGCACAGCTTGTATATATCCTAGGTAATTAAGTTTTAATGAATAAAGAGTGTTCTTAATCAAAAACTTGTCAAAGTGTAAAGTTTTAAATGATGCCAGAACATCTACTGGATTTGGTAGGATTGACTTTGATACTAGACCACTACTGGTAATACCATACCAAGTCAACAATATTGCTATAAGTCCACCAAAACCAATTAATGTTTCAGCTTTCTTTGATAACTCACCTCTTAATTTAAAATATTTTTTCATATTTAAGATTTAAAAAAAAAGCGTGAGAGGGTAGACAGATGTCACGTAATCTCACGCTTTTTTAATGAATATATCTACTCTGAAATCAATTCAAAGTCAGTCCTTCTGTTTTGTGCTCTACCTTCGGCAGAACCATTTGATGCAGTTGGGTAATCAGGACCATTCCCTACTACTACAAATCTGTTTCTATCAAAACCATGCTCATTACTTAAGTAACTTGCTACAGCTTGCGCTCTACGTTTTGATAATGTTACGTTACCTTGATAGCTACCAGTGTTATCAGTATTACCTGAAATTCTAATTCTAGCGTTAGCAAAGTTTTGTGCGATTTCTAAAAATTCTCTATCAATTTTATATTTAGAGTCTTCTGATAATGTAGCACTACCAGTTGGGAATGATACAGTTACTTGTTTAGTTGATACCGCAGTTGTAAGTTTGGTGTCAGCCATGGTTACTGTTGGTTTAGTGAATTTAACACTTCCCTCAGCTGAATTAGCACTACCAGTTAAAGTGATACTTCTAATTATATTAGGATTACCTACTGTTCTCCAATATGTATTTTCACTTAAATAACCAACTTGCTTATATTTTTGAGACATTTGAGCATATATTTTCTCTCCTGTTACACCGTTAAAGTCAGGGTTCAACCCGTAGTAATTAACGTTATCTCCATATGTAGTTAACCTAACATTGTCAATAGACCCTAGTGCATCGCTTTCACTGATGTTAAGACCAGACGCTAATATTTGAACTGCTTTGTTTTTAGACCCAGCATTTGTGTTAATTTCACCCGCACCAGTTAACCAACCAGTTACTAATTGACCTAACTCAGCCTTGTGACTATTAACGAAGCTCTTTTTAGCGATAAACATATCAGCAATTATATAAGATGCTTGTTTAGTTGATTGAAGGATTTTAGAACCTTTTACTGAATTCACACAACTAATATCGTCAGGTGACCATACTACAGCCGCATCAACTTGTCCATTTTTGAACATATCAGCCGCATCGATTGCGTTAGATACTTCGATTACTGTTAAGTCAGTTTGTTTAAGACTTCCCGCTTCTAATAAGTTTAGGAAGAATGTATGTGATGGTGTCATAGGTGCTACCGCAATGGTTTTACCTTTTAAATCATTCACTGTTGTAATACCTTTACGTACTACTACTGCATCACCACCTCTAGACCAATCTGATTGGAATATAATTTGTGGTTCAAATTCTTTCAAACCTGGAGCTTCCGTTGAGAATGAGCCAGTGGTTGCCCATAGTAAATCGATATCACCTGATTTCCAAGCCGCTCTTGATGCATTAAAGTCATCAATAACTTCAAAGTTTACTAAGAACCCATAATCTTTATAGAATCTTGAGTTTGTATTAGCATCGAACCCTTCGTTGAAATACTGTCCTCCGACATATCCACCCCAAGTTACAACACCTACGTTTATTGTTAGAACGTCTTTAGGTACGTCCTTATTTACCTTTCTAGTTGAACTAGTTGTTTCGGAATTCGAATCTTCATCTGGAAATACAGATGCGAAGTTCAAATTGTCCGTTGACCATAGGGCGAATAACGCTCCTACTGCAATCAATAATACGATTGCGATTTTTCCTGATGGTTTAATTGCTCTTGCCATAATTACTGTTTTTTTTAATGTTAATTAATATTTAAATGTTACTTCTATGCAAATATATAACTTTTATTTGGTTCTACCAAACTTTTAATTAAAAAAGTTTGTTTTCCCCATTTCTTTTTGCTTTAAAGGTTGCGTATTGGTAGGGGTTTTATCTACTAATACTGGTTCTGGTTTCTCATTATCAGCGTGCATTTTAGCGTCAATCACTTCTAAGTAATCAACAGAACCTTGGTTAAGGAAGTTTAAAGTGTCTTGACCTTCCCATGCTTCTAACATAGCTAAACCTTCCATTTCAAATACTTCATTGTCTAAGTCAACCCCATCCATAAAGTTTTGTGATAAGTCCATGAATCTCTCCATTTCACCCATTTTCGCCCCTAAGTCTTCTACTACGAAGTCTAATGCTCTATCAAACATTTGTGCTTTGTTATCATCACCAGCGATAATACTTTGTGCATGTTTCATCACTCCATAACTAGCATGTATAACTTTACGCTCTCTTTCGATAGTTTCTACTTGGTCATCAACATCTTCAATCATGATACCAGAGTAGTAGTACATCTTGTCCATTTTCTTATATAAGCCTTCAACCTTAATTAATAAATCTACTAATTTCATAGTTGAATTTTGTCGTCTTGCAGCTTTTCTTGTATTAAGATTAGTTCTAGCTTGCATTCTTTTATCTTCCGATTTTGATGCAACTGAAGCTTTAGTCATTAAAGTTGATATCTCAGTTTTATTATCCTTGATATCACGTTTTAATTTCCCAATCTCTTGTTTAAGCTTTCCTAATAAACCATTCATTTTACTACGTTTGTTATTAAGTTCACTAACGTAAGTTTTCATAATTCCAATTGGGTCTATCTCAATGAATATTGAAGTTGCTTTTTCCATCAGTCCTTGATAAAGGAACCAGATTAAGTTTCTAAATTTTTTGTCAGTTAATAACCACGCAATGGCGAATAAACCAAGTCCCATAAAGACAGCAGTAGTTAAGTTTGACATTGCTAACGCTAACCACGCAGCATTCTTAAGGATTAACCATCCAGCTCCAAATACTAAGGCTCCTATACCTACCATACCTACAGTTCCTTGTGGTTTTTCCCAAAAGCTTTTTAAAGGTTTTAAATCTTCTTTCATAATTATACGGTTTTAGTACCAACTAAATGTGTTCCGATGTTGGCGATATCAGTGTTAATATTATTTTTTACTAATTCAATAGTGAAATCCCAATTAGCTTTTACGCTATTAAGTTTGTCTTCTTCAACGTCTTTCTCATTCTGAAGACCTTGTTGCTTGTTTTGACTTTCTTGAATCTCTAACTCAAGAGCTTCGATTTCTTTAGTCATTTTTCCTTGTAATTCATCCTCAGCTTCAATCGCTGATTGTCTTCCATGAATTTCAGTAGTAATTTTGTCGTTGAATTGATTTTCGAAACCATCATGTTCTTTATTTACTAAATCTAAATAAAAATTAGCAGTTTCTAATAAATGGTCAACCGTTAAGTTAGGTGACATTGCACATAATGCGGAGAATGAAGCGTTTAATGCTTGAACATCTCCCATGTTTTTACTAAGTGCTTCATAGGTTTTTCTGAACTCGTAATAATCAGCACCTTCTAAATCATTTTTCTTGATTTCTTCTTGAAGATGATTATAAAATTCTTCATTAAAACCACCTCTTACGGTAGTTGTGCTAGGTGTAATAGATTTGCTTCTGAACTTTTCAGGTACAGTAGTCTCAAAATCTAATGTTTGTGTTGGAATACCCTCAGCTTTTGCTGATTCTTTTTTCGTTTGTTCCACAACAGTACCATTCTCTGGCACTTCTTCTGAAATTAGGTTTAAGAATTTATTAAATAAACCTCCTTTTTTTTCTGACATATTATAGTTTTAAATGTTATTATTATGCAAATATAAGGAAAATAATTCAAACTACCAAACTATTTCCCATTTATTTTTTAATATCCCATCTTTTTTCCTTCACCTTTTAGCTTGTTAGCTATGGTTACAGCCTGTAATTTCTTTTCTAAAACATCGTTTCGTCTCTTGATATCAGCAACAATCTTATCTAAATCTAATGGTAATTCTAAGATTTCTGACTTATTTTTAACGTCTTGGACAATTTCATAAATAAATGCACCAGTCATACCAGATTCTTTAAAGAACTTCACCAACTTAACATCAGTTAATATTGAAACATCACCTTCAGTTACATTACCGTATTTGTTATTTAGACTTTTTAATGATTTCTTTATGATACCCTCGATATTATCATGTGTTAACTCATCAAAGAATAAAACCTTATCAAATCTACCTGGTCTTTGAGCCGCTAAATCAATCAAATGTGGTGCGTTTGTACTCGCAATAACCCCAACATTATCAGGTAATTTATCCACACCATCTAGGATATCTAAAAATGCCCCTAGTAATGGACTATATGAACCATGATTTCTATCACCTAGATATAAATCAATATCATCTAATATTAAAACACATGGTGCTAATATTTTGGCTAACTCAAATTTCTCTTTTATAATCTTACAAATGTTTGTCTTGATTATAGTTACACCTTTCTGATTTAAAATATTACTTACAGCTCGTGTTAGTTCAGTTTTCCCAGTTCCTGGAACACCACTCAACATATACCTTGAAATGACATTTTTCTTTTCAAATAACTTAACATACATATGTAAATCTTCCATCAAATCATCAGGTAAGAATACATCGTCAAATGAAATGTCTTTCAATTCACGTATTTTCCATTCAAGATATTCATCGGAAATTGTTAAGTAACTTCCCTTTAGATTTGAAGAATCTATAGCTAACTTGAATAAATTATCATAAGCTACTTGAGATTTAATATTATCATCATCTAAACTTGATAATCTAATAATATTTCTAATTTTACCACCTTCTTTAAAAGCTAGTAAAACAAATGATACATCGTTACCGTTAAGGTTTAGTAATACCGAATATTCAAAAACCATCGGTGGATGGTCAGGAAGATAATCAATGTAGGTATTATCATTGTTTAAAATACCTTTAAACATAACACCTTTAAAAGTATCACACCCTTCATTGGTTCTCTTGTGACTTAGTAAATTAAAAAAACTAAAGAAAATAGCCATGATTGGCTTATTAACTTCGTCATAAAAACTAATCTTTGATTTGTAATTATTCTTACTGGTAATCCCTTCATCAAAAAGATTTTCTTCACCAACCGTAATTCCTTCACCGTAATCCTCACGATGCGTAACTTCATTTTCACTTACCTCTTTATCATAACCAGTGTCTTCACCGTTATATATTGGAGCACTTGGAAAAGCCGTCTCATTTGTTTTTGAATTCATATTGTTTTAGTATTTTGGGTAATTATACTATTTAAAATCCACACTACCAAGTAAAATTTCAACTTTATTCAATATTTCTTTTTGTGAATAATGTAGGAACTCTCTTGCAAATTTCAACGTCTCCCACTTAGTTATGTCATTCTCAGGTAAGTTAGCTCCCGTTTCCTCACAGTCAAATCTACTTTTACACCATAAATTTAAATCCATTTCGGATAGTGGTAAGTCAATATAAAAGAAATGCGCATTTAAACGCTTTTTACGTCCATAATTTCTACTACCCATATCTCTATAAATTGTTTTATTAATAAACAATTCTAAATCAAGATTAGTTTCTTCCCAAACCTCTCTAATAGCAGCTTCCTTCGAGGTTTCATCGTCATCAGTTAACCCTTTAGGGATTGACCATAGTGTGTTCACATGATTCGTTGGATGTGTTATTAAAATATTTCCTCTCTTGTCTATAATGTATGCTCCGTTTGTTATTCTCATCTTTTACCTTCTTTAAACGCTTCTTTAGTTTTATTTGAAAACATCTCCAATGCATTCATATTTAAATTCCATTTTTTAAGATATTCTTCCATTGCCCCATATAAGTCGGACATTTCACATAATATCAATACTGAATCGTCTTGCCCAACTGCATCTTGTAATTCTTCGAATTCTTCTCTTATCTTAGAAAATTCACCTATTTTACCCTTTTTTATTTCTACTTTATGATATCCCATGTGTTATTAAATTACTTGTTCTTGGTTCGGCACAACCTGTACCATAAATCCACTAAATCAAGATTAGTTTCTTCCCAAACCTCTCTAATAGCAGCTTCCTTCGAGGTTTCATCGTCATCAGTTAACCCTTTAGGGATTGACCATAGTGTGTTCACATGATTCGTTGGGTGTGTTATTAAAATATTTCCTCTCTTGTCTATAATGTATGCTCCGTTTGTTATTCTCATCTTTTACCTTCTTTAAACGCTTCTTTAGTTTTATTTGAAAACATCTCCAATGCGTTCATATTTAAATTCCATTTTTTAAGATATTCTTCCATTGCCCCATATAAGTCGGACATTTCACATAATATCAATACTGAATCGTCTTGACCAACTGCATCTTGTAATTCTTCGAACTCTTCTCTTATCTTAGAAAATTCACCGATTTTACCCTTTTTTATTTCTACTTTATGATATCCCATTTGTTATTAAATTACTTGTTCTTGGTTCGGCACAACCTGTACCATAAATCCACGTTAAAAATTCACACTTCCTTATTCCATAAGACCCCAACTCAATGTTATCTAACATCAAATCATAACCATCATTAGTTTTTAATGGGACCACGGATTTACTCACATAAGTCCTAAAAAATTCTAAAGCATGGTTAATCATTGAATCTAATGATGAATCTGAAACATCATCAGTGATTATCAATTCATTCTTCATGAAATATTTTGTATGTGTGAAATCAAATGGGTCATTACGTAAACAAGGTGTTAACGTTTGAAATTTACCCTTAGGAAGATATTGCTTTAAATAAAGATATAAAAAACCTTGTTCACCACTTGCGATAAAGTTCTTATTTTTATTAGGTATGTGATACTTAATTGCAGTTTTGGGTCGTGTAATAGCATCAACATAATCAGTTACTAGCCAAGGAGTTTCTATTCGAGTATAACCACAATCTGTATAATGAATTATTGATTCGTTTAGTAAGTTATAATCTATCATTCCCACCACTTTTTAATTTCTTCCTTAACTATTTCATTACTATACATAACCAATTTCACTTTTAAATTCATTTTGTTAGCTAGGTCAATCATATGCTTAGTTCCCTTAGATTTACCATCCCAGAATACTATCAACGCATCAGCGTATTCAGCCATTTCTTTATTTCTAATAAAGCCAGCCGCTTTCCCCAATTCATCCCAACTTGCTGGGTATTGTTTTAATGAATGTCCCGCAAATTTTGCAAACTGTTCACCTAATTTATCCGCACCTTTGCAAGTACCAGAAACAATTTCAACGTTTCTCTTATTTTTTAGCATGTACATACAAACCTCTGACAACTTTCTGAAGTTATCGAAGTCTCTACCACCAGCAATTATTACTCTGTATTTTTCTTCCATTATGTATGGTATATTCTAGCCTTGTTGAATTCTATCACTGGAGTATCCACAAGGGCGTAGTCAGCAACGATTTCATCGACTTTAGTCATATCATCGATATGTTTAGTTATTGTATCAGTGAATAGGGTGTTAGACCCTTCAATTTCAGCTCCTGTTGCTGGAACGCAAAACATCATAGCTTCCTCTAATTCAGAAATAATCATTCCAGTGTAAAACCCTTTCAATCCATATTTTAATACGAACTCATCTGCGTTACACCAAATTGATACAGTATATTTTTCTCTTAATAAGTAAACCCATTTAGATTCAATAATCAATCGACCATATCCGATTAATCCATATCCAGTACCATGTCCCATCATTATGATTCGGTCATGCTCCTTTAAAGACTCAAATATCAATCTCTTGGATGCGTTTTCGGTTATTACAGTCCAATCCTTACCCGCATAAATCGGTTTAAGAAATTCGGTAGTTGGGTCGTATGGATGTATTACTAATGTTTTCATGTCGCAAAGGTACTAAATAAAAATAAGACTACCAAATAATTGATAGCCTTATTTCATAACATTTAAAAATTAATTTGCATATCAAATATACTATTTATATTCCACTTAAACAAGTTTATTTGATATTTTTTTAGGAATTTCACCTTTTAACTATATTTTTTTTATAACCATAAAGCACTTCCATGCTTTTCATTCTTGAAGAATCACTTGTATTGAACATCACATCGTCCATTGTAAATTCACAAGGATGTGTGTATCCACTTGCATTAGTTACTTCAAGAATATCTTTAACAAGGGTTTTAATGAATAGACCAACCCTCTCAGATTTATCTTTTACATTGAAACCTTTCTCTAACCACCATTTGTGTGTGGCAATACCAGTAGGACAATTTCCAGTGTGACATTGTTGCGCTTGAATACAACCCGCAGAAATCATTACTTCTCTTGCTATATTGATTAAATCCGCTCCCATTGCAAATGCAACTGCTGCTCTTGTTGGGTGACCCAACTTTCCCGAAGCTATCCAAGTAATTCTATCTACTAAATGATATTTTTGAAACGTTTTATAAACTTGTGCAAACCCATCTCTTAGTGGAAGTGACATGTTATCGGTAAACGCAATTGGTGCGGCTCCAGTACCACCTTCACCACCATCAATTGTTATGAAGTCTGGACCTTTGTGTGTGCGATTCATTAAACTAGCCAAATCATCCCAAAAAATCATCTTTCCAACTGCCGATTTAATACCAACTGGTAAACCAGTTTCGTTAGCAATATCTTCAATCAGATTTACCATATCGTGTACATTATCAAAAGCACTATGATATGAAGGTGAATAAACTGTTTCACCAACTTTTACACCTCTTGCTTTTGCTATCTCTGGTGTTACCTTATTCGCTGGAAGTATTCCACCCTTACCTGGTTTTGCACCTTGCGATAACTTAAGTTCAATCATCTTAATATTTGGATTAAGATTAACAAGCATTTTAAGCTTCCACATATTAAATTGTCTATGACCATTTTCATCTGTATCCCCACAACCAAAGTAACCTGTACCTATATGGAATACAACATCTGCCCCATTACCATGATATTCGGGTGAATATCCACCCTCACCAGTATTATGGTAAGCACCAGCAATGTCTGCTCCAATATTATTTGCCGTAGTTGCTTTTTTACCTAATGACCCATAACTCATTGCTGAAATATTAACAACAGATTTTGGTCTATAAGGTTTATCTCTACATGAGCCTATTATCTTTGCACTTGGAATTGTTGTTACATTATCATTTTTAACTGGGAATACAGAAGTTTTAAGAAAGAAATGTCCTGTTTTGTTAAAGTCAGCGTCAGAACCAAACCCAGTTAGATTATTTTCACCTTTAGAAGATGCGTATATGTAATTTCGCCAAAGTCTATTAAATGGGGTTTCTTCTCTATTACTAGCTACAATGTATTGTCGTAATTCTGGTCCAATCTTCTCTAAAATGTATCTAAGCCTTCCAATCAATGGGAAGTTACTCATTATAGCATGTTTCTTATTGAAGATGTCATAAATAATGAGGTATATGAGGTATACAAAAATTCCTAAAACTATCAATCTGAATATTTCCATAATATGTGTTTTTATTTATGCAAATATACAATAATTAATTCAAACTACCTAGTATTTTATGTTTTAAATATATGTTTTAACAATTCACCCTTCCTAGCTTCTTTTCTAATTTCGTTTAATTGAATATTAGAGAGTACCCCAAGTGGGTCACCAGTAATTTTTTCAGCACCTTGCCTCAAAGCCCATTCATAATCCAATAATTGGTCTGGATGGTATTTGGTTCGACAATAAGGGCACTGCTCCCAATCTAATTTCCCACCGCTTAATTTAGAACTTCGATACATAGGCATATTACGTCTCGATTTACAAGACTTACACCCACATACCCAATTCTTTAAACATTTAGGACATTCCATTAGTGAATCTCATTAATATCACTAGGTAATGGGATTCGAGCACATGGATTCTCATCAATAATAGTTGGACCGTTTTCGTCAACCATAGCTATTTCACCGTTAATTAATTGGACACCAAATGGAAGTGGAACTTCAGTGAATTCGTCTGATGCAATATAATCCAAATCAGTTACGTTTTTTACTTCGTCTTCAGTGATTAGATATTGTTCAACAAATTTATCGTAACAAAGCCCAGAAACTTTATCTTTAACTTTGAATACATTGATTACCACTACTAAGACTCCAGCAGTTTTTGGTAATTCATATGTAATTGTGGTAAGTTTTTTCAACACCTTTTTATACGCAGAATAAGCTTCATCGTTTGTTGGATAAGGTTGGTCGTATAGGTGCATTGCATCGGTTGCTAAATAGTTAGCAATTGCTTTAAGTTCTTTTTTGTTTGTTTTTCTTGTTCCTTTAATTGGTTTCATATATAATTTTTTGTTTGTTAATAATGATAATTTTCGTGCTTATATCTTTTCTTACCTACTAACCATCCATAGTATGCCATACCATATAAATGTTGAAGCACTGGGCTAGAAAACATATTTGGTTTAATATAACCACTTGGGTCAGCTTCTTTACATTCAAGATTAAACTCTTGATTTGCTAATGCTTCGTTATAAAGTCTTTTTACCTCTTTATTCATTAATCAAGGTTTTTTTCATTACAATGAACCGATAAAGTATCATCATCTATCTTATCAATAAAATGTGAAAATAATGCTTTTAAAGAAGTCATTATTTTCATTCTTAAATCTACTAAATCATCGCCTTGTACTACTACAGCTTTATAATCTACTGCCCACCCAATATATTTACCATTAGGGAGTTTTACGTAATCTACTTTTATACTACTTTTCATATATTTTATTTATGTAATAAATCGAAATAGTCTTCAGCACCGCCATAAGACTTCGTTAGTTTATTAATATCTCTATCTGCTTTTAGGTACCATCCATGTACGGTCATTAATCTTGTTGTGAAATCACCCCAAGCACCATATGGATAGCCAATTCTCTCTAAAGCTTTACTTATTGTGTATAGGTCGGCTGTTTGAAAAACTATTGCAACTAAATGAACAACATCTTTGATTGAATCGCAAGTGTCGTTTAATATAAATTTTTTTGAATTGTTTTTACTCACTTTACCTTCAGTTCTCATATGTTAATGTTTGCGCAATTATACTCAAAATAATCCACATAACCAAATTATGTATAAAATTTTTGTAAATCTTTAGCTACTTGAGCCAAGTAAGCTCGATATTCTGTACTCTGTTTATATTCATGACTTAACCACCTATCGTTAAATTGTAGCTCTTGAAGTATTTCAATATTTGTCTCATTTTCCGTCATAAGGCACTGACTTTTCCATAAATTCTTTATGGAATTTAGTTAAAGCTTTATCTGTCATGGTTGAAAGTAAAAATACTAATGTGGTTTTATTAGCATTTAGTTTCTCTGCGTGTTTCCATATCTCGGAAACTAATTTATGTCGTCTCATAGTTAATATTTTATTAGTTCAGGGTTTTCGTGTCTGTTACCTATTACCTCACACTCTAACCACCCTATTGAATCGATTAAGGGAGTTGTAACACCATCACCATATTTTATAAATCCACCACACCTAAACTCTACCTTATAAATAATTCCATTCTTATCTCGCATTATATCACCTTCATAGATATCAATTCTGTTTTTGTCTTGTATGTCTGTGAATTGCATCACTTCAAAGTGTTCATAGTCTTGTTCACTAAACCCAATAGGGTTAAGTTTGTTGTCTGTACTATGGGTAGCCTTCGCAAGGGCTAGTAATGCATATTCAATAGCATTATAAATCATAGTTTTCCTAGATTTCTCCCAAACTCTAAATTTAATATCTCTCATACTGCAAATATAAGACAAAAAAATAAGACTACCAAATTAATGATAGTCTTATTT